ATATATTATATTATATAAATTAAATATATGTAATTTCGAAAGGAGAAAAAAAGAATGTACGGTTATGTAGACGGCATTGATTTTCGCAATATGGAAGCGATGAAGTATTGGAGCTTTCCCAAAAATTATGCTCACGATAAAAATCAAGAGATTAAAAATCTTATCTTTTCGGGAGATTACTATGGCGCATTGAAGGTGGACGGTTATTACCAGAGACTTGAGTGTGATGAAGACGGTAATACAATGATGATTGCCCGTAATCGTAATGTTAAAGGTGAAGTCGTTGATAAGATTGAGTGGGTACCACAGATTAAGCCTTTAATGGACGCCCTGCCAAAAGGTACTGTACTACTTTGTGAAGTTTATCTTCCGGGCGATGAGGGTTCAAGAAAAATAACTTCTCTTCTTGGTTGCTTAAAAGATAAGTGTATTGCTCGACAGGAAGCGGGTAAGAAACTTCACTTTTATATTTTTGATATCTGTGCGTGGGCTGGTAAGAGCTGGATGCAGTATCCCGCAGAGAAAAGATTTGAAGCGGTAAACAGACTTCAAGAAACGCTTGGCGATATTCCCTATGTTGAATATGCGACTTACTATAAAGGTGTAGAGCTTTGGGATAAGATTGGAGAGTATCTTGAGTCAGGACGAGAGGGTGTAGTTATAACCAATAAATACTGTCCTATCTATACTAAGCGTACACCTGCGCGGCAGACCATTAAGATAAAGAAAGAAATTAACCAGACAATAGATTGTTTCTTTACAGGACACTTTACTCGCCCCACGAAAGTCTATGCGGGCAAGGAAATTGAATCTTGGAAGTATTGGGTTAATTCAAAAACTGATGAACGACTTCCCGAGGGAGAGCATTATCTCGAATATTATAAGTATCGTACTATTGAACCTGTTACAAAAGCTTATTACTATGACTGGGCGGCATCTCTTGAGATTGGTGTAGTTAAAGGAGATAAGGTTATACCGATTGGTCTTCTCAGCAATCTCACAGAAGAAATAAAGATGAACCCTGACAAGCACAAAGGTCGTTGCATTGAAGTCAGTTGTATGGAGGTCATGGAAGGAACTAACGGTCTTCGTCATGCAAAAATGGTCGGGTTTAGAGACGATTTGACAATTAAAGATTGCACCTACAATAAAGTGTTTGGAGGTAACGAGTAATGTCTAAAGATATATATAGCTCTTCCGATACTGCTTATGAACTTGGCTATCAGCGCGGCAAGAGTGAACGAATTGAAGTAGTTTATTATGATGTTGATGATCTTAACCCTGCGGCGCTTGATCGTTTGTATACACTGCAAGCGGAAAATATCGATAATCTTATCTATCTTCCCAAAGGCTCTGCTCTTAAAACTTTCAATATTACGCAGCTTCGTCAAGTTCGTGACCAGTTTGTCGATTATATCAATTATTTGATTGGAGAAAAGTTCCATGAAGACCTCGAAGGGTGAGCAGGCAATCGTTAATTTGTTGCGTAAAGGAGGACTCCAATTTGAACGAGAAAAGGAGTTCTCTGACTTACGCGGTGGGCGTTATCGTTATGACTTTTACTTGCCCGCACTGGGAGTTTTAATTGAATTTGACGGACAACAACACTTTAAACGAGTTGTATATTTTCAGAAGACTCAACGAGACTTTCTTAAAACTAAAGGACATGACCGACAAAAGAATAGTTATGCTCTTGCGCACGGATTATCGTTATATCGTATTCCTTATTGGGAGTTAGACAATCTCAAGAGCTGTCGGGATCTTTTTAAACCTGAATTTCGAGTGGTTACAATCTGGCATAATGATGATTTATGGCGGAAGTATGAAAATAGAATATAGTTTGTAACATCTGACTACTTATTTATGGAGACCCTAAGAAAAGGGGGAAGGTAGTTGGAGTTTTTTGAGGTGATAAAAAATCTTGGCGCGCTTGTGGGGCTTTTTCTTAGTGTAATGAGTGCTATCGGAGTTATAACTAAAATGCAGAATAAGCATTTTAAGCAGTTATTTGATGCACACTCAGCAGAGATAAAGAAAAATGACGAAAAGCAATCCAAGGAAATAGAGGAAATTAAAGTTGCTTTAAAGGAGCTTAATGGGAAGTTTGAAGAATTAGATGCACGATTTGCTCAGGTTCAAAACTTTTGTGCGGAAGATTGCCGCAATGCAATTAAAAACATTTACTATCAGTATAATACAACAAGAAAAATACCTTTATATGAAAGAAAGATGGCAGACTCGCTATATAAAATTTATAGTGAACAATTTCATCAAAATAGTTATGGTAAACTGTTGTATGAAGAGATATGTAAGTGGGAAATTGAAGAGAACGATAAATTACCTCTGTAAGAGGAAAAGAAGTCAAAGAAATTTGACTTCTTTTCTTTTTTCTCTTATAATTATAATAAGAGAAGTAAAGGAGAATAAATAATGGACAGAGATATTCTTATTTTAACTATTCTAAGCGTACAAGTTGGAATAGTTTTAATATTTTTTATAACCAGTTTAATCAGAAGTCATAGAAAAAAGAAAAATCTACAACTTCAAGACAACATTGAGTCTTCAAAGAAAATTAAAGAAGAACTTGATGAGCAAATAAAAGCAAAAGAAGTCTTAGATAAAGAACTTGCCAATACACGAAAAGAAAAGGAAAAAGCCGAAGTTGCCTTACAATGCGCACGGCGCCAGAAGAAAGAAGAAGCAAAATATAAGAAAGCTGAACTTGAGCGAGAACTTACAAGTTATAGTAACTATCTTTGGGAAAAAGAGAAACAAAAAAGAAAAGAACACACGGATAAATATGTAGAAGAGCTTCAACAATTAACTGATATTTATGACTCAATAGCGGAGCAACATAAATCCGAAGCGGACTTCGCCGCAGAAGAAGCGATGGAAATTATTTTGGCACTTCGAGAAGAAATTAATGACTATCGCGCACAATGTGACGCAATAAATGAGCAACGGCGTCAAGAGGAGCTATTAGAGAACGAGAAGGAATCTCATATAATACATTTATCTACTTTGGAAAAAGAAGATATTGATAGGCTTCTTGAGTTAAGCCGAACCTTTAACCAAAAGACAGTTATCTATAAATTGATATGGACGGCTTTTCTTCAAAAGCCTTTTAATGATATGATAAACGCACTCTTCGGTAATAGTGTGCCGCGCAGTGTCATTTATTGTATTGAAAATCAAAAATCTCATAAGAAATATATAGGCAAAACATCTGCTGAAATCTCAAAACGTTGGGCAGAGCATATAAAAACTTCGCTCAATATTGGTACAGTCTCAAAGCAAAAAATCCATGAAGCCTTATATGGCAATTGGAGCGACTTTACATTTACTGTACTTGAACAAGTTGACAAAGATAAACTCTCCGAACGAGAGAAGTTTTATATAGATTTATATCAGTCAAATATTTATGGTTATAATTTGAAAAAGGGAGGATAATTAAGTTTGGAACTTAGTAAAGCACAGAAAGAAATAGTTGAAACATCTCATAATAAGGTGGTAGTTATATCATGTGCTGCTTCCGGAAAGACTCGCGTTCTGACCGAACGAGTACGTTATCTTCTCGAGAATGGTGAGGATCCCGCGCAGATTGTAGTCATCACGTTTACTAACGCGGCAGCGGAAGAAATGAGGAAAAGACTCGGTGAGACTTCGGTTTTCATTGGAACGGTTCATTCTTATGCGAACAAGATTTTAACTTCTCATGGAATCAATACGACTTCATATATAGCAAAAGAGAATTTTGACGGGTTTTTCAATCTTATAAAGAAGAACCCCGTTGTTGTGTCTCCTGTAAAGCATTTACTCCTTGACGAGGCGCAGGATTCAAGTGAAATTCAGTTTGAGTTTCTACTTGATATGCTTAAACCCGAGAATTTCTTCTTTGTTGGAGATTACCGTCAGTGTATTTACGAGTTTAATATGGCTCGACCCGACCTGCTGGTCGAGTTGGCAAATAGCCCAGGAGTTACAACCTATCACTTAAATGAGAATTATCGTAATTCATCCAAAATTCTTGATTATGCAAAAGCACTTATTCGCAAGGCGGGAGATGAGTATTTTGACGATTCATTTTCAATGAGAGAGTCCGAAGGTATAGTTGCCCGCGCGGAATATGACCCTGATGTAATTGCCAATCTTATTTTGAAGAAGGGCAATTACAAGGATTGGTTTGTTTTAACTCGCACCAATGGAGAATTGGAAGCTATTTATACCTATCTTGAAATGAAAGGAATCCCTTGCGATACCTTTAAAAGAGGTAAGATTACTGAAGAAGAGTTCTCCAAGAAAATGGCCCAAGATACTGTAAAGGTTCTTACTATCCATACTTCGAAAGGTCTTGAGGCAAAAAATGTTGTTGTTATTGGTGCACGCGGATGGAACACCGAAGAAAAGCGTATACAATATGTTGCGGCGACTCGTGCTATGGATTTACTCCTATGGACAACTCCCGCGCCGAAAAGAAAGAAAAAGTATGTAGACTGGGAATAACGAATAAACGAGGTATCTTTTCTACTTGTATTGTAGAGAAGGTACTTCTCTTTATTTTTAAAATAGGAGGAAAGAAGATGGATAATTATGTCCTTGCTCAATCGTGGGCGCGAGCAAACGTGCAGGATCGACTATGGTATTGTATGACAGATGCTGATAAGACTGCACTGGCTCAAAATGAGAATATTGTCTTTGGTGATAAAGTTTATATCATTTCTACAAAGCAAATTTTTATTATGGGAAATGATGGAAAATGGTACGAAATGTGAGGTGAGAGCAAATGAGTCTTGATGTTATAACTCTGGCTCTTGCGAAATCGTATACCGATAAATATGGCGGCGGCGGTGGTGGAGACCCCGGAACCGGTGGCTACATCATAGGAGACGGCTTAAAACTGGAAGGTCGTCGTTTATCTGTTGATACGGCAACCACAGTGGATGAAGATAATACTAAACCGATTACCTCTGCGGCAGTTTTTACAGAAATCGGTAATATAAATACACTTTTAGAGACAATTTAGGGAGGCTAATTAATGAGCACACAAACTGAAATTACCAGACTACAAGAAGCGAGAAATAAGATAAGAACATGGGAAGTTGGTCTGGGAATCGCTACAAGCACAGATAAGCTTGATGAATTAGCAACAAAGGCTGCTGCAATTAAGAATCAAGGCGCAGTCGATGCAAACGTCAAAGAAGGCGAAACATATACAATACCCGCAGGTTATCACAATGGTAGCGGTACCGTTAAAGGTGTTGCGGGTGGTGGTAACTATACACTTCAAACAAAGAAAATTACTCCTACGAAAGAACAGCAATCAGTAGTTCCCGATGCAGGTAATTATGGTCTTTCTTCCGTAACAGTTGAGGCTATACCCGAAAACTATCAGGATGTTAGTGCTGTTACAGTTGTAGAAGGAGATGTCCGCGCGAATAAGGTCTTTATTAAAGCGGATGGCTCTACGGCAGCAGGTACTCTTGCAGACAACGGCGCAGTTACAAAGACACTTGACGCAACCGCTGATAATCAATCCTACACTGTACCCACAGGCATACACAATGGTAAGGGCACTGTTTCGATAACTCTCGAAGAGAAGGCAGCGACTCCTACAAAGAAGGCACAGGATATTACTCCTACCGCAGGAAAGGTTCTCAGCAAAGTTACTGTTGCTGCAATACCCGCTGCATATCAGGATGTTACTGGTGTTACCGCAGAAGCAGCAGATGTACTTACTGGTAAGAATATCGTAGGTACTGACGGTAGTGTTATTGAAGGTACAATGACAGATAATGGCACTGTTACCAAAACTCTTGATGCTACTGCTGATAACCAGTCATTTACAATCGCGGCAGGTCACCACAGTGGTGAAGGTGCGGTTACTATTGTTCTTGAACAGAAGACTGCTACTCCCACCAAGACCGCGCAGACAATCACTCCTACCAAGGGTAAGGTCCTTGATAAGGTTACGGTTGCAGCCATCCCTGCTGACTATCAGGATGTTACTGGGGTTACCGCAACAGCCGCTGATGTTCTTGTCGGTAAGAAGATAGTGGATGCCGAAGGTACTGTTATTACTGGTACTATGGCTGATAATGGTGCTATTACTGCAACAATTGATGGTTTGACTACTACTTCTTATACAATTCCTGCGGGCAAGACTTCTGGCGGTACCATATCGCTTACTAATGATATTGAGATGGCTCTTGCAGCCATATAAAGTCAAAATTCAGGAGGTTAAAGGATAATGGCTACAATTGCGCCAGCAGATTCAAAGATAGGTCAGCAAATAGCGAGAATAACAAATGCTAAAAAGGCACTTGCGGATTATTTAAAGGATAACACTGATTTGGCTACTGAGAATATGTCAATAAACGAGTTAGTAGAAGCAATACTGGCGCTTATTGGACAGAAAGGAGCCTATAATATAGTACAGAATTTGCTCGATGATGGAAATTCTGAGCTGGTAATTACGGATGCAAGCGGATCAAATGCCAATGAGCTTGATAGCTTAATAACAAGAGAGATTAGCGGGGCTTATACGAATGATAGAGTTACACAAATTGGTGAATATGCTTTTGCAAATTGCACTGAAATAACAGACATTAATCTTCCAAATGTCATAAATATTAGCTATAATAGCTTTCGTGGATGTACCAAACTTAAAGCCATAAGCCTTCCTCATTGTCAAGTCGCAGGTGGTAGCTCCTTCTATGGCTGTAGCAACTTAGAAGCTGTGTCATTGCCTTCATGTCATACTCTTGGAACTGGTGCACTTGGTAGCGCTTTTTGGGGATGTAGTAAATTATCTCAAGTAAGTTTACCGTTGGTTACAACTATAATGTCTTTTACTTTTAGAGATACTGTTATTCAAAAAATAGATTTCTTATCTGTTAATAATATTGAAAGTAGTGCTTTTATTTACGCTCGACAGTTAGATACCTTAATTTTAAGAAACTCAAATGTTTGTGTTCTTAAAAATATTGATGCTTTCGATAGTACAAAAATCGCCGCTGGCACCGGCTATATTTATGTTCCCGATAATCTTGTAGACTCTTATAAAATCGCAACCAACTGGGTAACTTTTGCCAACCAGATTAAACCCATTTCAGAATTGGAGGGAAGCTAATATGATAAAAACTGAGACACTTTCAAACGGTCTTGTTCGCACATATAGTGACGAGAACAAAATGATAAAAAAAGTTGGTACAGAAGAAACTTATTGTGAAGCAGTAGACCTTCCAACTTCTGGCTATACTTATATAGAGACGGATGAGATAATGGAGTGTACTGATAGTGATGCACTTCGAATTATTGTCGGGGGTGTTGATGAATGAGCCTTGATACAAGTAAAACCGTTGAATCAGTAACTTACAATGGCGTAGCTTTTACTCTAAAAGGAGGCGGCGCAACAACTGCCTCCGAGGTAAGCTACACAAATGCAAACTTGGAAGGTGTTACAAATGCACAAGGCGCGCTTGATGCGTTGGTTGGTTCGAAAACTCAAGCTGAGACTGATATCGAGGCTCTTGGCAGCGCCATTGATTCGATGGACACAAGGGTCAAAAAGAACACAACGGATATTTCTACGCTCGCATCGAATCAGGAGGCATTTACGCAAGATGTTGATACTCTTAATACCCAGTATACAGCGTTAAATGAAAAGGCACACACGCACACTAACAAAGATTGTCTTGATAGTCTTTTTGTTTCTGGTAGCGGAGAAGATACACAACTTGGTTATCGATATGGTCATTTAAATACGCAGCAACATTTAATACAAATTGTTCCAAAAATAGAGCCTCTTAGTTCTTCAATTCAACTTGATAATAACAAAACATATCAAGGAATACCAGTGGGGGGTGCCTCATGTACTGTCACTTTTCCCGAAAATGTCCTTGACACATATATGTCAGAACTTTCCATAAAATTTAATGCAACTCCCCAATTTAGCTATCCCACTGGCATTATTTGGAGTGGAATAGATATAAATAATGGGCAGTTTGTGCCAGTTATGGATAAATATTATGATATTATTTTTTGGAAAAACTCTTTTGGTTTTAATGCCGCTGTAAGAGGTGTTTGGGTGTGAATTATCTTGAAGAAAAACGAAAAACAATAATAAACGAACTTGATTACAGATTGCCCAAAGGCTATACTCCTGTTGAGTATATAGAATCAACCTCTCATAAACAATGGTTTGATAGTGGTATAAAAGGCTCTTATAAAACAAGGCTTTTGGGAGAATGGTGGTTTGATGCAAATACAATTGGTAACAAGTATATATGGCTTTTTCAAGGTGAAAATGCAATTGTGCAACATTCTTTAGGTCTTGGAAGGCTTAAAGGAGATTCGTGGGAATTTTCAAGTGGAAGTGCAAGAAATAATTTTACCGAGCCTGCTGAGGCTAAGTGTCGTTTTGTAGCAGATGTGACACCACAAAAGTGCATAATAAATGGAGTTACAAGGTCAACTCATGATCCAAATAATTTTACATCAAATCGTAATATTTTTCTTTTTGGTACAAGCTCGTCAACTCGTATTCGTGCTGATAAAGGTGACGACGGTCAAAAAAGAATATACTGGTTAAAAATATGGGATGGTCAAACTCTTGTACGAGACTTTCAGCCTTGCTTAGATTCATCGCGCCGACCTTGTTTATATGATAGAGTTTCGGCACAAAATTTTTATAACAAGGGGAGTTTAGAATTTGACTACAAATTATTATAAATTTATAGATGAAAACACTTTTCCAAAGTGCTTCGATGGCTGGTATGCTAAGGATGGAATGATAATAACTAATCCGCCCGCGGAAACTATCTTAGCTTTAGGGTATAAACCAATAGAAGAAAATGAATATCCGACTCTTGGGCCTGATCAGAGGGCGGAGCCATATTGGACGGAAGAAGAGACCGTAATTAAACAAAATTATCGAGTCATTACTGATGATGAGATTAATACTGATGAAGCTTTATTAATAATAACTGGTGGTGAAGCTAAATGACAAGAGCAGAAGCAGTAGCTTTTAGAAAGAAAATAGAGTCCGCGGCGACCTTGCTTCCGGACGAACAGGCGCTTGAGAGTATTGAACTTTTTCCTGCATGGGAACCAATTGCATACAATGTAGGTGATAGGTGTAGGTATAATGGTAAACTTTATAAATGCTATAATGCAATTACTGGTGGCGTACCTAATTGGACACCGGATGTGACATCCGCGCACTGGGAAGCAGTTGCAAAGCCAGAAGAAGAAGGTACTCTTAACAATCCTATTACGGCAGAAGTAGGTATGAGATATTATAAAGACAAGTATTATAAAGAGGGAGATAAGATTTATAAATGTACCAGAGACGATAGTAATGGTCAAGGTACGATTCTATATTATACCCCTTCTCAGCTTGTTGGACAATACTTCGAGGAAGTAAGCGCGTAAATCTAAATAAATAAACAGTCAGAGGAAAAGTTGATTTTTCCTCTGATTTTTTTTATAATATTAATAGAAATATGAGAAAGGAAAGAATAATATGAAGAAAAAAGATAAGTTTAAGACGTTGGAAGAGATAAAAGAAGCTTATCCGATTGGTAGCGTATTTGAGGAACGGGTGGAAAAAGTAAGAGGCTATTATTATGATGATAATGATTTAAGATGCTATTACTCAACATGGGGCAAAAGCAATGTAATTATTACCCCAGAGAATACTCTTTTAATTACACATAAAATTTATACTTATGTAAAGGGGTATATTTTTGATGGTAAGTATTGGTATCCTGCTGGATATGAGTGGGATGGTTGGTATGAATTGAAACATGACGAAGACGACGAAGAGGAGGACGATATATGAGTGAAGTTAATCAGAACTATAATGCAGATAGTATACAAACTCTATCTTTCCGTGATGCAATAAGAACGCGTGTTGCGATGTATATGGGCAGCGCGGATAATCAAGGTGTGCTTCAGTGCATACGAGAAATAATCACCAACTCAATTGATGAGTATACAATGGGTTATGGTAATCGTATTTTGGTCACTCTTGATAAGGACAATGTCGTTACAATAGAAGACTTCGGACGCGGTGTGCCATTTGGATTACGTGAAGATGGTATAGATGCCCTTGAGGCAATTTATACCTTGCCCCACAGCGGCGGAAAGTTCAATGACAAAACCTACCAGAATGTGGCGGGGATGAACGGTATCGGTGCCAAAGGTGTTGCGCTCTCATCAGATTTCTTCTTTGCACGGACCCGCCGCGACGATAAAGTAGCCACTTTAATATTGGAAAAGGGTATTAAAGTTGACCTTGAGACTCAACAGCAAAAGACAATAAAGTCTGGTACTTTCGTTCAATTTCGTCCTTCTCAAGAAGTTTATAACCTTGAACCCATTGATATAAAGTTTGAAGATATAAAGAAGATGTGCGAAGATTGGTCTTATCTTTGCAAGGGATTAACTTTTGGACTTATGAATAATATAACAGGAGAAAAAGTTACTTATTATTCAAAAAATGGACTTGTAGATTTAATGAAAGCTAAAGGTGGAAAGGCACTAAATAAAACACCTTTAAGCATTTGTTTAAAAGAGGGCGATATAACCGCAGAAATAGCTATGGAGTGGACTGATAGCCGTTCGGAAACCTCTTATGTCTTTACAAATGGACTTGAAAATGTTGAAGGCGGCACAAGTTTAACTGGTGTAAAAACTGCTCTTACAAACTTCTTTAAGAAAAAGCTTAAAGGTGAGGCTCCTCCCGAGGTTTTACGAAAAGGACTTTTCTATGCCATAAGCTGTCAAGTCCCAAATCCATCTTTTGCAAACCAAACAAAGACTAAGGTTAATAATCCTGAGCTAAGAGGATTGTGTCAGCGCGCGACTACACAAATGCTTGAAAGTTTTGAGCAACAGCACGCGGAGGAATTTCAGCGAGTTCTTGACCTACTTGCAAAAGAGCAAAAGGCTGAGCTTGCGGCGGAGCGTGCGCGAAAGCAAGTTCTTGAAGCACAAAAAGAGGTTGAAAAAACGCAGAAGAAAAAGTATATTGCAAGTGACAAGCTCAAAGATGCAGAATTTCTTGGGCAGAATGCTACTCTTCTTGTCGTTGAGGGAAATTCAGCAATGGCTTCAGTAGGAGTTGCGCGCGATGAAAAGTCATATGGTATTATGTGTATACGCGGAAAAACCATAAACTGTCTGTCTAATGATGAGGAGAAAATTTACCAGAACGAAGAGATTAAACTTCTCCTGAGCGCATTGAATATAGTACCGGGACATTATGATGGTCGAAAACTGAGGTATGGACGTGTCGGTATCTGTACGGACTCAGATTCTGATGGGTACCATATAGGTCTACTTTTGATGGCTGCATTACAGTACTTGGCACCGCAGTTCATTGAAGAAGGAAGACTTGGTTGGTTACGTTCTCCTCTTTATATCGTTAAGAATGGAAAGAACGAAACTTACTACTTCACCGACGAAGAAATGGATGCGGCACGCGGTCGTATATCAGGTATTGTCCAGAGAAACAAGGGCCTCGGCTCATTGACTGAGGAGCAAGCACACAATTCAATGTTTAATCCAGAATATCAGCGATTTGATATATTCCAGACCTCACCAGAGGCGCGCGATTTGTTATGCGCTCTTATGGGTAAAGATGTAGAACCGCGAACAGAATTTATTTTTAAGAATGTAGACTTTTCTACTATAAGAGAATAAGGTTAAAGCTAAGGGAAGGAAAATTGATTTTCCTTCCTTTTTATTATATAATATAAATAGATAAAAGAAAGGGGAGAAAGGTATTTGGAAGAGAAAACAGCACTTGATAAAGCGACTATAGAAGAGTTCTTGAGGGTTCCTGTTGCTCGGTTTTTTGAAAATGGTAAAGATTTGTGTCCACCAATTGCAGTAGGAGATGCGATTGTAAAAACGGCGGCGCTTGAACCAAACAAGAGCCAATATAATACAATGCATTGCCCTTGTTGTGAAGGGCTTGTCAATGAGTGGCATCATTATTGTCCCGACTGCGGGCAGAGACTTAACTGGAAGTATACAAGATTAAATAGGAGAGATGACAAATGGCTGATGTAGATAGATGTGTTTGTTGTGGTGAAATAGTCCCCGAGGGCAGAATGGTATGCCCGCAGTGTGAGTTTGAGTTACAGTCTAAACCAGATGTAGGAGCAGTTTTAGGCATTGAAGAAAAAATAGACGAGAATTTAATAAGTGAAGATTGGATAAAATTTTATAAAGTATGTCCTGCACTTTATGAGCTATGTGGGCTTCGCCTTACTTTTACTCAAAAAATAATTCTGCGTATTATAACATCCTATGAGAAAATAAGAGACAGGAGGAAAAGCAAATGAAGTGCTTTATATGTGGAGAAGAAGTCCCTCTCGACTTTACCCAAAAGGTTGCATGGACTTCTCAAGGTGAAAGCGTTTGCTGTGCCACCCATTCAGAAGAAGAGATACGAAATTTTCTTCTAAAAGACAAAGATTGTCCCTATTATCATTTAATAGGCGAAAATTTTGAGGGTAAGAAATATGGCTATTGCTATGGCATTAAGGATGCGCCATATGTAAATTGCCAAGGCAATCTTATTTTTTGTTATTATAATTATAAACAGTAAAAATTTGTTTTAATTTAAAAACTAAGCTATAATATTAAAAGAAATTGAGGAAAGGAGAGCTAAATGGAAGATTTAACATCAGTTATAAAAGAAAGTTTTATCCAATACTCTGGTGCTGTTCTACAGTCGCGCGCACTTGTCGATGCACGGGATTGTCTGAAGCCATCAGCACGTCAGATTTTTTATTGCCTATATACGGATAAATTTCTTCACTCCAAACCGATGAAGAAGACTCTCAAGGCAGTGGGTAGTGCGTCGAGAATGTATATCCACGGTGATGCAAGTTGCGTCGGCGTAATAATGCGTGCTGCGCAACCGTGGGCAATGAGATATCCTTTGATTGAAGTAGAGGGTGGTGTTGGACAGCCTACAGAAACAGGAAACTGGAGTTCGCCGCGTTATACGAGTTCTCGTTTAAGTGAGCTTTCATCTTATCTCTTTCGAGACATAGACAAAAATACAATAGAAGATTGGCGAGACAATTATGATGATACCGAACAGTATCCATCAGTCCTCCCCACAAAAGGCTTCTATAATATTGTAAATGGTAGCGCAGGAATTGGAATAGGTATGAGCAGTAATTTGCCACAGTTTCGTATACAGGATGTAAACGAAGCGCTCATTCATCTTCTATGGAATCCTGTTTGTAGTTATGATGATATCTATTGTTGCCCCGACTTTGCAACAGGTGGATATCTTCTCAACGAAGCTGCTGTAAAGGAAAGCCTTAAAAAGGGGTCGGGCGCGGCTTGTAAGTTAAGAGCTTTGGTTTCATATGATTCCAAAGATCGTTGCTTTATTGTAACCGAAGTTCCTTATGGAGTTTACACAAATACTATATGTGAACAAATCCATACAATTATTGAAAGTGACGAAAATCCCGGTATAGAAAGGTATAATGACCTTACAAAGCTTACTCCTTGTCTCAAAATCTATCTAAAGAAGAGTGCAAATCCAGACCTTGTATTAAGGTATCTTTATAAGAATACTTCTTTGGAGTATCATTATAGCATTAATTTGACGGTACTGGAAAATGGACGCTTCCCAAGAGTTATGACTTGGCGTGAACTTCTACAATCCTATATTGACCATCAGATAATTGTTTACATTCATGGACATGAATTTGATTTGGATAAAATTGTTAAGCGGCTTCATATTATTGAAGCTTTACTTCGTGCTATAGCTTCTATTGATGAAGTAGTTAAGATTATAAAAAGTGCGAAAGATACCAAAGAAGCATCTTCAAAACTTCAATCTTATCTAACAATAGACGAGGTTCAGGCAAAAGCAATTTTGGATATTAAACTTGCGAGACTTGCTCATTTGGAAATTACTAAGCTCCAAAGTGAACAGGCAGAACTTCTCAGAGAAAAAGCACGAATTGAAGAAATTCTTAATGACGTCAATTTACTAAAGAAAGAAATTGAGAATGATTTGCGCGTGGTCGCCGAAAAATTTGGTGATAGCCGTCGCACGAAAATTCTTAATCTTGGTAATGAAGACGAAACAATAGAGGAAAAGAAGCTTCTGATTTCTTTCACCAATCAAGGCAATCTATTTGCCCAAGAAAGTTCAACTCTCTATACCCAGAAGCGTGGTGGAGTTGGTACGAAGTTTAAGCTTAATCCAAAGGAATTTGTGGTTGATACTCTTTCGACGAATACAACAAATGAAATTCTTTTCTTTACTTCTAAAGGAGAGTTCTTCCATCGTCCCACTTCGCTTTTGCCTATTGGGGAGAAGTTTTCTACAATCTCTCTTGGTATAACTGGCGCAGAAAACATAGTCGCAGTTATGAGTTTGGACAAGAGTGATAAAGATAAAGATATTTTCTTCTTTACAAAAAAAGGACTTGTTAAGAGAAGCTCTTTTTCCGAGTACAAAATGAATCGTATTGGACTTCTTAAAGCAATCGAACTTAATGAGGGCGATGAAATTTGTTGTGCTTTTCTTGAAGATTGCGACAAAGTTGGCGTATTAACCGAGTTAGGGCAGTTTCTATACTGTAGCATAAAAGATATCCGCACGGTCGGAAGAGTCTCCAAAGGAGTTCGTTGCATTAAACTTAATGATGGAGATTCAGTTGTATCGGTACGCCCAATTCCAGTTGAGACCAAGTATCTTCTGTTTATAACTGGGAACGGATATACTAAAAGGACTCCCCTTTCTGAATTTGGACTTGGCTCGCGCGGAAACAAAGGAGTTAAGCCCCAGCGATTAACCGAATCCGATTATATGATTGATTTTCTACCACTTCAATTAAGCGATAAAGAAGTTACTGTAACAACGTCCCGCGCACAAATAAGTTTGGATTGTGGCTCTATTCCAAATCAGCTTAAAGATGCTCAAGGTGTAAAAGCAATTACTCTTAAATCTCTTACGGATTGTGTGGTAGGACTTTATAAATCTTAAAAATATTTATGTAAGTAAAGGTGAAAATATACAACTACAAATGTTTTTACATTCCTTGATGAAAATTAAAAAGTGAAAGTTTGATTTTTTTCTAAAATACTTATATAATATTAATAGAAAGTCAGAGATGACTTCGAATAAATTTAAACTAACTAATAAAAAGGAGTACAAACAAAATGAAACTTACTGAAAATGCATCCCTCGTATTCAACTATGTTAAGGACAATGGTGGCCGCGTCTCAATCCCCGAGCTTGCTACCGCTCTTGGCAAGACTGAGAAGTCTATCAATGGTACTGTCACCGCTCTTGGTTGCAAGGGTCCTCATGCTAAGGGTCTTGTCGATAGAGAGAAGGTCTCTGTTGAGGGTCAGGAGAAGCCCATCACTTATGTTGTTCTTACCGAGGCTGGTCGTACTTTCGTTCCCTCCGAGGACGCAGAGTAATTTTTATTTAATGTTGCCCGAGGTTTAACTTCGGGCAACCGAATAAGAACCATATTAACAAGGAGAAAAGAAAATGGCAAGCAGCAATGTAGTAGAAATTATAGGTATACTAAGCGAAAACAATCTAAAAGAGGGTTCTTATGAGAAGAATGGCGTAAAGAATGACTATATTAGTGGTTCTGTTACAGTCAAAGTTGTTCAGAAGATAGGCTCATCGGATAAAATTCTTGAGGTTCCTGTCCATGTCTTTGCCAATAAGCTCAAGAAAGATGGTAATGAGAATCCCGCTTATAAGCAGTGGCACGAAGTATTTGATTATACCTCTATTGCCGCGGCGGGTGGTGAAGACAAGGCTGACGCAGTTCGTATTTCTGGTCAGCTTGCAATGAATGAGTATTATGGTAGAGACAATCGTTTCGTGTCTTTCCCGCAGGTCAGAGGTAGCTTTATTCGTAAAATTCGTAAGGATGATATGAAGATGGGTGCTATCTTTGAGTATGATGGCGTTATCCGTCAGAAGTGCAATGAGGTTGATACTCAGGGTGTCGAGACGGGTAGACTTCGCATAAATATGTGCATTCCTCAGTGGGGTGGACTTGTTGATGTTATGCCTTTCTATGTTGAAAGTCCTAAGGCAATTGCATTTATCGAGGATAACTGGCAGCCGCAGGATACAGTTCCTTTCCGCGGTAAGCTTAATTTCTCAACTAAGACAGAGACCAAGATTATCGAGTCTGCTTTCGGTGATCCGGTTGAGAAGACTTCTACTGTTTCTATCAGTGAGCTTATTATAACCGGCGGTGATTTTCCGCTCGAGGTTGGTTATGATATAGAGAAAATTAAGGAAGGTCTTCGTCTGAGAGATGAGAAACTTGCGGCGGAAAAGGCAAAGACTCAGAACGCTCCAAAGACAAAAAAGGCTCCTGTAGCTGACTCCGCGGCCCTTGGATTTTAATTAAGGGAGGTAGAGAGTTATGGGAATAGATATCCTTAATATACAGCCGAGTGTTATTTCAAGAGACCTTAAAGGTAAGTATCTATGCATTTATGGTCCCGAGAAGTGTGGGAAAACCACTTTCGCGGCTCAGATGGACAAGAACTTGATACTGAGTTTTGAGATTGGCACCAATTTCCTGTCTGGTGTTCGCGCACAGCCTATTGAAAAGTGGGTTGAGTTTAAGCAGGTTCTCCGCCAGCTTGAACAGCCCGAAGCCAAAGAAATGTATGATACAATCACTATCGATACAGTAGGTGAAGCTTATACACTTTGTGAGAAGTATATTTGCTTGCAGAATGGTGTCCAGAAGATCGGTGAAATACCGTATGGCGGTGGCTACGCTGCACTCAAAAATGAGTTCGAGACGTGTCTACGTAAGATTACCATGATGGGTTATGGTATCATCTGTATTTGCCACAGTCAGATAAAGAATGAAGATGCTGGCGATGGCAATATAGTTGAGCATGTTTCACCGGCGATGCCCGCACGTGCGGCGGACATTGTAAACCGTCTTGTCGATATTATCGGTTATATTAATTGTGAGTGGGATAATAAGGGTAATTGTACACGTACTCTACTTACGCGTTCAACCCCGACTATTCTTGCTGGTTCTCGTCTACCCTATCTTTCACCGAAGATTCCCTTTGGATACAAAGAGCTTGTATCTGCTATCGGTGATGCAATAGAAGAGCAGGCGAAGAAAGATGGCGCAATATTGGTAGATAATCACTCTGCTGATATGAAGACTGAGGAGCGCTCTTATGATGAGATAAGAGCGGAAGCATTTGAACTTTGGAAGGCTCTTATTGAGCAGGACGAAGAAAATGCATCGAGAGTTCTTAAAAAGGTTGAAATGATTTTCGGTAGAAAGATGAAGCTTTCAGAAATAACCGAAGACCAGAAAGACCTCTTTGAGTTGGTTTGTGGAGAAATGAAATCTCTTCTTAAATAAATTCTTTCCTTTATATATACAGGAGCCGGCTTATTATGAGTCGGCTCTTTTGAATTTGCTTTTTTGAAAAAATTTTGGTATAATATATATAGAAAAAAAGTGAAAGTAGGTGTTTCTATTGGCAAGAAAATTAGGTATTGTTCATTGCCGCGTTTGTAATGGAGAAATAGATAGAAATACAACAGAAGAGGGAAAAGATTGGATAATGCGGTCCAAAGGATGGTTTTATCATACGGACTGTTACAATAGCTGGGTAGCAGAAAAAGACAACCTCCATGCCAGTAAAGGAAATGAAGAATGGCTTGACTACACTTGGGAGTTCTTAACAAAAGAGATGTTAATGGAGATTGACTTCATTAAGTTTAAAAAGCAGTGGGAAAGCTATTTGAAAAAGAATATGACCGCCAAGGGAATTTATTTTTCTTTAAGGTATTACTATGATATACAGAAAGCCCCAAGAAATAAAGCTAAAGGTGGAATTGGTATTGTTCCATATATTTATGATGAGGGGTGTGGTTATTGGGTCGAAAGAGAAAGAAGAGAGAAAGGTATTTGTGAACGTATTACTCAACAACTTAGATTGCGCGCGGAGATGGAACAGAAACGTGGAATTAAAACGCAAACGAAGCGTCGCGCGCAGAAAAAGAAGAAATATTCACTTAAAATGATAGAGACGGAGGCAGATTAATTGATTGTTGATAAAAGAATAACACAGCAAATCTTCGGCTGCCTTTTAAAACATCCACAGTATTTAGGCGAATCAGACAAATATTGTTTGACTCCAAATGACTTTCAAAGTCGATTTGAGAAGTTTCTATTCTCTGCAATTTGGGAACTGTATTCGCAAGGTGCAAAAAAGATTTCAGCATTTGATGTAGAGAATTGCCTCTCAACAAACGAATCGGCGAAAGCTTGTTTTGAGAATAGTAATGGTATTGAGTATCTTCAAGATGTTGAGGAATTCTCAAACGAAGAAAATTTCCCTTATTATTACAATAAGCTAAAGAAGTTTAATATGTTAAATGCTTATCAGAAGATAGGTGTTGATATAAGCGACTTTTACATTGAAGATACTTTTGACCCTCGCGCGCAGGAAGTAAATGAGAAGTTTGAAAGACTTACAACTGCGGATATCTCAAATGCGATAAGAAAAAAGCTGGCACGCATTGAGGGTGAATATTCAAAAACAGAAGAAGTTCAAACTTGGGATATTGGAGAAGAAATCGATAATGTTATTGATAGCTTTGGTAATCCGGAGTTTATTGGACTTCCTGTACAAGGTAAAATTTATTCTCAAGTAATTAATGGTGCTGAACGAGGCGCGCTGACAATTCGAAGTGGCGGCAGTGGTACAGGTAAGACAAGATCAGCAGTCAGTGATGCTTGTTATCTGGCATTCCCGTTCCGATATAATGATAAGACTTGTGAGTGGGAACAGGTTGGTTCTTCAGAAAAAATCTTGTTTATAATGACTGAGCAGAAGCCTGAGCAAATTATTCGTATGGTAATTGCATACCTAACTGGCATTAATGAAAGTCGTTTCAAATATGGTGGATTCTCAGAGGAAGAAAAGCTTCTTATAGAACAGGCGCGCGAGATTATCAAAGAATATAAAGATAACTTCCATATGATTCGTATTCCAAATCCCACAATTGACCTTATAAAATCGGTGGCAAGAGAAGAACTACTAAACTATGATGCATTAGCAGTTTTTTATGACTATATCTTTATTGGTCCTGCACTTCTTGGAGAGTTCCGCGGATTTAACATCAGAAACGATGAAGCTTTGCTTATGTTTGCAACGGCTTTAAAGGACCTCGCAATAGAATTAAATGTTGCAGTCTTTACGTCAACTCAGGTTAATGCAAATGCAGATAATAATACAACAATTCGTAATGAAGCCTCTCTTGCGGGCGGTCGTTCAACAATTAACAAAGCGGATAATGGTGTTATTATGGCGCGTCCTACAAAAGAAGAGCTTGAACTTATTCAAAATTTAGCAACAATTGAACCGAATTTGGTTACAGACGTCTTTAAGGTTCGTAGCGGTCAGTGGACACAGGTTCGTATTTGGAGCTATTTTGATATGGGTACAATGCGGCGTCAAGATTTGTTTATTACAAACAGTCAAATGGAGCCGATTGATGACTTCTTTCGTGACTATGCTTTTGATGTTGAAAGCTGGGAAGAGGGACAAAAGCAAGAGGTTACGGATTATATTAATAAGCTAAATAAAGAGTTGAAAGGAGAATCTACTTGAACTATAAAGAATTAGCTAATAATCTTGATACGAGTCGAGTTAAAGACTTATTATTAGCTTTAGGAGCAGAAGATGTTCAAGAAACAGCAAATTTCCTTTTAACAAATACAATTTGTCACAATACTCACGATGGTAGTTTTAAGCTTTATTATTATAAAAATACACATCTTTTTTATTGCTACACAGAATGTGGTCCGATGTCTATTTTTACTTTTTTAAAGCACTATTATGAAGCGCGCAATATTGATTATGACTGGTATTTTGATATCTATGAAGTGGTTCGCAGCTGTAGTATCTCTGAGCCGTTACAAGAGCGTTTTGGTGTTGAGCAACACGACCTTTTACGAGATAGATATTCTCCAATTGTTCGTACACAGAATTTGCCAGTTTATCCCGAAGGGGTCTTAGATGTGTTTCAAAAAAACTACCCCGCGCAATGGTTAGAAGAAGGCATTTCTAAAGAAGCAATGGATAAATACAATATACTTTTTTCTATTTCTCAGAACAAAATTATTATTCCTCACTATGATGTGAATGGGAATTTGGTTGGGATTAGAGGTCGCGCGCTTGATGAGTACGAAGCTGAGACTTATGGTAAATATATGCCGGTCCAAATTGAACAGAAATGGTATACCCACCGTCTTTCACTTAACTTGTATGGTTTAAATAAGACGAAAGAAAATATAAAACAGCATGGATTTGCACTTATCTTTGAGGGCGAAAAATCAATCTATAAGCTGGAAGATTTTAATTTCCCAAATTGTGGTGTAGCAATCTGTGGTTCTAATTTTAATAAGTACCAGTTAAACCTACTAATGCACGAGTGCGCCCCTAAAGAAATCTGTCTGTGCTTAGACAATGAAGAAAAACCCAATGAGGAAGAGTATTTTAATAAACTTTATAATATATGTAAAAAATATAATAACTATGCTACCTTCTCCTTTATATATGATGATATAAATCTGACGCTGAAAAAAGACAGCCCAGTTGATCAAGGAGAGGCTGTCTTTTTAGAGTTGTTATCAAGAAGGAGACATGTGAAGTGAAAATAAAATTAGAAAATCCGAACTTTAAGGAAAATTACCTTAATAATCTACTTCTCGCGCGTGGTGTAGATAATCTTGAAGATTTTCTTCATCCTACAGAAGCATATTTAGAATCACCCGAAAATTTAGAGAATATTGATAGAGGCGTTGAGGCTTTAGACATAGCTTTAGAGATAAACAAACCTATGCTTTTGCTTGTTGATTGCGACTGTGATGGTTTTACATCTTCAGCTATTATGTATCAATATATAAAAGAACTCAAGCCTGAAATAGAGATTGAGTATATTCTCCACGAGGGTAAACAACATGGTTTGGAAGACGTTATTGATACGATTGAAAACGGCAAGAAAGAATATAGTTTGATAATTCTTCCCGATAGCTCAAGTAACGATTATGAATACCATGAAAGACTTGGTAAGCTTGGTATTCCTTGTCTTGTGCTTGACCACCACTTGGCGGAGCCTCCATTTAGTGATAACGCCATAATTATAAATAATCAGCTTTCTCCTAATTATAAAAACAAAGCACTTACGGGTGCGGGCGTCGCTTATCAGTTTTGTCGTAGATATGATGCCACTCATAATCTTTCCAATGCAGATAAGTATATTGACCTTGCCGCGCTTGGTATTACTGGTGATATGGGTTCTGTCCTTGATATGGAGAATCGTTATATAATTGAGACTGGGTTTAGAAAAGTAAACAATTACTTCTTTAAAACAATGGCTATTAAACAGGCATACTCAATTACAAAACAAATGGCTTCTTCTTGGAGTGAAATTCAAGACCATTTAACGCCAATGACAGTTGCATTTTATATTGTTCCTTTAATAAACGCAATGATAAGAGTTGGAACGCAAGAAGAGAAGTCTCGACTTTTTCTTGGGATGATTGACGGTCATCATATGGTGCCTTGTAATAAACGAGGCGCGAAAGGGACTCTTGAAGAAGCAGCAGTTGAGAGCGTAAGAGAATGTGTCAATGCGCGGACTCATCAAAATAAAGACAAAGAAGCAGCAGTCGCGCGCATTGAGAGTAAAATATTTAAGTATGACCTTTTGGAAAATCAGATTCTTTTTATTCGTCTTGACAATGAAGATAATTTTCCCTCGGTACTTAATGGCTTGGTTGCCACTCAGCTTGCAGAAAAATATAAGCATCCAACAATAGTTGCGCGCCTTAATGATGACGGAGTTATAAAGGGAAGTATCCGTGGAGTCAGTAACAGTGAGTTCAGTAATTTTCGAAGCTATCTTAATGATACTGGACTATTTGATTTTGTTCAAGGACACGAGGGTGCGGCGGGTTGTGCAATTCCCGAAAAGAATCTACATCGACTTCATGAACTTGCCAATGAGCAGTTAAGCACATATAATTTTACAGAGTCTTTTTTCCCTGTTAATTTTTCTCGTTTTGCTACAGATGAGGATTTGGAAGCGCTTATAACAGATTTATCTAAGTATAATTCAATTTGGGGGACAGGTAATTCAACTCCTCTTATTTATGTCCATAACATCACAATAAGTCGCAATGATGTTCAGATAATGGGTAAGAATAAAAATGCGGTTCGTTTTTCTAAAAATGGAATTGTTTATGTTAAGACCTATGGAGCAGAAGACCTCATAGAAAAGCTTCAATCTTACCCCGAACTTGATATAGAAGTTGTTGGTGAAGCTAATTTAAATGAATGGTGTGGAATGACCACTCCTCAAATTTTAATAAAAGAAGCGGAAGTGCACAACGCGGAGCTTTCATTTTAAAAGTGGGACCACTTGTCATATGACAAGTGGTCTTTTGAAAGTTGCAAAAGAAAAATTTTTATGCTATAATATTTATATAAGAAAAGAGAAAGAAGGAGATAATATGGCAATTTTTTATATTGCAGATACTCATTTTGGGCACGAGAATGTAATAAGGTTTGATAAGCGTCCATTTGCAAACGTGGAAATGATGAAAGAAGATATGACAGAGCGATGGAACAAAAAAGTTGGCAAAAATGATACCGTATATATACTTGGAGATTTTTGCTGGAAGAATGTCAATCCGCTTGAAATGGGTGCAGAGCTTAATGGACGAAAAATTTTGATTACGGGAAACCACGATAGAGAACTTCCCAAAGAGACTCGCGGGCTTGGTGGATTTGTTAGACAGGACAAACTTGTTGAGATTAAGGATAATGGACGTCATGTGATTCTTTGCCACTATCCTCTGCCTTTTCATCGAGCGGCCTATAACGAGGACTTTTGGATGCTGTATGGTCATGTTCATGGCACGATAGAGGAGGACCATCTACGGAGACTTCGAAAAGAGATTATTGATGTTACTCACGATGCACCCGGTCGCGCAACAGGTCATTTTATGAATGTTGGTTGTATGATGCCTTGGATGGACTATACTCCGCGGGCTCTTGATGAAATAATTGAAGCTTGGGAAATTCGATATGGTGCCGCGCGCACAAAGGAGGACTAATATGGGACTTGAAAATGGTGTCGTAGTTAGAACTAAAGAGAAAAGTGAGCTTTTTCAAAGGGTACAAAGTATATACGATGGCATAAAAGACCCCATCGAGCTTAATGAGGGTTCTGACAGAGACTTTAGATATGAGTATGAGGTAGCTTATTGGTGCAGGGCTTATGGAATAAGGTCTTATATTCTTAGTATTATCCGTAGAAATCATGATGAAAAAACTGATGGTAAATTTGGTTTTGTTCTTACAGTGGAGGATTTAAAAGATATTCAATGGCTTATCCATCAGTGTGCTATTTCGAAGAGATATTTTGATGATCAAGCCAATAGCAGTTTTGAATATGAGCTTATGCGTCCGATACTTGAGCAGCAGGTTAAGAGTTTGGAAATTCTCATAGAGGAAAAACTAAAGCAAGGGGATAACATTAAGGCTATCTTTTATGATAGTTATTAATTTTAACTTGACTTTAGGGCAAATAAATGGTATAATATATATAGAAAATGAGTAGGAGGCGATGTGGATGAAAGCTGAATATCCGGGAAGTGTCCATAACCACACGCATTTTTCCAACTTACGACTTCGTGATTGTATTATTAGAGAAGATAAGTTGATTGATTATGCAATAGAACTGGGTCATTCCGTGTTAGCTATAACAGACCATGAAGCACTGAGTTGCCATATCAAAGCTCAAAAGTATTATCAGAAAATTAAGGAGAAGAACTCTGATTTTAAGTTAATTTTGGGTAATGAAATCTATCTTTGCCGTGATGGTCTAACAAAAGATAATTTCATTTCGGGACAGGACAGATATTATCACTTTATTCTTCTCGCAAAGGATGAGATTGGTCACGCGCAGTTGAGAGAGCTTTCGACAAGAGCTTGGAAAAGAAGTTGGATATCAAAAAGTAAGATGAGACGAGTTCCAACTTATTATTCGGATTTGTTTGAAGTTATTGGAGCGAATCCGGGACATCTTATTGGTAGCACCGCTTGTTTGGGTGGATGTTTACCGACACAGATTATGCGGGCGTCGACCAATCCGGGTAATAAAGAATTACTTGAAAGAATTGATAATTGGGCGATTCAGCTTCATAATCTTTTTGGTGAAAGCAATTTCTATCTTGAACTTCAGCCGTCAGCGACAACTGAGCAGACCTATGTTAATCGAAAGCTTATTGAGATGAGCGAACGTTTAGGCATACCGTATATTATCACTACGGATAGCCACTATTTGAAGAAAGAAGATGCACCAATACATGAGGCTTTTCTTAATGCGCAAGATGGTGATAGAGAAGTTAAGAGTTTCTATTTAACCACTTATATGATGGATACGGAAGAACTTGAAAGTCATCTTGACCTTACAGAAGAAGAGCTGGAAAAAGCTTATGGTAATATACTTACAATTAGAGATAATTGTAAGGACTATGATTTAACAAAGCCTTTGGAAATTCCGATATTGCCTTGGAGAGAATTTAATCCAAAAAATGTGCTAAGACCTACAATGCGCGCGGCGATATCTCATTTTAAAACTTTTGAAGAGTCAGATTTTATAGGCGACAGAAAGTTAATTGACTGTATTGTTGAAAAAGTTGAAAGTGATGAAAGGCTTCAGAATAAAGAAACTTATGATGCGATAGAAGATTGCCTTGAGAAAACTTGGACATCTTCGATTAAGAATAAAACACATTGGAGTTCATATTATCTTAATCTACAGAAGATAATCGATTGTTGTTGGGATGCTGGAACGTTGGTCGGTCCTGGACGCGGTTCAGGCGTCGGCTTTATCTTATTATATTTATGTGATATCACACAGATAAACCCATTGTGGGAGACGGTACAGACGAAGTCATGGAGATTCTTGAACCCTGACCGTGTTAGTGTATTAGACGTGGATATAGATATAGAGGGAAGTCGGCGTAAGAAGGTGCTACAATATCTTCGTCAAGCTTATGGTGAAGATTATGTTACAAATGTTGCAACTTTTGGTACTGAAAAGCCAAAATCTGCTATACTTACAGCTGCGCGCGGACTTGGTATTGATATAGATGCGGCATCAGCAATAGCTGCACTTATTCCAGTTGACCGTGGTCAGCCGCGAAGCCTAAGGCAATGTTTCTATGGAGATGAAGAAGCAGGATTTGCCCCAGTTAAGCAGTTTGTATATGAGATGACAGAGAATTATCCTGAGCTTTGGGAAGTTGCACTTCGTATTGAAGGGCTGGTTAATCGTCTCGGTCAGCACGCGGGTGGAGTTATCTTTACCGATAAGCCATTGGTTGATTATACTGCACTAATGCGCGCACCCGATGGTACGTTGGTTACAGCATATGATCTACATGACGATGAAGCGGTAAGTTTGATCAAATACGACTTATTGTCTATTGAAGGGTTGGATAAAATTCATAATGAGCTTGATTTGTTGGTCGAGTATGGATATATAACTCCAGAACCAACTTTGAAAGAGACATATGAAAAAGTCGTTGGTATTTATAATTTGGAGCGCGATAATCCTGATATGTGGAAAATGATATGGGAACATCGTATCCTAAGTCTTTTCCAGATGGAGCAACAGAGCGGTATTCAAGGTATTGCATTAACTCATCCTCAATCTGTTGATGACTTGGCGCACTTGAATTCAGTTATTCGACTAATGGCGCAGGAGAAAGGTGCAGAACTTCCGCTTGCGAAGTATGCTCGTTTTAAGAATGATATAAATCTTTGGTATGATGAGATGGACCATTATGGCGTCAAGAAAGAGCATCAGGAGTTACTAAAAAAGATTCTGTTGAACTCTTACGGTATTTGTGAAGCGCAGGAGTTGTTTATGGAGCTGGTTCAGATTCCGGAATGTGGCGGGTTTGATCTGAACTGGGCAGACCGACTCAGAAAATCGATAGCGAAGAAGAAGGCATCAGAATTCGAGGCGTTAGAGAAAGAATATTACACTGTCACCAAAGAAAAGAGTTTGGACGAACATCTCTGTAACTATGTTTGGTCTGTGTTAGTCTCTACATCACGTGGATATGGCTTCAATCTGAGTCACACTTTATCATACTCACTCGTTGCATTGCAGGAAATGAATTTAGCATTTAGATATCCTCTCATATTATGGGATTGCGCGTGTTTGATTAATGATGCGGGCGGCGGTTCAGATAGCGAAGAAGAATCAGAAGATTCGGACAGTTGCGAAAATTGCTATGAAGAAGTGACAGTATCTTCAATCGATAGTTTTGTAGACGAGCCTGATGATGATGAAGATGATGAAGATGATGAAGATGAAGAAGAAGTTCCGAAAAAAGTAGAAAAGAAAAAGAAAAAAGCAAAGAGCAGTAACTATGGCAAAGTTGCAACAGCAATTGGCAAGATGCGCGAAGAGGGCGTTTCGATTGCACCACCAGATATTAATGAATCAAAGCTTACTTTTTCTCCCGATGTTGAAAATTCAGAGATTCGTTATGGTTTAACTGGAATCACAAGGGTCGGCGCAGATGTAGTCAACGAGATAATAAAGAATCGTCCATATCAGAATTTGGAAGATTTGTTAAATCGAGTTAAAATGAAAAAGCCGCAAGTGATAAATCTTATAAAAGCAGGCGCACTTGATTGTTTTGGAGACAGAACTGAGATTATGCACGAATATATTGATTTAATCTCAGGCAAGAAAAAACGAATTACACTTCAAAATATGAGAATGTTAATTGATTTTGGTCTCATTCCAGACGAATATGATATGAGCCGCAGAGTTTTTAATTATAATGCTTATCTAAGAAAACTTCTTGACGATGATAAGAAAACTTATCTTCTTAATGATGTAGCTTTTGGATTTTATGAGAAAAATTTTGATATGGATAAGCTGAAAGAGGACTCGCGCGCAGAATCAGGTTTTAGCATCTTAAAGACCAGTTGGAAGCCTATTTATGACTCCTATATGGCTAAAGTTAGACTTTATGTCCAATCTCATAATCAAGAACTCTTAAAAGCGGTTAATGATCGTCTTGAGAGTGATATGTGGAATAAGTATTGTAAAGGTAGTTTGAGTAAATGGGAAATGGATAGTGTTAGTTTCTATTCGCATCCTCATGAGCTTGCGGGCGCAGACCTAAGTGCTTATAATTGTGTTGATTATTTTTCTCTTCCAGAAGAGCCTGTTATTGAAACAGAAATTATGATAAAGGGGAAAAAGATTCCTCTTTATAAAATTGTTCGTATTGCGGGAACGGTTTTAGATAGAGATAAAAACAAACATTCAGTAACTCTTCTGACAACATCAGGGGTTGTAACTGTAAAGATTTTTGGAACGGTCTTCGCGCATTATGATAAGCAGATAAGTGAGCGCGGCGACGATGGCAAAAAACATGTCATTGAGAAGTCTTGGTTTGCGAGAGGTTCGAAAATAATTGTGAGTGGTATTCGTCGCGGCGAAGTATTCCTCGGAAAGAAGTATGCGCGCACACCTTGGCATCTTGTAGAAAAAATTGAAAGCGTGGATGAAGACGGACATGTAGTTGTAAGACATGAAAGAGCAGGAGATGAGGAGATATGAGCATAGCGTTATATGATGATGATTTTCGGCGTTATGTTCATGTTCCTTTCAACCTTGAATTAATGAAGCTGGCAACTTACTATAAGCGAAAGAACGAAATAGTAGCCTTAACGCCAAGTATACAACGAGACCGGCACACTTCTATTTTTCTTCAAAAAGATTACAATGATGGTATATTTATACGGAACCCGTTGTCTTACGACAATCTTACAACAGGCGGGCTTGCCTACACTGGCGGCACATATGTTCCAATGGACGAAGCAATTGAACGTTGCAGTGCAGACACAAGCATTTATAGTAAGGTTGAGCCACTTTTTTGTACCAACTCATTTTATACCCAAGCCTTTAAAGTAATGTCCAGAGCCATCCATTTTCGTCTGTCTTTGGATGGCTCAACAATTTGGAAAGCATATGCAACGCAACTTTCGAATCTCCGTAATGCAAATTGCCTTTTTCTTCATGACCCCAATTTAGGTGAGATAGAGGGCGCGCGAGATGTAATCAATAGTCTATTGAGTCATATGCCCAACAATGTTACGGGGCGTCGAGTTGGTTCAAAATTTCCAATCGTTGTAAAAGATGATCAAGACCTTTTAGATTGGACGAATTTTCGTAACACTGCGGCTTTTTACTCTTTACAATATAATGGAGTAATGGATGACGAAGTTTTTTATGATTTTGTCCAACATACAAAAGGAACCTCAATAACTGACCAGCTTGTCTACAATATTGGCGGGGGCGCACGATACGCCACGGATGAGTTTTTAATGAACCAACTTCCAAAAATCTTTAAGCAAGTCGTCTTTTCGCGAAGCCACAAACTTAAAATTCGACTTAATTATACCGAGGATTTTTTTCTTGACCCGCGCTGGAAAAAGTTGCTGATTCTTTGGCAATCTTATGCTCTACAGCCGAAAGATACCGATAACGAGTTCTTTATAAAAGCTCCATTTTCATTTTATATTGAAGGTGTGTATAAAGGAACTTTCTTTTTACGAGGCGTGGAGAGAAGAGAAGAAATCCGCGATATTCTTCAGTTCGTTAAGCAAGAGAACTATGAACTTTTTAAACTCTTTTACGAGTGTAATGAAGTCACATTAAAAGGGGGAAAATTTGAGAATGACTCAGTTAGAAATTAAGCAAAAAATTGAAAGCAATAATCAAATAATCGAAAGTCTGTTTACGCCAAATCAATTCACCCTTAACAATACTGTAAGGAAGCTTCTCGCAGAGAACGCCGAGTTACAAAAACAGTGTCAACACCAATATGATGGTGGATACTGTATTTATTGTTATAAGGAGGAAAATGAATGATTATTCTTTATACAACTCATTGCCCGCAGTGTGAGATTTTAGAGAAGAAACTCAAGGCAAAGAACTTCCAATATCAAGTTTGCGATGATATTGACACCATGCTTATGAAAGGCTTTAGAGCCGCGCCAAATCTCGAGGTTGACGGAACAGTTTATAATTTTAGGGATGCTATTATATGGGTTAACCAACAGGAGGCACAGGTTTGAATATTAATGTAAAACTTAGCAAAAATTTTACTACTCAGTATAATAGAATGCAGGAGAAATATGGCGAAGAGTTTGCCGAGCTGAATGGGTTTAGTGATAAGCAATTAAGCTTTACCGATTTTATTGACAACTTTATTGATACCGAGACAGTGGCAGATGCTTCAATTGATAGCAGTGCCAATGTTGGCAATAAGGATATGAGGACTCTTCTTAATGAGATGCCAAAATCTCATAGGAAGCTTCTTGCATTTAATAAGATTTATTATGAGTTGAATAAGAAATATGGCTTCCAATGCGCGAATGAGTGGCTGGATGCAGAGTGGTCACGGGCTTTATACTTGCATGATGCTGATACGTCTACGTACAAACCGTACTGCTTCGCATATACACTCGAACGACTTGCTAAAGAGGGCTTGTTCTTCCTCAAGGGATTCAACTACGAGCCTGCGCGGCACCTTACAACGTTCGTAGATTTCGTTAAGGAATTCGTGAGCTATACGAGCAATCTTTCTTCTGGTGCTTGCGGTTTGCCAGATCTAATTCCGTATATGTACTATTTCTGGTCAAGGGACGTTGCAAGCGGTTACTATACCAAAGATTCGACTACGTACGCGCTTCAGAACATCCAGCGCTTGATTTATGCCGTTAATCAACCGGCTGTGCGTGATTCTATTCAGAGTGCATTTACGAATGTAAACTTCTTCGATACACCATATTTGATTGCATTATTTGGCGGCAAGGAATTTCCAGATGGTAAGCCCATGATTGACGAACTGGACGGCATTATGGACTTTCAGAAAATGTTCCTTGAGGGAATGAGTGATATTCGTTCTAAGAATATGTTTACTTTCCCCGTCTCTTCAATTTCCTTTATCTATAAGGACGGTCATTTTGAGGATGAAGATTTTGCAAAGTGGGCGATTCGACACAATATGAAGTGGAGCGATTCAAATCTCTTTACGAGTGATTCCGTTACTTCGCTGTCCAACTGTTGTAGATTGAAGAGTAATATAAGAGACCTTGGATTCTTTTCCTCAATTGGTGGTACCGCGCTAAGAGTAGGCTCTGTTAAAGTTTCTACCATCAACCTCGCGCGCATTGCATATGAATCAAAGGACGAACAAGATTACCTTTGCCGCCTTAGAGATAGAGTTGAGCTTAACCTTAAAGTACTGGATACGGTTCGACACATCATTGCGCGTGACTGTGAAAAAGGGCTTCTTCCGAACTATGATGATGGTCTCATTGATCTGGCCAGTCAATACAACACTATAGGTATCATTGGTGTGTACGAGACGATGAAGGCTTTTGGTTATACCAGACTGGACGAAGAGGGCAATACCTACTATACTTCCAAAGCAGATGAGTTTGGACGCCGAATCTTTGAGGTTATAAATATGACCAAAGAGCAGTTCATACTGGACAAAAACTACAAAGTTTCTATAGAACAAATACCCGGTGAGTCTGCGGCAGGCAAGTTACAAAAAGCGGACGAATATCTGTTCCCCGATAAAGTCATCAAAGACTTGCCGCTGTATGGTAATCAGTTTATACCGCTTGGCATTAAAACAACCATGAAGGAGCGGATACGCATCGCTTCACTGTTTGATAGCTACTGTAACGGTGGGTCGATAGCTCATCTAAATTTGGATGCACCGTTTAACTCTTTTGAACAAGCTTGGGATATGACCAATTATATTGCCTCACAAGGTTTAACCTATTTTGCCTTTAACACAAAGATTCAAGCTTGTAAGCACAACCACGGATTCTATGGTAGTATTTGCCCAGTTTGTGGAGAGCCCGTGGCGACGGAGTATACAAGAATTGTCGGATTCTACACACCAGTACGTACATGGTCTCGCGCGCGAAAACAGGAGTTTGAAATGAGAGAATGGGAGAATGTGAATAAATGAGTGTTGATAAAACAAAACTTTCAAAATTAAAAAAACTTACAGAGCAAATTGAGAAGATTTCCAACACAGCAGACCCAGATTTATCTTTTGAGTTTTTGATCGCAAGCTTATTTCCGAATGTTTATAGGAACGTACAAGAATCGATAAGGGACGCGCGCACAAAAGGGTTTATAGATGGGTCTCTTGGTGATGATTGGGTAGAGAACCAAAAAGGTATTGAGGCAACAATGCTTCAGTCTGAAATAGAGGGTTTTGCCGTTACATTAGACAAAGCTCTTGATGAGATTACTGAAATGGCAGATATTATCGATGATGAGAAGCAGTATGTTACTCCTCTATCTACTGAGCAAGAAGAACTTTTTGTTAATCTTGTGCTTCCTCGTCTTATAAGTATAATAAAAATTTGTCAAGCCGCGCTTCTTGAGCTACATTTGAAAGAGGGTGCAGAAAATGGAGATTAAGCTTAAAGGTTTAGTGGATGAGGATATAGTAAATTATCGTAAGACTTCAATGTTTTTGATATTTCCTTGCTGTGACTTTAAGTGCGAGAAAGAGTGTGGGAGAGCTATTTGTCAGAATAGCTCTCTCGCTAAGGCGCAGATTGTAAGTTATGATGATAAGGAAATTATTAAACGATATATTGAGAATCCTCTTACTCACGCAATTGTAATGGGTGGACTTGAACCTTTCTATTCTGTAGAGTCAATGGAGCAAGTTTGCGCGCTTATAAGCCTGCTACGAGATGAGTATCAGTGTGATGATGATGTTGTTATCTATACAGGTTATACTGAAAAAGAGCTTTTAGGAGAGACGGGAAACTTATCCATACTTCAACAGCATCTTTTCCAGAATATAATCGAAACTCCAAATATTGTTATAAAGTTTGGTCGTTTCCGCCCCGATGATGTTTCACACTATGATTCAGTTTTAGGTATCAATTTGGCAAGTCTTAATCAGTATGCAAAGAGGTATTGTTTTAATGAAGATATCTGTGAGTGAAGATGAGGAGCATGTTGCAAAAATTCGCACGGCTTTAAAGGAAAATAGCGGCTATTGTCCTTGCCGTCTTATAAAAGCTCCTGAGACAAAATGTCCTTGTCAAGAGTTTCGCGCACAAACAAGTCCGGGAATGTGTCATTGTGGTCTTTACTATAAAGTGCCCGATGGCATTTAATAGAGTCCATAAATAAAATACCTACTTAAAAAGAAGGAGAAAATAAAAATTGATTTTTTCCTTCTTATATATTATAATATATATAGAAAGTAAGAGAGGAAGAAAAGTATGAAAAAAGTTACACAAGAAGATATCGTCCGAATGAATGAGCTGTATCAGGAACTTGGTTCTTATGCGGCAGTCGCCCGTCAAGTTGGATTTAGTGCATCAACGGTTTCTAAATATGTTGATAAGAATTATCGTAAGGTTGACGAGACGAAAATAGTTCGTTATAAAGGTGACTTGCCCGAGTTTGTAGTAAACGAAGTAAGCGGCGTTTATACAAATATAGGTGATCTTTGTATATTGGACGAAGAGGAAGAGGAGGAAATTCGACAGCTATGGGAGGAAATAGCAATATGACTTATTTTGAACTTAAACCTTCAGTATCAAATGATAAGGATTATATGATTTGTGTTACCGAGGATTTTTTAGATAAGTATGAGGTTACTACTACTGGAAGCTATGATGTTCTTCCTTCACGTCTTCTTGAACTCTCTTACGCCAATTATCTTCGTTTTTGTCGTGATATTCTCGGCGCGACTCTCTATGGTAAAGGTCACAAATATGTAACTGCTCATTTTAAGAATGATTTTGCAACTCGCCAGTTTGTAAAGCTTCTTAATGCAAGAATGGAGTTGATTATTATGGACCACGAGAATCCTCTCTCTAAGTATGAGAAAGTTGGAATTATCTAAAGGAGGAATAAAGAAATGAATATATCTGTATGTATTGGACACGGCAAGTCCCAGTCAGGCGGTTATGATAGCGGCGCGGTTTCTGCTGGCTATCAGGAGTTTAAACTTGGTCGTGCAATAGGTAAGTGTATTGGTGAAGAGCTTTCTAAGTATAATTGTCACGTCGATGTCATTAACTACGATGCTGACAAGAACCTTAGCGAACGTATTAAGTACGTCAATTCAAAGAAGTATGACTTGAATATGGAAATTCACCTTAATGCGGGCGGTGGCACTGGCCCCGAGGTTTATTATAAAAGTCGCAATAAACAGGGTAAGGCTCTTGCCGCCGCGATTAGTAAGTCTATTGCGACTACCTTTGGTCTTAAAGACCGTGGCGCGAAAACTAAGGTCGTAAACGGAAAGGACTATTTTGGTTGCGTTAGAGAAATAAAATGCCAGTCTTTTCTTGTTGAGACCGTCTTTATTGACACAAAGAGCGACAGAGATAAGGTAATCTATACAAGTGGTCAGCAGCAGTGCGCGAAGGCTATTGCCACCGCAGTTGCAAATTTCTACGGTCTTAAACTTAATAGCAAGCCTACACCTACACCTGCGCCGACTCCTTCAAACAAGAAGTCAAACACCGAGATAGCTAAGGAAGTTATTGCTGGCAAGTGGGGTAATGGTGCCGAGAGAAAGCAGAGACTTGAGGCGGCGGGTTATGATTACGCGGCGGTTCAGAAAGAGGTTGAGAGACTTCTCAAAGAAAAGAAACAGCCTGCTAAACCCGCGAAGAAATCTGTCGATGAGGTCGCCCGCGAGGTTATTGCTGGTAAGTGGGGCAATGGAGTTACAAGAGTTCGCCTGCTTACTAAGGCTGGCTACAACTACTATACCGTTCAGAAAAAGGTTAATGAACTTCTTAAACAGAAATAATTTGCAATCTTCTTGAACTTTTGTTATAATATTTATAGAAAGTGAGAGAAGAAAATGACTAAATTTGATAGGAAGTTTTTCGAGGTCGCGCGCGGTGTAAGTCAGTTTTCAGACTTCTCGCGCACTAAGGTTGGTTGTATCGTTGTTGATGGAAAGCGCATATTGTCGAGTGGGTATAATTCCAATAAAACCAATCCGACTCAACAACGATATAATTATTACCGTAATATTGATGTGCGCTTTCCTGCGAAAGTACACGCAGAGGTATCTGCTTTGAACTCTTTGATAGGGAAAAAGGAAATTGATTTTTCTCGACTTAAAGTTTTTGTCTATCGGGAACTTAAAGATGGAACCCCGGCTTGCGCGCGACCTTGTGCCAGTTGTATTAGGCTTATACGAGATTTGGGAATTTCAAAAATCTTTTACACAACAAGAGACGGCTTTGTGGAAGAGCACCTAAAGAAAATTTGAAGTTTCCTTATAATCTTGGTATAATATATATAGAAAGTAAAGGTAAGAAATAACGGCGACTTTGGGTGGAGGGGCGATTATTTTTTAATGCTTATTATATAGCCTGTGGCAAGATATATAGGCTTGCATTGTGGGCAAGTGCGTTAAGCACGGGTGGAGTGGCTGCCCATCCTGACATAAATAGCAGCCATCTTATGGGAGTGTAGTCCAACGGCAGAGACAACAGATTCAAAATCTGTTCAGTGCGAGTTCGAATCTCGCTACTCCTACCAACCGGCTCAGCCGGAACAAGCGTTATCATGGATTTTGGTTGTTAAACTACCACCAGCGCGAAAGCGATATGTGGCTTAGTGGGAAACGCTATATAAAGACGCAAAGCAAACAACCCTTTCCTTTCTTTTTAATACTCCGGCTTGGGTGAGCGGCTGAAACCAACGGACTTTGACTCCGTCGAGGAAACTCCACGTCAGTTCGAATCTGACAGCCGGTGCGGTATCATTTGGGAGCCTTCACGTGGCGATACTGTTTTTACTAATCCCAAAGCAAAATTAATAATTATAGGGGGTACAGATAATGGGGAAATATGACAAACTTTTTATCCGTCTTGATAAGGAAGATATGTCAAAACTCAGAAGCGGATGTCCTGTCGTTGTGGATGGTATAGAAGATGTACCTTCTATTGTTATATGCTCTGAAGAAGGATATGATAATTTTTTAGATCGCTGGGGTGAGACAGACAATGAAAGTTGAGGTCTCACCTTTTCATAAAAAGAAATAATAGGAGAATTATAATGGAAGAGAGAAAATATCCTGTAGGTGGATGCCTACCTGAGAAGAAAGATATTCGTGATTATAAGCTAAAGGCAGGAGTAATTTCTGCGGCGGACCTACCCGAAGAGTTTACTTTTGACGTTGAGGCTTCCATTAAGAATCAAGGTACTGTAAATTCTTGCGTTGCCCACGCGATGTCGAGCATTTTGGAGTCTTATACTGAGGACGACCTTTCAACTAATTTTATCTATGGCACTCAGAAGATGCTGTATGGACACGAGGGTGAAGGTATGTATCTTCGTGATGCTTGCGCGACTGCATTGAAGTATGGCGATATGAAGTATGAGGACTGCCCGGGCAATATTGAGGTACCGAACTGCTACGAAAGCGCAGAAGCGACTCTTAAAGTTCCCGAGAAGAAAGAAGCGGCTTATTATTATCGTATTAATAGATACTTTACCTGTAATTCACCAGCAGAAATCAAATATGCAATTTATAATTACGGACCTGTACTCGCCGCGCTAAATTGGAGTTATAGCTTCTATGTTGACGATGAAGGAATTTTAAGAACGGACGATGAGAAACCCGAGTATTGCGGCGGACACGCAGTTATGGTTATTGGTTGGACGAAAGATGGATTCCTTTGTCAGAACTCTTGGGGCGAAAGTTGGGGTTTCAACGGAAAGTTTATACTTCCTTATGCGATGAGTTTTACCGAAGCTCGTGGTATTGAAGATTATGACAATCGACTTGACGAGGAAGACGACCCCATTAAGGAGCCTTCATTTGTAGCTACATTGAAAGTTGTTTATATGATTATAAATAAGATTTTGAATTTCTTTAAGGGAAGAGGTCGAATTAAATGATAGAAATTGAAAATGAAGAGATTGTTGGGTGGGAAGCCGCGATTAGAGGTATGAGAAATCCGATGAACTCTTGGGAGAAAAGCGATAGCGAATCTTGTTATAGTAAATATAAGTGTGTTACCTGTCCTGATCCTACAGATTGTGACTTAGCTGCCTATTATATAGGTCCAAATGACTTTGGTCTTATGACTCGTCTCCGTAATGCTGGCACAGACCATCGTAAGTTTATGAGAATGATTACGGTGTATATGGATATTACGGCTCCTCTCTATTGGTGGAAAGAATTTGACACTTACAAGGTAGGTACGGTTGCTAATTCATGTTCTACCATGCATAAGGTTCATGCGAAGGAGTTTGCGCTGGAGGATTTTTCATATGAACACCTATTAGATGGAAGAGGACTTAAAGTTTCTCATGAGGATAATTGTACACCCGATGAATTAGATTACGGCTTTAGACTATCAGGGAAAGAGCTTCTTAAAACTACTGTTAATACTTTAAATTATTATCGAAGAATTTTTCTTGAAACCAACGATAAAAGATATTGGTGGCAGATGATTCAACTTCTCCCCTCTTCTTATAACCAACGCCGCACCATAATGCTGAACTATGAAGTGCTTGCCAATATATACAAGTCTCGCCGCAATCATAAACTCGACGAGTGGCGCGCGTTTTGTGAGTGGATTGAGAATCTTCCTTATGCTGAACTCATAACAGGCAAGGTAGAGGAAAATTGATTTTTCTTTCCTTTTAAACTATAATATATATAGAAAATAAAGAAGGAGACTTACTATGGAATTGACTAATATTCAGTTTTTAAAAATTAAGGATAAATTGTGTCATGCGGTTCCTTATTGTAATAAATGTCCTATTATGAAGTTTGGAAAAGAAAAAGGAGAAGATTCTTGTACTGTGCTATTTCGTATGTATCCCGAAGAGGTAGTCGATATTGTCAGTAAATGGGCTGATGACCATGCAAACTATATGTCCGATTTTCGTGACAAATTTCCTAACGCGACGCTTCAGCTTAGCCCTAAATATTTGGATCCTATACCAGTGGTTTGTCGAAGATATATTTACGGCACAGGAATTGACGGATGTGTGTTTAATGAAGGTCCTTGTGATCAGTGTTGGAAAGAGTTCTACGTTTAAGCCAAGATTGGAGAATTAACCATGAAATCATTAAACCTAAGGTCGCGTGCATTAGTCTGAATACTTTAACTTAAAATAAATGTGAAAAGAGCCGTAACTGGCTCTTTTTTCTTTAGTTAATCCTCAGCTTCCTACTTATAAATAGAGAGTTTAAACTCTTTTTAAAGGAGGTTTTAATATGAAAAGAAGAAATCCTTGTACTCTTTCCGTAAGAGTTAAGAATAAATCCTCTTTAACAGTAAATAAGATTGAATTTCTCTTCAAGCCTTACCAAACAGAGAACGATATTGCAAGTGTTAAAAAAACATACTCTGCAACAGGAGCCTCTGAAGTAACAATAGGCGATGATGAGGGACTTTATCTTGTACCCTTTACTGGGGAGGAAACTCTTCTGTTTGAACCGGGTCAGACTTTATATATGGATACTCGTATTGAGCTAAAAGGTAGCGATGGTAGTATTGTCTATCCCGAAACAAGTATCGTACCACTTACTATGAACGGTACTCTTTTTGAAGATAATGCAGGAGGTAACTGATGAGTAAGAATAATTTCGTAGAAGTTACAATAGACCCTCCTATATTTACAGAAACCGTTATCATTCCGGGCAAACAAGGTATACAGGGTGCCAAGGGTGATCCCGGAGTTTTCGTTGGTACGACTGAACCAACTGATCCATCAGTTAAAGTATGGATTAACCCCGAAGGCATGGAATCCGATATCAAAGGCGATAAAGGTGACAAAGGCGATACGGGTAATGGTATCAAATCAATTGATATTACCTATGCGGGCAGTACCTCAAACACAACAGTACCGACTTCTGGTTGGCAAGCAACGCCACCGAGTGTCGCCGCTGGAAATTATCTTTGGACGAGATTTATCGTGTCAATGACGGATAATACTTCTAAGACCGCTTACTCTGTTGCTAAGCAAGGATCTACGGGTGCGGCCGCAGGGTTCGGAACAGTTACGGCAACTGTTAATAATGCCGTTGGTACACCTTCAGTTACTGTTATGCCCAGTGGAGCCGATACAGCGAAGAACTTTAGCTTTGACTTCAAAAACCTAAAGGGCGACAAAGGGGATACCGGTGCTGCTGCCGGTTTTGATGCACCTGCCGCGAGTGTAGGTAATAATGTAGGCACTCCTACAGTTAATGTTACGACAAGTGGAGACAATACAAAGAAGAAGTTTACATTTACTTTTGATAATTTGCGTGGAGCTACTTTTACGCCATCGGTTAGCGAGGCGGGAGTGCTAAGTTGGATGAATGATAAAAACTTGGCAGTTCCGAGTCCTATAGATATACCGAGTAAGGTCCAAGCCGCAATGGGTGGTTATACAATACGAAAAGCTACCAGTGTACCCGCTGCAGGGACTTCTGATAATATTATCACTCTTGTAACGGAGGCTTGATAATATGGCTACAGGTAATTTATCGATTAATTTTAGCGCTTCAGAAATAGACATAAGTAAAAATACGGGCGAAGATTCTACGAATACAGAAGCGAACTTTAGAATTTATTCTAAGACTCCAACTGATTTTTTAAACCATAATAGTTATACTGCGCCCAAGTATGCTGAATGGATAAATGGTACAATGTCTTGTATTGCGAGAAAGACAGCAGCCTTTTCTTCAAAGCCATTGTTTTTAAAAATAAATGGACAAGAAATAGGAGATGTAGACATTGATAAAGATGATACTTCTATTTCGAAAGATTTTGATACTAAAAAATCTGTGATAATAACAATTGAAGAAGGAACTAATAAAGGATATTTAACTCTTGCTGGAAATGCTACATGGTCTTGCTCTGTTAATTTAAACTCTAATCATTTATACCTAAAAAATCCTATCATAGCCTTAACCTATAATTGCCCGAAGTACACACTTAATGTACAAACCGATACAACAAAAGGTACAGTGGCTTGTGCTAATGGTTCTTCCTCAATGGAGTTTGATGTTACTACAAAAGGTCAAACTCAACAAACCACTATAACCGCTACCCCAAAAGACGGTTATTTCTTTATGGGGTGGAGTGATGGTAATGAAGAACCGTCGCGCGCGATTGTATTAGAGGAAGCCAATCTAACCTCAAGTAATACCCAACTAACTTATACAGCAATCTTTGGTAAAAAAGAACTTTATGTCGGTTCTAAACGTCTTGATGCCATCTATGTAGGCACTAAAAAAGCAAAAGTTTACCGAGGTACAACTCGAATCTTATAAAAAGGGGAGTGATAAAATGAGTAATAATGTTCCTGTACTTATGTTACGCGGTGAAGATGGGAAGTTTTTCCCCGTTGACGGCATTACTGGCGGCGGAACTGGTGGCGGTGGAACTGGTAGTTCAATGACCGCAGAAAAAGTAGCTTACACCAACGAAAATCTTGAGAACGTTACAACTGTCAAAGAAGCTCTTGACGCTACTGTAGATGCATTTTTGGAATACAATAATACGTTTGAATATATAGGGAGTGAACTTAACAAAAAAGCTTCTTTATCAGATATTACGCCAGAAGCCATTGGCGCAAAAGCAGTTTCGACTAAAGTAGATACTGGCACATCACTTTCTATGAATGATAATACCGAGTATAGACTTACAAATGTCACAACTCTTACATTATATGCCCCATATCAGCAGACACAGTATGAATGCTGGTTTAGATTGACTTTTGCCAATACTGGAACGATAGCAGTATCATTTCCAACAGGTATGAAATATATTGGCTTTGCTCCATATTTTAATAATGGTGAGTCTTGGGAAATGTCAGTTAAAGATGGGGTAGTTATTGCCCAAAAGATCGGTGATGGTACATGAGTAGACGTGATTTTCTTATGTTTTTGGCAAAAGACGGGCTGCCAGATGGTTATACAAAAGTTGATTATCTACAATCCACAGGCACACAATGGATTGATATGGGAATAGCGCCAGATCAAAATACAAAAGTGATCTTAAAGGTTTTAGCGACAAATTTAAACGGCGGAGCTGGTGTGTCTTTAGTAGGTAGTCGATCCAGTAATAACTCATCAGATCAATTTTTCACTTATCTATCTGCAGACCAAGGGTTTTTATTCAGAGTTGATGGAATGAAGAGTGCTATCGCCTTTAATAAGTATAAAGCAAATACATTATATACTATAACCCTTTCTTCATCTGAGGCTTCCTTTGTGCTTGAGAATGGGTTTGTAGACAACGAATATAAATTTTCAAGCTCAGATTTTACGTCAACTGTGTCAATGGCTCTGTTTAAAGCGAAACCATTCAATATGGGCTTTATTGGAAGGATTTACTATTGTAAACATTATAATAACAATGGTATTATACAACATCTTATTCCATGCCTTGATTCTGACGGCATTCCATGTATGTATGACCTTATCAGCAAAACAACATTTTACAATCAAGGTAGTGGTAGCTTTACTTGGGGGGGTGATAACTTTGATGTATGCGAAACTTGTAAACGGAGAACTTCGTGGTGCGCCGAATCCTTTAAAAATTGATGACAAAGATGTATTCACGAATGACCCCTCATTATTTCTACAATGTGGTTATAAACCCGTAACTCTTACCGATTATCCCTCTGATGAAAATGTCTATGAAAACTCTTGGGAAGAAAAAGAAAATGAAATCGTCCAAATTTGGACAAAGGTTGAAACAACCAATATTTCTGATTCAGAGGCTCTCTCAATCATAACTGAGGGCACTTCTTAAATTTGAAATCCCTAAAATCTTTGTTATAATATAATAAAGAAAGTCGAAAAGGAGATAAAAACCTATGACTGACCCTATGATAATCCAGATACCTTCCAAAATCGAGAATGTTCAGTTACCAACCCCTGAACTCTTGACTTTTTATAAAGACAAAGAGTATCGCTGTCTTTGGATAGACGATGAGATTAATAATCTCAGCCTTGAGATTTGCCGTCTCATCATCCAGTGGAATAGAGAAGACGAAATCCTATCCATAAGCAACAGAACTCCTATAAAACTGTTCTTCTTTAGTCCCGGCGGCGGCATATATTTACCTCGCGTGTCATAAACGCTTTATGTTGCCGCACTCGTATTTCCTTTTCCATCAGGGTAGTTCACAAATGTCAGGTACTTATGGTGAAATAGTCGCCGCGATGGAAGCTTACCAGAGCCAAGTCAACGAGTTAAGCTCTTTTATGAAAGAGAGAACAAACTATACACTTGATGAGATTGCTGATAATATCGTTGGTGAATGGTATGTAAGGAAAGACGAAGCAATAGAAAAAGGAGTTTGCCATCAAATTGTTGATGATATGGCAATTCTACTATAAGGAGTTTTTTAATGGACAATCTTTATAAAGGCTATCAGGAACTTATAATGGATGAGGAGCATTTAAGTCAATTTTATGCCAATCCGAAAGAGTATTGTGCGAATTTACTTCGTTTAAATCCGAATGAGTATATACTACTCCAAGATTTAAGCGGCACTACGATTGATGTGTATAAAAACTCTCCCGAAGGTCCGATAGCTGTTCGGTATCCAACTATTAACTCTCGTATAACTGGAACTTTAAAGCCGCGCAATATTAAGCAGAAAGTTGCTATGGCTCTCTTACAAGACGCGGCGGTTGGTGTCAAGTTATTACGTGGCGTGTATGGTAGCGGCAAGGATTACTTAATGTTGTCTCAGGCACTTCATGATATTGAAGTTGGTAAGTTCCAAAAGCTTGTGTTTATTCGTCCCAATGTCTCGATAAAGGACGTGCCTGATATTGGATATCTTAAAGGAGATGCTTATGAGAAGTTGAGTTGGACGCTTGGACCATTTTACGATAAGGTCGGCGGTGCGGAAGGTGTTGAGTATCTAATCGCGCAGGGTGAGCTTGAACTTGTACCACTGCCTTTTATACGCGGGCGCAGTTTTGAAAATTCGATTGTCTATGTCTGCGAAGGACAGAATATAACCTCGGAGATAGCAAAGCTTCTGATATCTCGCGTCGGAGAGGGTTCAGAACTTTGGATAAATGCCGATACTCATCAGACGGATAATAAAATCTACGATAGAGATAATGGCATTATCAAGATGATTGATAGATTAAAAGATGACCCACTTTTTGGGATGGTGTATTTGGACAAGACAGAGAGAGGTCCAATTGCAAACTTAGCAAATAAGCTTGACGATTGAGTTTTAGTGGGCTTTGCCTACTTTTATATATAAGAGAGGGGAGAAAAAAGAAAAGTTTTCTCCCCTTTTCTATTTTTGGAGGGAGGTTTTGCGTGGAAATTTATCTTCATACTAAACCAACTGCTTGGTATCAAAGAGATAAAAATCTTGTAGAAGCATTGGGTGAACAAGGCGCGGCGCAGTTCCTTAAAGAAAATTCAGAAGAAAATCTTGATCGACAAATAGATTTTTTAAAAACTAAAGAAGCTAATTTTTATGGGCGTTTTTTTACCAACTGTTCAACTTATGAGGACTTTATAGAACGATTCAGAAAGCTGTTTAATAATAGCCCTCAAGACATAGAAGTATTAAGAAACTTCACTTCAGCTAACGTCCGAAAAATTCTTACGAGCACTTATGGAACTCATTGGATTGGCGCATCAAAAGATTCTTCTATTGATTTAGATATTGAAGTAAAAAACCCTGAGCCAATTGAAATAAAACTTAAAGATAAAAAAGTAAAGGGTATAGAAGAAATCAATCTTTCAGGCAATTCAATTAAAATTAATGTAGGTGTTAGCGACGAAGGAATTAAAAAGTTAAAAACCTATTTTAACACTGTTTTTAAGGCTCAATTTCATACAACATCTGCTAATCCAAAGGCTATAACAGAATTTATAGCCAGTTTGACAAATAATGGGCTTCAAGAACTTGACAACATTGTAGAAGTACGGGGCGGAAAAGAGCATTTGCAAAACACTTTTGAGACGCTTCAAAAAACCCAATTGGTTTTAGGCACTGCTAATAAATCCACACCTTTTGATTTTAAGAAAGAGGATATCGATAGTGCTGTAATTTCAGGAAATGATATGCAGATAAAGCAAGCTTTAAAGAGTGTTCGAGAACTTATTTATCTTAAAATGGGAATAGTAAATGGAAGCCAAGAGTTAAAAGCAGCATATAATCAAACTTGGAAAGACACAATTGAGGGAGACTTATATAAATCTGCTTTCTTTTTAAAAGGCGGGAATCTTAATTATTTAACCGGCGCTTTTGGCGAATATCAAACGGCGATGCTTTTTAATTATTTGGCATGTAAATGTCCTGATTTAAAAGAAGGAGTAAAAGCTACTATATCCACTACTATTTTTGAGCAACAAAAGAAAACAGACATTACTTTGTTTGAAGATATTGGTGTACAGGTTAAAAACTATACAATGTTTAAACCCGAAAAATTTTCAAGAGTCATGCCGACTACAATATCACCAAGACGATTTCTTGACAAATTACGGCATGAAAATTTAATTGAAAAAAATACTGCAATGTCTTTAGAGTCTTTTATTGCTAATTATGGATTTAACGAATCATTTAGACAAATTGATGGTATAGATTCAATGGAAAAAGCACTTGAAAAAACTTTTTCAACATACTACGCTGAAATGTATCATTTAGCGGTAGAAGATAGTCTATTAGACGGAGGCAAAAGCCTTAATGATACAGTTCTTTTTTATAGCATTGGCGGAAAAGTTATACTACCTGCATCAGTTATATTAGAAGCAGCTAAAAATATGGAAGGCTTTCGAAGCAATTTTATTATTAGCTGGCCCACTGCTAAAGATGAATCTTATTTTTATTCACGGAGTAATAAAGTACCTGCGAAGAAATATTGGAGAAGGCTTAGTGGACCATATAAAGAGGGAGACCCCTCAATATGGCAACGGCAGCCGACACAAGACACTAAAATTGATAATTTAATGAACAATATAAGTATGCAATCAGGATTTAAGGTGTCTTCAAGTTTTATTGATTTAAACAAATATAAAATATTTGACTAAACTGACTTTTTAACTGAGAATTGGGAGAAATAAAAGTCAACTAATTGGAGGTTACTATGAAAATGAAAAATCTTCTCTTCCTCGGAGTGTTTTTACTTATCTGCGGATTTATGTCCGCGGCGACCGTAAAAACTATTCCTGCGGAGCAGGCGGCGAACGGTGTAATCAACACTACAATAGTTGAAACCACTACTACAACAGTTCCGCAAGAAGAAACCACCGAGGAAGAGACGGTTATAATTGAAACTGAAACCGAAATTATAACCACGACACAAGCAATTACTACAACGCGCGCAGCGGTTAAACCTAAAAAGGTTTTAAATGTACCAACCGAAATATCAAATTTTAAGTCTTATATGGACTATCGTATGATAACAAGGGGCGCGCAGTTTGAATTGCAACAACAGGCTTATACTGATAGTAATGGTTGCCGCAAGGTAGGTAATTACTTCTGTATAGCATTGGGGTCTTACTATGGAAGCGAAATTGGCGCGAAGTATCGTATTCGTCTCTCTGACGGAACAAGTTTTCTTGGAATCCTTGCAGACCAAAAAGCAGACAAAGATACAAATTCAACAAATCAGTATACTATCTATAACAAAGATATTATTGAGTTCATTGTTGATACCAATAAACTTCCCGCCGCAGTTCAACTAAGTGGTTCGCTTAGTTCTTTGGAAAAGTTTGAGGGGAAGGTCGTAGGAATCGACAAACTTTGACTTTTTTAGATTTTTTTAGTATACTATAAGTATAGAATATAGGAGGTAAAAGGAAATGCTTATGGGTTTTAATCTATTTAGCGAGTACATGAGGGACATAGAGGATTTTGAGACCAAGAGAGATTTACTCTATGAGGTTGGTATTGAGCTTTCAGAAGATTCAATTTTTGAAAAGATTGAACGAGACTTAATCAATCTTATCGAGACTTGCGCGGTTGATCATATCGAAAAAAAGGGAGTAATTTCTTGGTGGATGTGGGAAAACGGTTTTGGAAAAAATCAGAAGCCCTATGTCTTTCATGGCGATAAGTATTATCTTAATACTGCGGCAGATTTATGGAAGTTTTTAACAAGGTGAGATAAGGGAGATAAAAGAGAAACATGGGGGTGTTTCTCTTTTTCCTTTCTATAGGAGTAATGATATGAAACGAGTTAAAGTTGCTTTAGCCTTTGTTTGCGCGGGACTGTTAGCAATTACCGTGTGGGCAGGCTATGAAATGGGGAAAAAGAACTCCACAATTGAAAAAGAAGAAGCTCCCGTGGTTTACAGCATAGTTCAGTACACTGATTTGTTTATACTGGACGGCGCGCCGCACACAAAGTATTTCTTCATAGATGTAAACTTAAATGGAAGATTAGTCCATAAAGATGATGAAACGCATACAATTGTCTTACAGGACCTTGATAATAAGAATCGATACTTGCGCGCAGACGTACCTGAAGAGAAATGGGCGAAAGTTCAAACGCTTTTTATAAATCAAGAGGTTTATGTTATTGGATTTGCAACAAAATTAACCTACTTTAATGACCCGATAGTAGAGGTAAGAGACATAGGAAAAATTTGAATTTTTTCCTTTCCTTTGATATAATATATATAGAAAGTGAGAAAGGAAGAGAGCAAATGACGAGAGGGAATAATTATGTACTCAACCTTAGGAACGGAAAGCAAATAATAGAGGAAGCGGGCAGCCTTTTAGATATGTATGATTTTGAATACAATTGCGGCGGCTTCGCACTTGGACTTCCTTATTGGTATCTCCCCTATGATAATTCGGATTACGATACCGATGAGTCAATGGAGCTTGATGATTATGCATGGGCGCATCCAGAACTCTTTGATAATGAGGAAAGAGGTATTGACTACTCAAAAGCTTGTACGGGTCGCGGCAGAATTATGGTTGACTTTATGGTTTCGAGTCTTGATTTTGTGAGGGAGATTCAGAAGTCCAACGAGGTTCAAGATGATGAGTACCTTGTACTCTTCCGCGCATCGGGATGTGACTTCCACTTCATTCGTCGTATGAGTGACGGGTCTTGGGCGCATAAAATGGGCAATCAGAAAATCCAAACCCTCGACCGAAAGGAAATTGAACCTACATGGCACAGCCATTTTAATAACTATGAGGGTAAGGTTTTTCTTCTCGCGGTTAAAAAGACCCACAGTTTAGAAGACCCAAACCTAAAAGTTTGAAAGCTTAAAAAATTTTTAGTATAATATATATAGAAAGTGAGAGAGAAAGGAAAGAAAGGGGTTTCTGAAATGTCTAAAATGACTAAATGTTATCCTTACTTCCGTGAAGATGTGACCGCTGATATGGATGCGCTTGGACTTCAGGACAATGTTGTCTATTGTGAAAGAAGTGACTATGATAGAGTCCTTTATAATAAGGGTGCTGATGTAACGGTTTGGTCAGGAGCCTCTCGCCTTGTATTTCCTTATCACAATCTTGTTTGTAAGCTTCCCATAACTAAGATAGCTCACTGGGAAGAGAACGAAGAGGGTGAGTGGGAAGAAGAATCTCGATGGGACCTTGATGACCACTGTGCGGTGGAGTTAGAGAACTATGAACTTTCTATTAAGGAAGGACTTGATGAAGCTTTTGCGCCTTGTGAGTTCTATGATATGGTGAATGGTATTCCGGTCTATGTTATGGAGCGAGCAGAAGAAATAGAAGAGAGAATAACTCCCTCGAAAGCAACCTCCGAAGCTTGTGAGAAAGATGAGCTTGATTACTCTTGGGGTGCTTCACTTTGGGAAGTCTTCGTTCGGTATTATGGCATTGAGTTTTGTAAGAAGCTGACCACTTTCCTTCAAGATAATTATATAAATGATATTCGCTTTAATAATTGTGGAATAATTAATGGACGACCCGTTCTGATTGACTATTGTGGGTATTGGGGGGATTAAGAATGGAAGATTTAGGTACGGTTTCGTTTAGTAATAAGGAAAATTTTCATAAGTTTATGGATATCGCACTTAGTGAACATTGGGAATGCCTTGTAAGGGCTGACTGTGAAGGAGTTCCAATGGTTGAATTTTCCCCTACTTGGGTATATGGTGGTCCTTACGCAGTTTGGCACTCAGAAACAGAAACAGAAGAAGAAGATTGAAGATAAAAATAAAGGCGGCTTCAGCAAATTTAACTTAGTTGTTGTGGTCTTTTGAGCCTCGCTTAATGCCGCCTTGTTTATACGCCTCCTTAGCTCAGTTGGTGGAGCACGCGACTGTTAATCGTGGGGTCACTGGTTCAAGTCCAGTAGGAGGCGCCACGCAGAGTAGAGCAGTTGGTAGCTCATCGGGTTCATAACCCGGAGGTCGCAGGTTCGAGCCCTGTCTCTGCACCCAGAAGGTCGGTTCGATTCCGACTCGGTGGTCGAGGTCTGGTGAGAAGAGAGGTAGGTTCGATTCCTACAAAGCACTGGTGAGCAAAATGACTAATTATGGGCAGCGGCTGTCCAGAGAGTAGGCGAGGTTCGATTCCTCAAGGGGCTTTGTTCGACTCAAAGCCTCATAGGTTCAAAACTCTCATTTTACGTTTCTCCCCAAAGATAAGGGCTAATACTTGGAGAAAGTACCTCGAGGATTGGAGCAACGAGTATAAATAAAGTCTCCAAGATGTTTTTCGGTATCAGAACCATAACCGGCGTTTAACGTGTTCCTACCCGCGTTAATTGAGAGCAGAAGGGTTTGTGAGGTCGTATTGCCAATTAGCTGGCAAGTGGTAAGAACCATGCATGGAAATCTGCGGAAGTGCGGAAAACCTCACCCAAATTTAAAAGGCTCTTACAGCAAACTTTTTAATATAGCTTAGACTAAAAAGTCACAGAGCCTTGTCTTTAGAAAACAATATGTATTAAGGAGAGTATAAAATGGCTGATTTTCTTGAGATGCTTAAAACTGAAGACAATTTTACTACAACTGAAAATGGTGCTGTTGCACTCAAGTCAACCAAAAATGCTTGCCTTGATGCATTTAGCACACTTCCTGCCGCAAAGGGGATGCCCGAGGATTATATCATTAGATATTTCTCCAAGGCTTTTGCCGAAGACCGCGCACTTGCAATGAGAATACTCTTCTATGTGAGAGATATCCGCGGCGGGCAGGGTATAAGACGGGTTTTTCGAGTGTGTCTCAAGTGGCTTGCAGACAACTATCCTGAGTATGTGAAGGAAAACCTTGGCGCCATTATGGAATATGGCAGAGCCGACGATTATCTTTGCCTTGAGGGCACTTGTGTATGGGCTTTCGTTATATCTCAGTTTTATCGTATTCTGAGATATGACTTTAAATGTATGAAAGAGGGAAAGCCTATTTCTTTACTTGGGAAGTGGTTGCCCTCGGAGAATGCTTCGTCGAAGGAAACGAGAAGACTTGCAAAAAAGGTAAGAGAAGGATTTGATCTTTCTTCGAAACAATATCGTCAATTACTGTCGAGGCTTCGTGCTTATTCTAATGTAACCGAGACCTATATGTCCGCGCGCAAGTGGGATGAAATCGATTATGAAAAGGTGCCCGCACGAGCGTCTTTGAACTATTCTGATGCTTTTTATCGTCACGACGAGAAGCGTTATATTGACTTCATTGAAGGGCTTGCAAAAGGGCAGTCCAAGATAAATACCAAAAGCCTTTTCCCTGTGGACATTATAACGAAAGCCTTTGAGAAGAGATATAAGTGTTCGGCAAAAGACCGTATCATTCTCAATTCAATGTGGGAAGTTCTTCCGAATTACTTGGAAGGAGTTGATGAGACCGCGCTTTGTATGGTAGATACCTCTGGCTCAATGTGGGGAACTCCCTATGATGTAGCCGTATCTCTTGGCATCTATTGCGCCGATAAGTGCCGCGGACCGTTCCACAACCATTTTCTTACCTTTGCAGAGCGTCCCGCGCTTTGTGAGATTACCGGTAAGGACATTGTTGAGAAAGTGGCTAATCTTCCTTGTATAAACGCAGGAAACACTGACTTGGAAGCGGCATTTGACCTTATTCTTAGAACGGCAGTAGACAATAATGTTAAGCCCGAGGACCTTCCGTCCAAGCTCTACATTATCTCTGATATGCAGTTTGATAAGGCGCGCGAGGGCTATGAGTATCTTTGGGCACCTTCATGCCCTCCTCCGAAACCGTTTATGCAGACAATGAAAGAGAAGTTTACTGCAGCAGGTTATACTCTTCCGTCAATTGTCTACTGGAATGTTAGAGCCGGAGAAGGTATGTATCAGGAAACCTTTGAAGGTGAGAGTTGCGCGATAGTTGGCGGTTATTCTCCTTCGCTTTTTGAAGCGATTATCAAGGGAACGACCTATACCAAAGAGACGATAGAAGAGGATGGGGTCGCCCGCACGGTTGAGAAAATTATCATTGACCCAATGGAAGTTATGTACGCGGCAGTCGCCAGCGTAAGATATGCCCCAATTTATCCCTCGCTTGAGGAAAATTGATTTAGAATTAAAATTTTGGTATAATATAAATGTAAAAAGGCACGAACAGCAAATTAATTATTTTTTGATTTAATTGAAAAAGTTAACTGCTTTCTTCCAGTCTCGCGGTTGGTAGAACTGCGAAATACTGACTGAAGGCTCATGTGGTGCCTTGTAATTTTTTTAAAGAACGGGTGGGTGCCGGCAAGATATTGGTACTGCAGGCTGATATCTCCTGCCCGTTCGATATGCACTCTTAGCTTAGTTGGTAAAGCAATCGACTTTTAATCGATGACGGTGAGTTCGAACCTCACAGAGTGTACCAGTTTAAGTAAAAATATACCATAAAAGGAGAAGAAAAATGGTTAGATATTATTCAACAATGGCTGAATCATTCTTTGATTCTCTTGAAGAAGCAGTAAAGGCAGAAAGGGAACTTCTTACCGAAAGAGAGGAGGCTTTTAATGAGGTTATCACTACAATCAAAGATATCTATCAGCTCACCGCAGAAATTGAGCAGGAGCAGACAGCCAAGATAGATGAAGCCAAAGAAGAGATTCGCACGGCTTGCGAAACTTATTCCAAAGTTTATAGATGCGCAAGAGATAAGATATTCAAAGCAGAGAAAGAGAGAAAGGAAGCCAAAGACAGCATGAAAGATATGATACAGGACGCCTTTGATGCTTATGAAGAGACTTGGGGCGTGCTAACTGAGGATGAACTTCGCCATCTCTGTGATGAATTTGATTTCCTTGAAAACTAAAATGAAGCCATACGAGTTAGTTCGTATGGCTTCTCTTACTAAAGGAGAGGATTAAATGGCAATTTATATAACGGGTGACACTCATGGAGATATAGATTTGGGGAAACTTAAAAGAGAAGGGTTCGCCGCACAAGAGGGTGATTATGTAATTGTTTGTGGAGATTTTGGCGCAATTTGGGATGATTCCAAAGAGGATAAAAACCTTCAAGAATGGTATAACAACCAACCTTGGACGACTTTGTTTTGCGATGGAAACCATGAGAATTTTGAACTTCTTTCGAAGTATCCAGTTGAGGAGTGGAATGGTGGTAAAGTCCATCGAATTGGACCTAAAATTCTACATCTAATGCGCGGGCAGATCTTTACAATTGAGGGTAAAAAGTTTTTTGTAATGGGCGGCGCACAGTCGCATGATATGACTTTTCGTATTCCGGGTAAAGATTGGTGGGCGGAAGAAATGCCGTCTTACCGTGAAGTTAAAGAAGGATACAAGAACTTAATAAAGAATAGCAAGGAAGTTGACTATATAATTACCCATTGTGCGCCGACCTATGTAGTTCATTTGATTAATCCTTGGTATAAGGGAGACGGACTTACCGAATTTTTTGAGGGTATTAGTCTTGAGACAGAATTTAAGCATTGGTATTGCGGGCACTACCATATAGATGCCGATTTTATAAACAACATTTCAGTGCTTTACGATAGAATTATAAAGCTATAAACTTTTTGCTTTTAAAGGAAAAAAGATATATAATATATATAGAAAATAAAGAAAGAGAGTGGGGTAAAAATGGAGAGCACATTTCGACCTATTTGTATTATGATTTTTGACCAGACGAACAAACAAGTATATTATAAATATGTTGGCGAAACTTATTCGGGAGATACCATTGTTGGTAATATTGTTTATGATGATGGAGACTATGTTTATGACCCCAAATATTATATTTATACTTCAGCAAAGATTAATTCTATTAAAGGTGGATGGGTAGATAATAACAGGATGCGTAGAATTGAGGTACGTCCAGATACGATTAGACCATATACTCAAGTTGAGAGAATCAAAGAGCAGTTAAGAAAAGGGAATCATGTAAAACTTATTCGTAGTTACTCAAAAGACTCCTTTGACAATTCTATATGCCTTATTACGAACGAAAAAGAAATTCCTTATGAGCTTTGGTTTAAAAACGATAAGAGGTAATGGTCGCGCGCAATCGTAAGTCTGAAAGGAGACGATAAAATGAAGATAAATTTTTTAAAAGAAACTTTAGATAAGATGAAAGAGAATAACGTAAGCCCTGAGGACGTTGTATATGTATTTAATAGTTTCGGCTATTGTAGTTGGGAAGAGTTTGAAAAACTGGCAAATTTTGATTACAATAATGGATATGGATTAATAGCGATTGACCTCAATCTAATTGTGCGCGGCTCCGATTGGTGGCTTGAGAGGGGCGAATATGATGGTTCTGAATGGTGGGAATTTCGTCGTGCACCAGTAAAAAATGAGCAGATGCATAATGCGGAATTGGACGTTTTTTATTATATAGATAAGGATTATTGAAAGGAGATAGTATTATGACAGTTTTCTTTTACGAAGAGACTCTCGGCGCGCTTGAGAAACACGGTCATAAGCCCGAAGAAGTTAAGTATGTTTTTAATAAGGACTTCTATTGTTCTTGGGGAGACTTCTACAGGCGTGCGACACTCCTTTATCATAACCACAAGGACTGGACTGCTTTTGGTCCCACTTTAATGATTGTCGGTGATAATTGGTGGTTAGAGAGATATAATTTTTCGGGTTTTGAGGGCTGGTCTTATGGAGAAGTGCCGTCAAAAGATAAGCAGACTTATAATCCAAATATAGATTGTATGGGTAAGGATGACGATGGACATTGGGTGCATTATGATTGTAACACCTGCCCAAACAGAGATAGATGTTAAAACAAGCATTAAAGAAAAAGCAGAAAGGAATTGAAGTTAAAAATGAGCGCATATAAGGGATTTGACAAGGATTTAAGGTGCCGAGGCTTCCAGTATGAAGTGGGAAAAACTTATGAAGAAAAAGAAGCGCGAGTTTGTGAAACCGGATTTCACGCTTGTGAAAATCCGCTTAATGTGCTTCAGTATTATCCCCCTTGTTACGGAAATCGATATTGTGAAGTAGAGCAAGATGGTGAGTTTTTTGACAATCGTGATGATTCGAAGATTGCTTCTACAAAAATAGAAATCAGTAAAGAGATTAGTCTTACGGAACTGATACAAGCCGCAATAGACAAAAGTGGTGAAAACGGAACTTATTCTATAAAGGAAGTAGACCGTACAGTAGCGGAAAATGCAGAGAAGTATTCAAGGGCATTAAATAAGGGCTATGGTTCAGTAGCAGCAAACGCTGGAAATTATTCACTGGCAACGGTTGCAAAAACTGTCTCAATAGCAGCAAATACTGGTGATTGTTCAGTTGCGTATAGTCAAAAAGCTCATTCAATAGCAGCAAATACAGGCGATAGTTCAGCAACATTAAGTCAGGGATATCGCTCGATAGCAGCGAACACAGGAGATAACTCTGTTATTATGGGTTACGGTGATAGCTCAGTAGCAGTAAGCGTTGGTAATCAGTCAACAGTTATAAATAGTGGTGATAAATCAGTAGCTTTAAATACAGGTTTTTATGCAGAAGCATCAGTTCAAAACGAGAACTCTATTGCAATAGCAACAGGTGTTCAATCAAGAGCAAAAGCGGGTCTTGGTTCAGCGATTGTTCTTGTGGAGAGAACCACTTGGAATGGTCATGCGTATCCACTAAATAATATAAAAGCGGCAATTGTGGATGGAGAAAAAATTAAAGCCGATACTTGGTACACTCTTAGAAACGGCGAATTTGTTGAAGCATAAGAAAGGAGAAAGCAAATGATAAACATGACAGTTGCTGAACTGAAGAGGCTTATATCAGATCTTCCGGATAATATGCCGGTAATTATACCGGTTATTGATAAAGATGATTGTAATCATATACTTGGATTTCGTTTCGTTCGTACTGCTGGTCTGATTTCGAGCAATAGAGAAGAGAGTCAAATGATTCTTTGCTTGAATGCCGCTAATGATCAGGATATTGCTGATCAAGTGTATTTTTCAGAAAGAGATGTTAATGTAAGAAAGATTCTTTTTGGTCATTCTAAATATGACCAGAGAAAGGAGAACTAAATGAAATTCGTTGTTAATGAACTTCCATATTATGAGGAGTTTTGCCCCTTTCGGGAGATGTGCTATGATAATGCAAGCAATGATAAGTGCCCTCAACACTGGAGCAAATATAAAATCTGCTCTGATGATAATCCGCATGAGTGCCGTTTTCTTATTGAAGCGTGCTTGATTAAACCGGAGGAGCCAAAGCGAGAAAGTAATCATTCTGATGATTGCTTTTGTTCAACTTGTAAGCATTTTGAAGATTCGGATATCTTGAAATCCCCGTGTCCTATTTGCATTGGGTTTTCTAATTGGGAGGAAAAATAATGAGAGACCCGAAAAGAATTGATGAGTTTTGCGAACTACTAAAAAGGTTTTGGAAAGAGGTACCCGACTGGCGTTTTGGACAGTTAATAAGCAATTTGGGTAGACAGTTTGAATGGACTCCGGGTGGATTCTTTTATATGGAAGATGAGGAGTTTATGGACACGCTTGAGGGAATTTTAGCTAAGCTTAATAGATATAAGTAAGTATTTACAATGCGCGCGACTGTAAATTTTAATGGTTGCGCGCATTGTAAGCATTTACATAAGTCTTTTTTATTGGTTCGTTTACAACTTCACCTATACTTTTGACTTTTAGAAGTTTTTTTGTTATAATATATATAGAAAATGAAAGGAGAGAAAGATATATGAGCAAAGTATATACACTGGTTCGATTTTCAAAGACGGGCAACATTTACTATGGCTCTTATGATGTTATTGGACAGATAGCACGCAACTATATCTGTACTCCAAAAGAAGCTTATGACGCGGCAGATGATGTTTACGACATGACCCTTTTTTGGAGAGAAAAAGAAAAAAGAGATGGTTGTAACGCCTACACCCATGAGTGTCTTACTGGCACTGAATCAGACTGCGATGATGTTGAAGTTTATGTACCAAGCCTGCATATAACCTTTCTCTCCAAAGGAAGCGAGCAGAGAAAACTGATATCGGGTTGGACCAGAGGAAGCTCTCCTACCAAAAAAGGGATGCCCCAATGGGTAAAGGGGTTTGAATATTGTCGCTCCGAAAGAAAAAGAAAAGAGCGAATAGGCGCACTCAATAAGTTCGATGAGCGAATGATGGAAGTTAACTCAAAGCCTCTACCAGAGCCTATAAGAAAGCAGCGAGAAAAAGAAGCTTTTAAGAAGAAATTCAAATCAGCAGAAAATGCTAAAAGAATTGAAGAGTTTTGTGAGACCTTTAAAGAGATTTGGCTGAGAATGCTTGATTGGCGATTCGGGCAGTTGGCTTTAGAAGATGATGAGATGCTGGAGATGCTGAAAGAAGTTATCACCGCTTATGACAAATATACTGAAACCTAAGTGCGCGGCGGACCATAAAAGTTAATGATTGCGCGCAAGAGTAAGGAGGAAATATAATGGAAGTTGTTTATAGAGCACTTACAGGAACAAAGCTTGAGAAAATTTTTACTTCTGAGGAAGAGTGTAAGAGATATGAATATTTGAATAGTATAAAAATGTGGGATTGGGCAGGGGATAGAACTGATGATTTTGCAGAGGCTATGGTTCTTCTTCTTCCTTTACGAGGCGAGCAGCTTCTTCGTGAGCGATGGGGAGATGAGATAGTTTTTGATTCTGAGAGCCCTTTTAGAGGACTTATTGATGAGGACGGCTATCTTGTTTGCACACCCGGACTTTATTTTTATGATATGGAACATCATCAATTCTTTTTTGGTGGGAAGATTTTTTTTAACGCGATACGTAATTTTATTGATAAGAATCCGAAAGAGATTAGTGAGATAATATCTTGTTCTAACGTTATATAATTATAAAACTAAAAAGGAGATAATAAAATGGAAGTAAGAACTTTTTATGTAGCCTTTCCGGGAACTTCTTATGAGGTATCATTTAAAACCGAAGAGGCCTGTCGTAATCATGAACAAAAGATGACTCCAAAAATGTGGGACGAAAAAGGCAATCCGACTCTAAATGCAGAAGAAGCAATGTTCGTACAAGTAGAAAGCGGTATGGTAAAATATTTGTTCGATAAGTATGGAAAACAGAACTTTCCCGGAATTGATGAGGAGGACTATGGGTATTTCTATTGGGATGATTGGGAAGAAAGATACCTTTATCTTTATAACGATACAATAAAAAGAGTCCATAAGTTTATGAATGAGCATGAGATAGTAGATTATCTATAATGCGGGCGAGGTTTTGGGTTGATGGATAATGAGAAGCCAGTCAAAGCAGTACTAAACGATGTTACGATTATTTTTGATAATGCGCGCGAGGCTATTGATGTGAGTACGGCAGCGTTGACAAAGGCTATTGAGTCGATTAGGACAGCTAATGATAAGTTTTATGAGATTGCTTATAAGGATGGTAATCTTGAAATGGAAGAAATAAAATGAAGGTTGCGCGCAACTGTAGGAAAGGAGAGTAGATAATGTGATGATTTATGTGATACCTAAAGTCGATGATAAACCTATTAAAATCGTTTTTGAGGGTGGGAAAGAGTCTAATCCCATAGTAGAGGATGATCAGGTATATCTTATTGATGAGCACTCAAGCCCTGAAGAAGTTGGAAAGGCATTTAAGACATTGCATGACAGACTGATGTCAGAATCTACATTAGTTGATGACCATACGTGCCCTGATGAAGCGCCAAGCCCCGAGGAAATTGAGGATTTCTTTATATCATTAAATGAAATGCTCATGGAAATGGAAGAAGAGGATATGGGGTATTAAGCAATTATAATATAATATTATAAAAAGGAGAACAACAAATGGCAAAAAGAATTACCGCAATTATAATATCAATATTGATTATCGTATTTGCTACAATCGGTTTTACTGGCTGTAGAGAGGCTGATAAGGTTAATCACAATATGAGCCTTGCTGCCGATAACTTTAATTGTGAAAGGCGCATTACTGTTTATAATGCTCGTACTGACAAAATAGTGATGTACGCCGAGGGCTATATGAGCATAAGCAACAATGAAACCGATGAACTTGTTGTGACTTGCAAAGTAGGTCCGAACGAATACAAAAAGAACTATATTTATCTCAACGATTATACGCTTTATGTTGTGGAAGATATAACAGGTACACACGCTGACCCGTATCACTATGTTGTAGAATTTCATACTGAATTTCCCGTTGGTGTGGATGTTAAACCATAAGGAATGAATATTGATACGAGTTGGACACTACTGCGCGGCGGTAGTGTCCTTTTTTGATAAGAGAAGAGGGTCGCGCGCAGATGTAGGTTTGAGAGTAAGCGAGAAAGAAAATTTTTTGAAATTCGAAAATTGGACGAAAGTTGTAGAGAGGATTGTAGGGTTTCTCTACTTCTTAATGTAAGTAGAAAAATAGGTAGAAGCTCAAGAGTAACCTAAGTAATAACTTGAATAGAAATGTAAGTATACTTGTAAGTATACTTACATTTTTTTATAAGTATATTTATAAGTATACTTACAAGTATACTTATATTTCTACTTATAAGTATATATGACTTTCTTCCGAAGAAATAATCCCTTTTTCCTTTCGCACATTTAGTACCGAAGCGCGTAGCGCGAAGGTACGGTATGGCGCGAAAGGGGAAAGGGCTTGTAGGCGGTATTGTAGGCGGTAATGTAGATTTTAATATAAGTTTATACATAAGTATATACGAGTTGGTTGTAAGTATACTTACAAGTATACTTATAAGTATATGGGGGTTTTGCCTATGTTTCTACTTACAATATATGAAAGGGCGAAAGGGGAAAGGGCGAAAAAAAGGGGGAGAAGGGCTTTGCAGGTTTTTTCTTAGGTTTTTGTAAGTTTATACCTATGTATATGGGGTGGAGTGGAGTGTGAAGGGGCCTGTGTTTCTTCTTAGGTTTCTACTTACAATATATGGGGATTTCGTTTTTTGACCCGGTCGCCCGCCTTGTAGGTTGGCGTGTAAACCTTCGTGTAAACTTACGCTATCCGGGTATGGAATTTCCTATCGCCGTCGTCGCAAGGGAGATCGCGGCGCTTTGGCGTTTGGAAGGGCAGTGGCAAATCCTTATGGGCGTTTATGGATGCTTAGCATTTGAAATGGATGCTTAATAGTTTGTAAAAGTTTAAAAAGACGCTTAATAATCTGTAAAGTGGCTGCCTCAAATTTTGGAGATTTACAAATTTTCTTGTGAATATACTTACAATATATATAGGTTTAATTGTAATTTTTTCTGAAAATTTTGGGAAAATTTTGAGGAAAATTATAGGTTTTTTGTAATTTGTTATATTAATATGTAGCATTTTAATATCATAAATATAGAAAATGTGTCAAATTATAAGTATAATTACAAATATAATTACAAGTATACTTACAAGTATACTTATATGTGCGCGAAACCGTAAACCTGCCTAAAACTCGAGGCCCGCTCCCAAAAGAAAATCTTCTCTCCGAATCTTTCTAACCCGCTCTTTCAGCATTCAATTCCTTTTTCTTTTCCTCTTTTCTACCTTCTTAAAATGAAGTTTAGACCCAAAGAAAATTTAAAGCGAAAAACCTAAAAAATTTTCGGAGCGGGCAAACCAACCAGTGTCCCGCGCGTCTTGTAGGTGTTTCCGTTTAGCTTTAGAGCCTATGGGAATGCGCGCACTTCAGTCAACTAAAGCGTTCGTGTTAAGCGGGTTGCGCGCACTTGTAAGTAGGAGTATAGGTATCTCCACTTATACGACGGTCTACGTTAAAACTTACGCTACCCGCTCCCCAAAATTTGTTTTCTTTCTAAAATCGCGCTATAATATATATAGAAAGTAAAGGAGACGAAAACCGTGAAACCGTTAACTCCGCTCCTCGCATTTAAAAATTTCGTCTCCTTTACTTCCAACTTCAAAAATGAAAGGACTAAAAAGAATGACACAGAGAGAATTTTTCACCACTATCGTTGAGGGCGCTACCGTAACCGCCGAAATGGAAGCCTTCGCCTCCCATGCACTCGCCAATATCGACAAGGCTAATGAGAGTCGCCGCGAGCGTCAGTCTAAGAAAGCACAGGAGAACGAGCCTCTTCTCGCCCAGATTGAGACCGACATACTCACCGTTGAACCCATTACCGCGTCAAACGTTGCAGCTATACTCGGCATCTCTACCCAGAAGGCTACAGCTCTTCTTTGTGCACTCGTTGCGGCGGGACGCGCGCAGGTTCAGGATATCAAGATTACGGGTAAGGGTATGCAGAAGGGCTACTTCAAAGTAGAGGCATAAGTGTACCCGCTCGGACGATTGTAAGGTAAAAACAAAACGAGAGAAGACCAAGGGAAACCTTGGTCTTTTTTCTTTACAAACGCGCCCACTTCACTTAACTAAAGCGCAGCTTATACAATAATTTATTCGTCTTTCCCAGCTCATACGTAACCCGCTCGGTATATACCGTCGCAACTCGTAGGCGAGAAACCAAGACGCAGCTTATTGGTGGTTAATAAACGATAATACCTATTCGCAGCTTATTCCGAGCTCAAATGCAGCTTATTTGCAGCTTATCCGAGGGGAATATTGGAAGCATATCTACGGTTTAGTACGCTGATGTATACGAGACAACCTACAATCGCCGAGGCGACAAAATTTCACATTTTTGGGTAGAGGGGGAATATTCGATAATAAGATTTTATATTTGAATTTTATTTTCGGAAATACTTGTCAATACTTTTGAAGAAAAATAAAAAAAGAAGTTGGGACGTGTAACGTCCCAACCTACTTAAAAAGAAATAAGAGGACTATTGCCCTCTTACTTCTATACTTACATTTACGCGATTGGCAGTGTATAAGAATTGATGAGTCTCTTACCGTTCGCAACCTGCGAGACAGCGAGTGAACCGTCCTCAGTCATCTGCTTGAGAATCGCGTTCGCTTTCTGCGGAGTGATTTCAAGTGCGGTTGCGACCTCTTTGCCCGTCATCGGCGTTCCCTCAACGAAGCACGCGAGAATTGCTTCCTTGAGTCCGTCATTCTTTGAGTTGCGCGTTGTCTTGCGCTTCTCGGCGCGAACCTCAATCTTTGCGAGTTCGTCCGCCGCATGAGTTCTCATTTCCTCGGTAATAACATCGTTGTTCATAATGCTCTCGAAAAACTCTTTCTGTGTCATAATACTTCCCTTTCTTGTTTTAGAGTCTGCCATTGACTTTTTATTTTTGCTCAAGAGGTTTACTTCCTCTTGATTACAGTTATATTATACTCTTATAGGGTCGGAATGTCAACATTTGATTTGGGACGTATAACGTCCCAACTTAGAATTTTCGCCAAAAGAAAAAAGAGGGTTTAACCCTCTTTCTCTCTTTTTTCTTTCATGAGTTTATTCTGCGCGCGTTGTTTTTCGTCACGCTCAATTTTCTTTTTCTTCTCTTCTTCTTTTCTTTTTGCCGTCTCGGCTTTCTTTTTTTCGTTTATCTCAAATTCTTCGTGAAGTGAGTAAGCGTCAAAAATATCGCCGTCACGACTGCCTGCGGGAATACTTACCGCGATTTTCATAAAAGCTTCGTCACCGTTATCGAATACAATCGGAAAAGCAACTTCATTTTTCTTTATCTGAATTGCTTCATCGCCCTCGGATTCAATAAAGGCAATTAATTTTTTGAGAAATTCCGACCGTCTTTTATCCTGTTCCTGTTTTCTTGTCATATTAAAAAATTTCCTCTCTTTCTTTTTTTCTGTTTATATTATACCCTATTTTCTAAAAAATTTCAAGATTTGACTTGGGACGTTTAACGTCCCAGTTTTTTCGGTAAAATTTTGGGCGGGAATTATCCCGCCCGTTTTGATTACTCGGCTATCGAATAGGAATTGACAAGACGCTTTCCGTTCTTGACTTCCTCGACAACAATCTTTCCCTCGGTTGCCAACTGCTTGAGAAGTGCATTTGCTTTCTGAGAAGTAATGCCGACTGCTTCGGCGACCTCTGCGCCCGAAAGATGAACGCCTGCGGTGAAGTGGGTCAGAATCGTTGCCTTGATGTCCTCGTTCTCTCTCTGCTTCTTCGTGGGAGTGTTGCGGCGATACTCTGCTTCATGGGCAAGCTTGGCGAGTTCCTTGTCAGCAAAAGCATTCATATCCTCGCTGATGTTTGCCTCGATAACTGCGGTGTAAAAATCCTTTCTTGTCATAACTTTTTTCCTTTCTCATTTTTCAGTCTATCGTTGACTTTTAATTTTGTTCAAGAGTTCTTTTTCTTTTCCCTCTTGATTACAGTTATATTATAGTCTTTTTTGAGTGGGAAGTCAAGACTTGACTTGGGACGTATAACGTCCCAACCCGTATGGAGAAAAAGGTGATGAGTTATCACCACCTTTATTTCTTAATCGTCAATATCCGCGCGTCCTATTATTCTAAACGGGAAATATATAATTCCGCGCTCGAATTTATGCTTTGTCTTTTTTGCGATTAGAGCAAAAATTTCTGATTCAATTTCCGCGTCATCAATCGCACAATGTGCTTCCTCAAAATTATCATCAAGCATTAAAAACTGATATGCCGTTTCTGCCGTTGTGGAATAATATTTTGCGCTACTTGTGACGCGATTATTTTCTTTACAGAAATTTCTAAAATCATCATTATTTAATAAATGAGTGCAAGCAAGACCCCAGACATCAAACAAAGGATAATCAATATTACGAAAAGTAAAAATATCGGGTTTAAAGCAACGATTATTATTATTCTCGCCGCGAAGAATACGCTCGCATTTTTTCTTTTCGGTATTAATAAAAGCGTTATATTTTCCGCTATAAACCGCACGGACATATTTTTCTGTAAAAGGAATTGCTTTTTTAAAGTCGAACATCGAATTATATGCGCCTGTCGCGGTCACAACCTTTAAATCGTTTTCAAATTCTGCCGCGAATGTGTCCCACCTTGCGAGTGTTATTTCTCCGCGTTCAAGTCGTTCAAGATATATTGAACGCTTTGCGGCATAATAAGCGGTAGCGAATATTTGCATATCGAAAAAAGTTTCGGATATTAGATAATTTACACGCTTGTATATATTGCCGTTGATATCGATTATTTGATAGCCGATATCATATATTAAAGGCTTTGCAATAGCTGTTTTTTTCTTGTCCTCAGCATTATTATATTCCAAAGCAAACGGAAGCGTTGCCGTCTCACAATCGAGAATCATATAATACTTTCTTCTTCTGTCGAATTTTTCCATTTGTTTTTGTTCCTCTCTTTAATTTCTGATAGTATTATACCACGGGGAAAGAAAGAAGTCAACACTGGAGTTGGGACGTCTTACGTCCCAGATTTAGACAAGAAGAAACCGCGTGACGAATTGCCACGCGGCGCATTATTACTTTGTGCAAGAGCACTTACTCTGAGGACAAAGTGCGTCATCAAGTTCACGTGTATGAAAATTCATGCTTATTATTGATTTTTTAAAATTTTCAAAAATTTCTGATTGAATACTTGAGGGCAACATAGCAAATATTTCTGATTCACTAAAATGAGCCTTTATATAGCTTAGTACCCCCTCGTAATTATCATCTTCTATTCTTTGGATTATTTTTTCGTTAATATTTTTTTCGGTATAAACTTCATAATCACTGGCATCAATATAAACTTTCATTATCTTTACTTCCTTTCTTCTCTTGATTACATTTATATTATACATTATTATTTATCATCTGTCAACCTATAAACCGGGACGTATGACGTCCCAATATATAAGGACGGGATAAACCGTCACTTAATTTTCTACATCTTCTTCATCCTCTTCTTCGTAATAAGCATTTTCTTTGAAAAACTGCTCTTCAATATCTCCCAGTTCGTTTTCAAACTCGGGATAAAAAATTCCATTATTAAATCCCCAACGAACAACTTTTTCCATTAAGTCGAAATCACTAATAAAAAAGTCAAGATAATCTTCAACTGTCATGTTTTCAACTATTGTCTCTCTTGCTTCGTACTCATCTTCACCTATCGGTTCATTATCAAAACTACTGTACTACATTTTCATTGTCCTTTCTTTATTTTCTGTATATATTATACACAATTATTTTCTATTTGTCAACTTGTATTTTGGGACGTATAACGTCCCATATTTACCTATAATTTTGCCTTGTGAGAAAACTCACAAGGCGCGCGTCACTTTTTTGATTCGGAAACGAAATATTTCCCGCCATATTTTTCTGCAATTTCAATTACCTTTTCAGTATCCTCCCCTGTGGCACAAAAACAATTAAAAATTACATATTTATCTATATCAATATAATTAAAGGGAATTGAGTTTGCGCCGAGATATTCCGAAAAAACTTCGGGAGATACCCCGCGCGGAATTGTAAGTTCAACTTTCCATAATTTTTCTTTCCGGAATTTTTCTTCCAACCATTTAACAAAGAACACGCCAATAAAATTAGCAACTGCAACAACGATAACCTTAAACCATAATGGCAGTTCGCACACGGTATATACAACCACAACGGTGTACAGTCCGAAAGCGATTGCGTTTACAATACTTGCGCCCACCTTGCCGCATTTTATTGTAGCAAGAGATTTTATTGTTTGGATTATGACATTTAGAACATTTAGAATAATAAAAATTAAAATTAATTCCTTTGACATTTTTTTCTTCCTTTCTTTTTTGTTGTAATTATTATACAATTTTTTCTACGAAAAGTCAAGAGAGAAAATGGGACGTATTACGTCCTAACTTATGGGAGCGGGCAAATTGCCCTTACTCTCCAAAGATTCTATCTTCAAAAAAAATTATACAAACAAAATCATGTATTATTTTAGCTTCTTCGGGTATTTCGCGGCTCTGTTCTACAAAAGCGTCGGGACTGTAATTTTTAAGCATTTTCATTAAAATATAACTGGTATAAATTTCTGAATACTGGGTACTCAAATCTCTATATAATTCCTTTTTTTCTTCTGTGGACATTGTGGGATAAACTTCACCCTCAAAAATTCCCTCAAGAGCATAAACATCTCTTTCATCAGTAGAATTAAAATAATAGTTCAGTCTCTCTTCAAATTCAGAATAAGTCATAGTTTTTTCCTTACAATTCCTTTATATTTGTTTTGTATTTCCTCTTGACTACATTTATATTATATACTATTATGTCCTGCCTGTCAATCCTACCTTTAGGACGTCTAACGTCCCAACCTACAAGCGCGGGTGTGACATTTCGTCACATTCTGCGAAGTATTTCAAGAATATTATTGACATCGTAAGCAATACCATTCCAAGAGGTACGGTTTTTTTCTTCATCGTCAAAAAGAATCCCGTTTCGCCCTATCTGCTTTGGAGTTCCATATGCAATAATATCGATATGAGAAAAATGAACGCTTGCAAGATGCTTTGAAAGCCATTGCCTTTTTGCTTTTTCAACAATTTCCGCATATTCTTCCGATGAGTCGCGCGCAGTCCACGAAACAATTCCTATTTCATATCCCTGTCGCAAAAGACGATTCAACAGCCGAGCGAGCACTTGTAAATTGACGAGCGGGCGAGCGTTTTTGTAGGCGTCAGCTCGTTCGTTTACGATATCATCAAGCCACCCATTGACACCGTAAAGGTCGGCAATAGTTCCGTCCATATCGAACCAAATTTCTTTTATCATTTATTTCATTCCTTTCGTTTGATTACATTTATATTATACACGACTGTGCGCGAATTGTCAATAAGAAACTTGGGACGTCTTACGTCCCATAATTTTCTCAAAAAGTGCGCGTTCATTAAGAACGCGCGGAGCGGGCAAATTTTTCGACTTCTTCGGGAGAAAGAACTTTTATCACTTCGGCGAGAAGTTCATAAGCAGGAACTTCAAAGAATGTCACATTTTCATCTCGATAAGTTACAATATACTCCCTTTTAATCTTTTCATAAACTTCGGGTTTTAAATAATCTTCAAGTTCGCTTCCAAGTATACTATCCCCCCAGAATGTCAATATAAGCGTTATTCATCTCGTTAAGTGCTTGTTTGGCTACTTGTGATTCAGTAAGTATACCGTCATCATAAGTTTCTCTGAAGAGTGTTACCGTTTTTTCATCATTTGTTTTAATAATCATAATTTTCTTTCCTTTCTTTTACTTTCTGAAGATATTATACAATATTTCTTATGAAAAGTCAACATCAATTTTGGGACGTGATACGTCCCGACTTTTCGAGAAGATTTTCTTGAAAGAAATTTTCTATAAATATATATAATATATGGTATATATAATATCGGTATTTATATACCTATATAAAAATTAAATTTAAACCTACAATCAAATTTTCGGTAAAACCTATAATTGCGCGAAGTGACAAATTATCACATCGCGCGAATCGTAGTTATGAACTTCCAAGTGCGGCGCCAATGCAAGACATCAGTGCAACTATTCCAACAAACATAAGACATCCCATAAATCCCATAAATAATTCTCCTTTTGTAGCTTGTGAGCGGGTTATTTCTTTTTGGTATTTTCCTTTGCTTCGTGAAAAGGCAAAAGCAGCTTATACAAAATTTTCGCTAAACGCAGCTTCAGCTTTTCTTCAAACTTTATCAGCTTCTTCTCATTTACGAATCCGCCAATAACTATTATTACTATCAGTATATCAAATACTGTCTGTAATGCAAACTTTAATTCTATACTCATTTTCTTTTTGTCCTTTCCTTTACTTTCTGTATATATTATAACTTATTTTTAATTTTTTGTCAATTATAATTCTGGGACGTGAGACGTCCTAACATTTTCCCCGTTAATTCTAAACGCCCAATTTTCCGAAAAAATAAGCCTCAGTCTAACCCGAGGCTTATCTTTACCAGCTTATCAATCTTCTTTTGTAGCTGCGAATCTTCTATATTGCCGCAATATTTTATCAAACGAGACTTATCAACTGTTCGGAGCTGCTCAAGAAGGACTGTTCCGTGAACAAATTCTAACTGTAGCTCACAATGCGTTGGCAGCTTCTTTTTCGTAGCTGAGGTAATGGGTGCAACGATAGTGGTCGGTGAATATTTGTTGCCTTTATCGTTCTGTAAAATAACACACGGGCGCAGACCGCTCTGCTCACTGCCGAGATTTTTTCCAAAATCGCAATAATAAACATCGTACTTTTGCATTGATATGTACCGCCTTTTCTTTTTGTTGAATCTATTATACCACGGCGCAAGCCCGATTGCAAGCGCAAAGGTGGGACGTCCGACGTCCCAACTCTATGGTGCGATATAGGCATATACAAGGTGATGATATGTCACCTCGTGGGTATAGAAAGAGGGCGGTTATTCACCGCCCCGTTATTAATCTATGACACCGCCCTCTGATTCAATTTCTTTTATAATACTGTCTACAGTGTCATCGCACGCCATATACCAGTCGAGCGTATCTTCGTATATTTTAAGCGTCTTGTCACTTGGATAAATGCCATATGTTTTTCGAGCGGATTCAAGCAATTGATAGGCTTTTTGTTTAAGCTCTTCCGCTTTATTAAGTCGAGTGACAAATTCCAAACAACGCTCCACTGATACACCCTCTGATACAAATTCAAGTTCATATTCGTTCATTACTATTACTCCATTCTATAGTTAGTCTTGTATGTCCGCCGAGCAGGCGGGGCTTTAAGCCCCGCACACGTCCTTGAACTCTTTTAAACTCATTCCGTTTTCTTCGAGAATGTCATATATCTTGTCGAGCTTTTTAAGGCTGTTATTCTGAATTGATATTCTATCATAGAAGAACGGCTCACCCGCCTTTTTTCTTGCCGCCATAGGCGTGCTCATCTTTAAGCGTATGCAGCCCGCATTTTCAAGCTCATCGATGAAAAGCTGAGCCGGAATAACATACGCTTGCAACTCAATAGGCGCGCGGTCATCGAAGTCGGGCGCATATACAATATAATCGTTATCGCGGATTGAATAGATTGTTGTGCCGTTTTCGTCAAGTCGAGCTATCTCAAAAGCATTACACTTTATTTCAATTTTCACGCGCTCGCCGTTTATGCGTTTTGTCGTATCTGTTGCAAATTCTTTTGCTGCGATACCTTTGAATTTATAATTACCGAGATATAACTTTACAAGTCCTTCAAACGCTTTACCACCGCGCCCGCTGTCAATGCCATTTGTGGGCTTGCAATGGTAATTAATGGACTGCGTTTTTTCGAGATACGCATTTACTTCGGCTATTTTCTTTTCACGAATTGTCATTCTTTTGTCCTACTTTCCATATGTATTTTTTGTAGTTCTTTTTGACTACGGTTATATAATAACAGATAAATATGAACAAAGTATGAACAAACTATTAATATTTTATGAACTTTTAAAAATCTTTTTAATTCTATTTTAATATACCTTTATAGCAACTATCTTTATAATGCTGCATAGGAAAAATACCTGCATCACTTTTATTATTCTTTATTCTAAAAAATAGGGGGTTATTTTTGGTAACATTTATTTTTCTAAATCCGAAAATAAAAACCGCTGCCAATAAAAAACTACGAACCTAAAATTTTTTTAATTCTTTTTTAGAAAATTATTATTCACCGAAATTTGATTTTCTCGAAAAAAGTTTGTATAATATATACAAAGAGAGAATATAGGCATTTATACGTTTATCTATACATTTACCTAACGTTTACCTAACGTTTACCTAACGTTTACCTAACGTTTACCTAACGTTTACCTATATTCTTACCTACAATAAACCTATAAGGAGAACCGAAACTTGAATCGCCTACAACTAAATTGGGAACTCCCTACCGCAAAAGAACGAATCGAGTTCCTCTCACAATATATTGAAGGTTTGCCTTTTGAACCGTCTCCCGCCGAATTAGATACGTGCGCCGCATATGTGCTTTGGGGATTCGATGAAGATGGAAAGAATGGCGAACAAAAAGGTCAATATGACCTCGGCCGCAGACGTAAGTCATGGACGCGAAAAGAACCCACCTCTCTCGACGAACTTGTAAGTACGACTGGAGAATCCGAAATTCTTCCTAAATCCTACGTCCCAACCAAAGTCACACGCGAAGTCTTCTCCCGCGAAAAAACCCGCCAAGACGCTCCACCCGATCTACTTGTCCTCTTCGAAGCTCTCTGGACGGAAATCGATATTTTGGACCTCGCACTTTGTGAGTATGAACGAAGATTGGGAAAACGAAAAACTCCACCCCGCGAGGAACTTTTAGCGAGATTGAAACCTACCGAAATCGAAACCGCCCACCAAAAATCCCTTCTCCTCACAAGCTTTTCTTACCTAAAGGAACGTCACCATCTCGTCGAACTGCGCCGCCAGCAGTATACGCTTCGCGATTCGTTTTCAGCTCCAACCCAGCGTGCAATACTTCATTCGCCTGCGGAAGACGATACCGGCCCTTCTATCCCTACCGAACTCGAAATTTTACCACTTCGATACACACCCGAATTTTTCATAGAATTTGATAAATTGCTGCCCCAAAATTTTGGGGAGAAGGACCTGCGCGCACTCACAGGTCTACTGTGGAGAAAAACCGACCCCGACGTAATTTTTGACTTTCGGAAAGAATCTCACTTAGCCGAATTTTTAGAGCTTCGTGAAGACTTCCGCGATACCCCTCTCCAACAAATTTTTACCTACTACGCACGCGAAGCAAATCTAAGCGAGTCCCAAAACGATCTTCTCGCGCGAAAACTTCGCGGCGAAACCAATGCTCATATCGCGCAAGCACTCAACGAAACCTACGGTAGTCACTACACCGACAACTATATTTCAACTATCTATAGACAAAAAATCATACCCCAAATTGCAACGGCCGCGCGCATTCATCGTGAACTTTTGGAGAATTTATTTTTCCCTGAGAACTGGAAAGTTTGTACTGGATGCGGCCGCCTGCTACTTCGTAGTAATGATTTTTTCGTTAAGAAGAGCCGCGCAAGCGATGGACTTACAGGACGTTGTAAGAGATGTGATAAGGAAGAACGCGCGCGGAAATCAAAACGAAAAAAGGAGGAAGAACATTGAAGAAGAAAATAAAGAAAAAACGCGATTCGGCAAGTAAAGTTGAGGTACGCCAATTTTCGTACTTTATAAATTTGCTTGCGGTTATGCCCGCGGACGAATTTATTGGTATCGCGCGCGTCTTGAAGGTTCGACTTGTAGACAAGTCGGAGAAAGGAGAAGATATTCGTAGTTTTGTTGAAATCTATGAAGATTTGATTGAGGAATTTCTTCGACTTACATCTACCCAGCGCCATAATTTGATTTGGATTATGGAGGCCGCGCTCTCGGAAGACGACGAGAATGAACTCCATGCAGACAAAAACTATAAGCATTTACCTACAAGCTTACTTATACCACGCGCGCCCGTCGACTATAATGATGCGGCCGAGTGTCAAACCGCCGCACATATGGAGGAAGAGATAGATGCAGCCACTTCTACGAGTACGGACTAAGACTTTCTCTGAGAAAATTTGCGCGCGGTGCGGCAACCATCTTGGACCAGAAGATTTCGCGCCGACTAAGTCTTGGCTTTATCCAGATGGGGTACTTCCGATTTGCGACGAGTGTTGCGCGGGATACTTAGAGGAAAAGAATTTTGATTGGGCGGTTGTCAACAAACTCTGCCAGTGGGCAGATATACCTTTCGTTCCGAGCGAATTTGAACGACTTCATGAGACAAACGGCCGAAAAGTTTTTCATACCTATGCGGAAATCTTTCTTTCAGAAGAATTTTCGTCTTTCGGGTGGGAAGATTATAACGAAGAATTTCGAAGACTCGAGGAAAAAGGTTTACTTGAGTTTGAGCTTCCCGGCATTGGTAAGGAGAAACTTCGGAAGCTTCGAGAGAAATGGGGTAGCAACTATGATACGGAGAATTTATTATATTTGGAGAATTTGTATAATGGTTTGCTTGCCACACAGAATGTCAATGGCGCGCTTCAATCTGACCAAGCTTTAAAGATTTGTAAGATATCAAGCGAGATTGACCGCAGAATTCGAGATGGAGAAGATTTCGACAAACTTTTGAAGAGTTACGATACTCTCGTCAAGGCGGCGGACTTTACACCGAAGAATACAAAAAATATTAACGATTTCGACTCTATTGGAGAACTTTTCTCGTGGCTTGAGAAAAGAGGCTGGAGGAACAAATATTTTGACAATGTGTCAAGGGATGTTGTTGACGAGACAATGAAGAATATCCAAGCTTTCAACCAAAAACTTTATACGAACGAAACGGGTATTGGTGATGAGATAACTCGCCGTATTGAGGCTTTACGAAACGCGAAAAAAGCCGAAGACCGCTATGATACGGGAGGTGAGTATGCGCTTGATGAGTATGAGGCAGATGGGTACGATAAACTTCTTAGTGAAGAAGATGAGGATTTTCAATCGGATCTTGATCATGACTAACAAGTGCGCGCGACCATGAAATTAATTCATAAATATGCACAGGACTTTGATGATGTGCGAGCTGGAGAGCGAGAAGGCTTACCGATTGATAAGGGTGTTGTTTTAGGGCAAGACTTCTTTGAGAAGAATGAGGAGCTTGTTAAGAAATATTGTAATTTCTTTACTGCTTATCCGGACTTATTTTTGGATATGATTAAACCGGCTGATTCTTCATTTCGTCTCTTCTTTTATCAAAGAATCGTCTTGCGCGCACTCATGCGATACAAGATTGTTTATGTCAGCGCCTGTCGCGCCTTCAGTAAGTCCTTCCTTACGATACTGGGGATTTTCCTCCAATGCGTGTTTATACCTCGTACTAAACGCTTTATATGCGCGCCGTATAAGAATCAGGGTGCGCAGATTGCAAAGGAGAAGTTCACCGAAATCTTCCAACTCTTCCCACTCTTGCGGCGAGAAGTCGTAGGAGGAAGCGTTGCTGAACTTCCGGGTAACTATGGTAAGGACTATGTAACAATTAACCTAAGAAATGGTTCACAATTTACCGTGGTTGGTGCTGTTGATAGCACTCGAGGCGGAAGACGTCATGGAGGTCTATTGGATGAGTTAAGAGACCACGACGAGAAGGAGATCACTGAAATAGTGCTCCCGCTCATGAACGTGTCACGTCGACTTCCCGACAACACCGTAAATCCGAAGGAACCAAACCAGCAACAAGCGATAATGACATCTGCCGGCTCCAAAACGTCTTATGCTTATGACAAACTTATTGATAGCTTTGAGACGGCTATAATAGAGCCTGATACAGCTTTTGTTATGGGATGCGATTATCGAGTCCCAATGATGCACGGACTAATTGATAAGAGTTATATTAATGGGTTAAAGATGTCACCATCTTACAATGAAGAATCATTTGCGCGCGAGTATATGTCGTGTTGGAGCGGCGGCGATAGTGATTCTTGGTTTGACTTTGATAAGATATCAAAATATAGGAAAATTAAAAATCCCGAATTGCACGCTTCGAACAGACTTACAAAAAATCAATTCTACTTAATTTCAGTGGATGTCGGAAGATTAAGCGACCAAACCGTAGCCTGTATTTTCAAAGTTAGTAATCTTGACGGAAAATATTATGCAACCCTCGTAAATATCGAGGTTCTTGGCCGCACTCCTGAGACGAAACCCTTTTCTCGCCAAGCGGCCGATATTAAACGGCTAATTAATCTGTACGATCCGCGCGAAGTTGTGCTTGACACAAATGGCTTGGGAGTCGGACTTGGTGATGAAATGATTCGTGCGCAGTTCGGTGAAGACGGGACATATTATCCGCCTTATGGTTTTATAAATGACCAAAACTACCGAAAAGTTCAGCCAAAGGACGCTAAATGTATCCTTTATGGAATTAAAGCATCCGCTTCTCTTAACTCTCAAATTCACAGTAATTGCTATACCAAGTTAAATGGCGGTCGAGTTCGTTTTCTTATTAAAGAGCAAGAAGCAAAAGTTGCCTTGCTTTCTACTAAGGTAGGTCGAAAAATGTCGGTGGAGCAAAGAGTTAAAAGACTTATGCCACACGAGATGACGACAAACCTCTTCCAAGAAATGGCAAACCTGCGTTTAAAACGTACAGGTGCGGGCACCGATATTGTTCTTGAAAGAATCAATGAAAGGTATCCCAAAGATAAATACTCTGCTTTTGCTTATGGGCTTTGGCGCATAAAAGAGTATGAGGAAGAAACCTTTAAAAAGGCTAAACGGCGCGGCGGCTCTCGGCAATTAATATTTTTTACAGGAGGTATCTAACCTATGACCGGTTCTAACGGTAATGATAACAATCAAATATCGTCTAAGGAACCTGATTTTGCAACCTCCTTTGCGAAAGTTAAGGATTCACTAATAGCGACTAATGATCGGGCGTGGAATAGTTCTTATTTCCGCAGTTATACTACCTCGACAAGAGACTATAAGCCCGAAGAGATAAAGCGCATAGTTGAATCTGGCTCGCTTGAAGAGCAACAAAAACTTTCTCGCAACTACTTTCTCAAAGACGGTATTTATAAAAAGCTTATATTGTACTATGCGACGCTTTTGGATTATGCGGGTTTACTAATACCTAATCCAAGTTTCGGTCAGAATCTCTCCACTTCTCACCTGCAGAAGCGTTATCAACGTGCAATTGACTTTATAGATTCCGTTCCTTTGAGGAATATATTTGTGGGATTCTCTCAGCGAGCGCTCGTTGATGGGTGTTATTATGGTGTTATATCAGAATTAGACAAGAATGTACTTTCAATAATTGATTTGCCGCCTAATTATTGCGCGACCAACTTTAAGGATGAACTTGGAAATGATATTGTTGAGTTTAATGTTGCCTATTTTGATACCATCCACTCAGAAGCGAAAAGAAAAGAAGCTTTAAATTCTTATCCTAAATTTATCGTAACGGCTTACAGGAAATATAAGAAGGGAAAAGGTCCTCAGTGGATTCTGATTCCCTCAGATGTAGGGGTATGCTTCCCCGCACTTGATGGTCGTCCAATGTTTTTAAGTGCAATTGAAGCTTGTGTTGAATATGATAATGCTATCGATATTGAACAAGCTCGCGCGCTTGAGAATATACGAAAAATTTTGGTTCAAGAGATACCTCATCTTAGTGATGGTACGCTTCTTTTTGAACCAGACGAAGTCCAACTTATGCACGAAGGTGCAGTTGGTATGATGAAGGGCAACCGTAATGTAAGTGTTTTAACTACTTATGGAAATGTCGAAGCAGTAGCATCCTCCAGCTCAGCAGATACAATTAATAACACATTGGATAGAATGTATAAGAACATCTACAATAACGCGGGCGTTAGCTCTGAACTTTTCTGCTCAACCGGTAGTGCGACCTTAGCAGCGTCAATTAAAACGGATATTTCTATTATGATGACCTTTGCTACACGATATGCCTTTTTTACTACACAGTTGGTAAATCAACTTTTTGCAAATAACAACATTAGCTTTAAATACACGATATATCCTGTCTGCGAACAGAATCGAAAAGAATTTGTAGATATTTGTTTCAAACTCGCACAGAGCGGTTATAGTTTATTAATGCCCGCTATTGCGATGGGCTTTTCTCAACGAGATATTTTAAATGTCAAGGCACTTGAAAATGACGTGTTGAATTTGACAGAGAAGTTTATTCCATTAAATTCTTCTTATACACAATCCACAGGGCCCATAGGAGCTAATCCTGTGGGCGCGCCAAAGAAGACTGATGATGAGAAAGCGCCGCAGACTTTAAAGAATGATGAATCGGCTAATAATACGGGGGAAATTAGATGAGTGATAAACTAAATCAATTTTCCGTAGAAGTATATGGAAATTTAGAACCTTATAATGAGGTAATTTCAAAAGCGCGTGTTCGTATCTTTTATAGCGGAGAAAATCGCAATGGTGCTTATGTAACTTCTGAGTTTGCAGACAAACTCATAAAAACATTGCCTTATACTCCTATTAAAGGAATCTATGATTCTTTTAATGACGACTTTTCAGATCATGGCGCGCGACGTGCAGAGGGGCGCATTTACGGTATTGTACCTGAAAATCCAAACTTTGCATGGGAAGAGCATCAAGATAGTGATGGTGTGACCCGTACTTATGGGTGCTCGGATGTTCTAATTTTTTCTGCGCTTTATGAAGAAGCAAATTCAATTGTTGGCAAGGCTCAATCAATGGAGCTTTATACTCCATCAATAAAAGGTAGCTGGCAATTTATTAATGGAAAAAGACTTTATGTCTATACTGAAGCTTGCTTCTTAGGATTGCAGATTCTTGGCGAAGATGTTGAGCCTTGTTTTGAGGGCGCGGCATTCTTTTCTTTCTGCGATTCGCTTAAAGGTCTTGTAGAAAATATGGAGCGTTTTAATTTACAATTTGAAAAAACATCGGAGGAAACGCAAATGATAGTTAATTATAAGCTTTCCGATAATCAAAAGCATATGGGGCTTTGGTCTCTTCTTAATCCTAATTGCACCGAAGAGGGCAACTGGGAAGTAAATTACGAGATTTGTGATGTCTATGACAATTACGCCGTATGCTGGAATTATGAAAATCAGATTTTTGAGAGAGTTTATTACACCAAAGATGATGAGAAAGATACTGTTGAGATAACTTCAAAAGAACAGTGTTTTATCGTTGATGTTACCGCCGCGGAGAAAGAAAGTCTTCGCCTTGTTCAGGCTTTGAATGAAAATACCTTTGAGAATCTTGACAAGAAACTTGAAGAGAAAAATCAGCTTTTTGAGCAAGTTGGCAATCTAAATGAAAAAATTAGCGAATTTGAGCAGAAAAAAGAAGAGTATGAGACTCAAATCGCTACTTTTAATACAGAGAAAGAAACGCTCACTCAGAAGATTTCTGAGCTTGAAAGCGATAAGAACTCGCTTCAAGAGGAAGTAGGAACACTCTCTGAGTATAAGGCTAATATCGAAAGACAAGAAAAGAAAGCTCTTGTTGATTCTTATTCCAATAAACTTGATCAGACAACTCTTGATCAGTTCAATGAAGAGGTTGACAAGTACACTTATGATGCTCTTGAGAGAGAATTGGCTTATACTTTGGTTAAGAGTAACCCCTCTAACTTCTCTCTTGAATCTAAAAAACATTATATTCCCAAGGATAATGATGCGCCTCATGGTATAAATGCAATCCTTGAGAAGTACACTAACAAATAATGGAGGAATTTAATAATGGCTTTTACAAGACTTGTTATTGACGGTAATGGTCAGATAGAGCTTAACAATGTTGCTTTCCGCCGTGACGGCCGCGTTGAGGCTCAGTGCAAACTTAGTGTTGAAGCAGAGAATGGTATGATTCTCGCTGTTGATACTGCTAAGCGCGAAGTACGCCTTCCTAAGGCAACTGGTGAGGATTGCCCTCTTGCTGTTGTTTATACCAGCGAGCACATATATAGTGATATAGAGGTTGGTCTCAAGAACTTTATTAATAAGAAGGGCACCTATCCTCGTATGGGCTATCCTGCAATTCATGATATTTGGACCACTAACTGCATTGGTTATGACTCAGAAGATTTTACTTCCAATGATCTTGCTGTTGCTGCTATAAAGGCTGCTGCTGAGACTCCTCTCTATGGTAAAGTCGGTGCCGAGGGTGTCGTCACTCTTACCAAGACTAAGCCCACTTCGGGTCTCTGCTTCAAAGTCGCCACTGGCATGGGCGCAGGTTCTATGCCCGATGGTCAGGTTGGCGTTAAACTCGAAGTTATTGGACTTTAATTTAAAAGGAGGATTATACAATGGCTACTATTGCTGAGATTAAAGAATTAGCTCTCCATGCCGCTCGCGGTACTGCACCTGCTAATTATTCTGTTCAGAATGTAAATGACGCCTTTCGCGATCAGCTTAACGCCCTTGCGAACGACGTTTATAGCTTTATGAAGAACCGTTATGATATATATTCTATAATGGTTGAAACAATCGATGAGATTGTTCCCAAGAAAGTTATCGATGCTGTCGGCATTTTTGCTGAAGTTAAGGTTGTCGGTAACAATGAGAAGGCTGTCTTCAAGACTCGCCTTGGCCGCAATCGTGCGAAGAAGTTCCTTACTCGTGCAGCGGCTTCTGGTGTTTACGAGACTTTCCGTCTTGATTCTGACACCTTTACTGTTGACACTTACACCATCGGTGGCGCATGCACAATCGATTACGAGAGAATGCTTGACGGTGCCGAGGTTATGGCTGATGTTATGGATATCATGACCGAAGGTATTACTGACTCTCTCTATGTTGATGTTCAGAATACCCTTCGCGCGGCTCTCAATGCAACTGGTCGTCCCGCAGCTAACAAGCACTCCGCTTCTTCCTTCGATTCCGAGGAAATGGTTAAACTTGTTAATGTCGTTCGCGCATACGGTGATGGCGCAGTTATCTTCGCTCCCGGCGAGTTCATCGCTGCCATGGGCGCAGATGCTATCGTTCCTGTTGACGCTACCAATCACATCGCGGGTGTTTATCATCCTCAGGATATCGATGCTATCCATAATCAGGGTTACATCAATATCTTCCGTGGTACCCCCATTGTCCAGCTTCCTCAGTCCTTCATTGATGAGACTAATGAGAAGACTTGGATCGATCCCCAGCTTGCATACATTCTTCCCACTGGCAGAGAGCGTGTAGTTAAGGTTGTTCTTGAGGGTCAGACCCAGATTAACGACTATAAGAACCGTGATAACTCCATGGAGATACACTTGTACAGAAAGATGGGTTCTGCTATCTTGGCGCACCACAACTGGGCCATATATCAGAACACTGGTATTACACAAACATACGCATCACCCTACGATCTTTAATAACACGGGGGAAGGAAGGGTTCCTTCCTTCCCCTTTAAATATAACCCTATAAGGGCGAGTAAAAAGGAGTAAAAATTATGACAGATGATACCAAAATTATGCTTACCAATATGACCAATGGCTCAATTTCAGTTAATATTCCCGACCTGCGCTATAAAAGGCGTTGGGAGAAGAAAGGTGCGAAAAAGCCCATGTCTTGGGGCGTTCTTAAAGAAGCTATTTATGACCCGGGCTTTGAGTATATGATACTACAAGGTATGTTGTATATTGACAATAAGGACGCGCGCGTTGAGCTTGGTTTAGAAACTGCGACTGAATCTGAGATTGTGTGCTTGGATGATGCTCAACTTAAAAGAATGGCGACAGTTATGCCGCTTATGGACTTTAAGATAGAAGTTAAAAAACTTCCTTATGAGCAGCTTCAGAATCTTGTTAGTTATATGATTGCTAACGAGTGCGCGGACGTCTCTAAGGCTGAAATACTTAAAGAATTGGTTGGTATTGATATTATCAAGGCAATACAGCTTAATCGTCAAGATAAGGAGGACTAATATGACCCCCTATTCTATAGTCTACAAGGCGGCGCTTGGTAGAATATTAGAAGATGATTGGACAGATTGGACTGAAGATGAAATTAAGGAAGATCTGTCGGGACTTCTTGATGCGGCCCTGCCTTGGTTTAAATTTCCACGTGTTTCTCTTGCTCGTACAGAGGAAGGATTTGAGGGTGACCTCAATAACGAGGAAATTCAAATTTTAGCTTCTCTTATGAAATGCGAGTGGCTTAATCGTAGTATTATGACTTGGGAAAATGTAAAACCTCTGTATGATGAGAGGGATTTTTCCCCCGGTAACACTCTCGACAAGCTCAACAAGACGCTACAGTATGAACGCGATACCGCGCGCAGACTTGAAAGTATATATTATCGGTCCATTAAAGGGTCTCCATATAATTATCGGAAATGGGCTGGTGATAATACATGACAAGTGCGCAAGAGGGCTATAATAATAAACTAAAAAACAAACTCTTCGGACTCCTTTGTGAGTTTGAAAAGAATCGAGAGTGGGAAAAGTTTTTAGATTCAATTATAATTGAATTAATGGGTATTCCCGAAGATGAACGCACAATTAACTATTACATTCTAATGTATAAACTTTCAAGTTTACGCTATTTGCGTTATGAATATTTTCGGAGTACCATTTTTGATTGTATGACACTAATATCAAAAGGGTGAGAGATAATGGGCGATTTTGACATTTACTTTAAAAGATTAAATCGATATGGCACCGATTATCCATCTCGTATGCAAAGCAAGCGAGAAAGAGAATTTGAGCGTAAGCTTCTCTATTCTGTTTATCGTCTTGATTTTCCTTATGGAGATACTCTTGAGGCGGGCACCCTTGAACCATATTCTCAAGACAATACAAAAACGATGGCTCATCTTTTAACAAGAGTTAAAGTACAACTCGCACCCGGCACTATATTAATGTTGAAAGACATCAAAGGCTTCGAAGGTCCTTGGATGGTTTACTATCTTGAAGACATTAAAGCAAGTGGTTATAATCGCTATACGCTTTTGCGTATGACTCATTATCTAACATGGACTGCGCGCGATGGTAGTACACAATCATCTTGGGCATATGTTTACGGACAAGAAGACAATATGTTGAAAGATGAGATAAAATCTCGTTCTCGCATGAATGTTCTTTATCGTGAGAACTTAAAGCTAAGCTTCATGGTAATGCCGAAGAACGAATATATAAAGAAAGATGTCTATTTTGAGATAGGAGAGGGCGCATTTAAAGAAGGTTATGTAATTACTGGTTATGACCTTCTGTCTACTCCGGGTGTAGAATTTGTGTCATATGACCCCGTGTATCTCTACGACAACAGTCCCGCGCCTGAAAAGCCGGATGGAGATACAAGTGATGATTATTATTGGTTAGAGGGAGGCGGAGAGTAATGGGAGTACGTAATTGCGGCGAGCTTGGTCGTAATCTTCAAAAAATTACAAGCCGCCTTTTGGCTAATCAAAACCTTCTAAAGCTTTTATATTATACCGATAAAGATCCTCTAAACCATCCTGATTTTACAAAAGAGGACATTAAAGATAAGTTTTTTGAGAAGTTAGTAAAAGTTGTCCCCAAGGTCGACCCAAAGGAAACTGCTACTTCTCTGATAGCTATGAGAGTCGAGTCTGGCGAGATAAACGCCGAAAACGATGAGTTTAGAGATTTTATTATAAAGATTGAAGTATTTGTGCCAATGACGCAATGGATTATTAAAGATGAAAATTTGCGTCCTTTTGCAATACTTGGGGAGATACAGGAGAGTCTAAGTGGTAAGACTATTAATGGTCTTGGGAAAATAATCGGCGGTGACTTTGATTTAAACTTCATTACAGAAGAAATAAGTTGCTATGAACAAGGGTTTTTAATTGTAGCCTATGATTAATTCATATGCCTTTTTGGCTCTACCGATAAGAAAGAAAAACTATTCTGTATATCCTCCTACACTAAACGATAGTTTAAATAACCCTAATTTTACTCAATGGGAAGGTCTTTTCACTACTTCACAAGAAGAGTTAGAAGATTCTATCCATGAACATAATCCGAGTTATGATGGACCAATTCCAACTCCTTGGCTCTTTCTTCTTGGAAGCGCCTATGAAGATAAGGAGTTTGAAAATACAATACGCGAAGCCTTTAGATTTTTTCTTCACGAAGAAATTACAATTCTCTATGAGAATCAAGTAATAGTCTTAGGTAATCTTGAGGAAGAACTCACAAAGGTTAGTAGTGCTGAAGAATTGCGTATAATTGATGAAGAGGAATTTTTTAATCTTCAAAATACGGTGCGCACAAGCTTGGGCATAGCCCCAGTTGAAAAATCCGATCCAGATGAGAGTCCGCGCATAAAGCGTATGAAAGCAAAAGCGAGACTTAGGGATAGGGTAAAAGCAAAAAAAGGAATGGGATTATCTCTTGGAGACTCTCTTGTTTCAATTTGTTGTATGGGAATTGGACTAACCCCACTTAATATCGGAGAGATTAGTTATGCCGCTCTTGGAAAGATTATTGACCGTTATCAAAAGAAAGAAGCTTATGAAACGGACATACAATCAATCTTGGCAGGTGCGGATGCAAAGAAAATACACCCGAAATATTGGATTACAAATGAATAAAATTTTATTAAGGAGGCTATTTTAAATGGCAAATATCCTTGAGAAGTACGGCATAAAAGAAGTTTGTGACTTTACTTTCTATGAGATTGGCGCAGACGGTAAGCCAACTGTACCCGTACTTTACCTTGATACGCTAAAGGTCTCAACCCTTGAGCAGACTGCTGAGGATACTTCGGCAAAAGGTGGTAAGGGTAACGCTGACCTTATCATCTGGGACTTAATCTCTAACCAAGGTCCCTCTGCCGTGAAAGCGGCTTAAAAGAAAATCTGTGAATTGCTGGGAACTCCTTAGAGTCAAACAAACTACAACATAGCCCGCAAGGGTAGGTGTGAATGTCTAAAAATTGTTTGAATTGGATAATCAGCAGCCAAGCTACTGGAGGTAAAATGCGATGGAATGGAAAACAGTTAAATATAACGATAAATATGAAGTTAGTGATACAGGCTTAGTACGCAGAAAAGATAGCGGACATATATTAAGCGGATGTATCGCGCAGGGGTATCAATCAGTAAAACTAACATTTGAACACTCAAAACAGAAACGCTTTAAAAATCATCGTTTGGTGGCAGAACATTTTATTGAGAACGATGACCCTGAATACAAAATTTTTGTTAATCATAAAAATGGTGATAAGCTTGATAATAGGGTTGAAAATCTTGAGTGGGTGACACCGAGAGAGAACAATCTTCACTATTACCAAAACATTCAAAAAGAAAAGCGGGAACGAAAGAATATTCGTCCTATTGCTATCGATGTTTATGATTTACAAAACAACTTTATTGATTCCTTTCCATCAATGAAAAAAGCTTCTGAGGCTTTGGATATTGCTGTGGTATCAATTGCTCGTTGTGTACACGGCGAAAGTCAAAGCTGTAAAGGCTACAAGTTTATACCTAAAGTAGAAGGTTCAACGACTACGTCTCCAAAATCCATGGAGTAGTGCAGATTACCGCGAAAGTGGTAAAGATATAGTCTGACCTCATAAGAAATTATGAGAGCGTTTTATGGTAACGCTATAACAAAATTATGTTGGTAAAGAGATCAATGTTACGCTTGAGGACGCACTCTTCAGTGCTAAGTCTATGGCTATTATGTTCGGTAACGGCACTGTTGCTGACTATACTGGCGCAAGCGCTTATATTATGAAAACCGAGTCTTTCGTAGCAACTGCTGTAACTGTTCCCACCACAACTGATGCTTCCGGTTGGTCTGCTAAGTATGCGGCTCCCGACGGTAAGCTTTACGAGAAAAAGAACATGAAGTTCTATGATGCTAAGGGTGCAGTTCCTACCGAGCTTGTTGTCGGCCAAACCTATTTCTGCTCTTTCGACGTCCTTGTTGATGGTGCGGTTATTGATATCGGCGCTTCTACTTTCCCGGGCACTTACTATGCAGTTGGCGATACCTATGCCAGATCAGCAACAACTGGTAAGGATGAAGAGTTCCAGCTCATCATTCCTAAGGCTAAGGTTCTTTCTGAGAATACAATCACGATGGAGGCAGAAGGCGATCCCTCCGTTTTCAACATGAACCTCCGTGTTCTCCGTCCTGCTGACGGTAAGATGGTTCGTCTTGTTAAGTATTCACTTGCTGGTGAGGGTTCTGATCCCTCCGCAGCGAATACTTCAATTTATCATGCTACCGACCTTAAAGCAGAATAACTTTAAGACTATAAGAGGGCGGATGTCGAAAGGCATCCGTCCTTTTGTCAAAGGTGATGTAAATGGATAACTCTCAATTTGGATTTAAAGAATTGTACTCGGTGTTACTAAAAACTACTTATCCATTGGAGATAAAAGGCCGGAAATTTGAAGTTGGTGAGACAGTTGCGGCATTTGACCGCATTTCAATTGCTAACTTTGAGGAAATTAAGAATTATATAACTGCAAATGGTGGATTTGAAAATAGAGCGAGAGTTAATTGGGAAACGACAAAAGAAGTTCAACTAATTTTCTCGCAAGGTGTTTTTTCAAAGACTCAATTTGCCTTAATGAATGGTCTTCGGCTTTTCGACATACAGAAAGAATCTCTTTGTATTCCAAAGTATGAGGAAAAGGAAAGCGATGAGAATGGTATTGTAGTTTTTTCAATGCCACCCGCACCTAATACGAGAATTTTTATTTATGATAAATCTACTGGCGATAAAATTATCTCTTACGAAAAGGTAGATGATACGCACTATAATGTTGGCAAAGCTTATAGCACAGTGATTTTGGACTATGCTTATGCTTATGATTCAGATGCCGTGCTTGCGCGCGTTGGTCAGCCAACTTTTGATGGGTATCTATACCTAATAGGAAAGACCCGTTTTAAAGATGACGAGTCTGGGACAATTAAAACAGGAATTATTACTATTCCACGATTAAAGCTAATGTCTGACCTATCAATTCGTTTGGGGAAAAATGCCGCACCAGTTGTTGGCACTCTGCGCGCGAAGGCTTTGCCAGTTGGCTCGAGAGCTAATACAATGGTTATGGATTTGACATATTTAAACGATGATATAGATAGCGATATGTGAGATTTCGACATTAGTTTTAATTTTAAAACTAATGTCGATTTTTTTATAAGGAGGAAAGGTTTTGGCAAAGAAGGGAGTTATTCAGGAAACAATACAATTAAATATTGTGACACAACTTAATAACCTCGATAAGGCTGTTGCAGATATGCGCAAACAATTCAGTACTTTGAATTTAACTCAAACCACTGAAAAAGATTTTAATAAAAGTTTGAGCATTATTACTGAAAAAATAAAAAACTTGCGCACAGCCACTCAAGATGGTGTCATTAAGTTTGCTGATCAAAAGCAAGCCGAAAAAGATATTAAAAGTATACAAGAAAGACTTCAACGATTAGGTATTGATACTGACTTTTTAGGGGTTAATGAGCAAAAGCTTAAAAGCACCGTTAAAATTATCGATCAGATGGTTAAAGCGCAAAACGAGTATGCAAAAGCTATTGATGATGCCAATAAGAAAGAAGCTAATGCTCAAAATGCAGTACGAGAATATCAGCCGCTTGTTGATAATATTTCTAAGATTGTTGATAATTATGAAAATCTTAGTAAGCAATTAAGAGACACAAAAGCTGAACTTACTGACGTTCGGAAAGCCTATAAAGAAGCTACCAAAGAAGCAGAAGACTTTAAAAAAGCAAACCAAGGTAAAAACGATAGTAAAACTCGTGAAAAACAAATTGACTTAAACAAAAAGGCTGGTTATAAAAAAGCAGCAGTAACCAGAACTCAGAACAAAGTTAATAAACTACAGTTAAATGTAGACAATTATGATTTTGGTGATTATAAAAATATAACCGCCGCGAAACAAGCATTAAACGGATTTAATAAAAAATTACTTGATGCCAAGAAAATTTTAGAAGATATTAAGAAGCAAGATATTGGTACAAAAGAATTTGATAAATTAAAAAATACTCTTTTAAATGCCAAGGATATTAATTGGTCTTCATTTAATATTGATATATCTTCAATTAAGAATCTCGATGACCTTGAGCGGATGTTAAATAACCTTAAAAACGGTTCTGCGCAAGGGGCCGCGCAAGCAATTGATGCTGTTAATGACGCCTTAGGCAGTGCAAAAAATAATGCCGATTCTACTTCAGATGAAATTGGTAGCGTGGTTGACCAGTTTGATCGCTTAGCTTCACAAAAAAGTGAGATTGAATCTCTTCGCCAGAGCGTGGTCAATTTCTTTGGCATGCAGAATGCTATTCAACTTTTCAAAAGAGCCGTACAGGAAGCTTATGATTCTGTAAAAGAACTTGATGCGGCGATGACGGAAACTGCAGTTGTTACTGACTTTTCAGTTAACGATATGTGGGAGCAGCTGCCAGAATATACCAAAATGGCTAATAATCTTGGTACATCTACCCTCGGCGCATATGAGACTGCAACACTTTTCTATCAGCAAGGCTTAAAAACTAACGAAGTTATGCAGGTTTCTGTTGAGACTATGAAAATGGCTCGTATCGCGGGCATGGATTATGTTGAAGCAACCAACATGATGACGGCCGCACTTCGTGGTTTTAACATGGAAATTAATGAAGTTTCCGCGCGGAGAGTTAATGACGTCTATTCAGAGCTTGCTAAAATTACGGCATCTGATACACAGGAAATTTCAACCGCGATGACTAAAACGGCCTCTATTGCGCACAATGCAAATATGGAGTTTGAGACAACCGCGGCTTTCCTCTCACAGATTATAGAAACGACTCGTGAGTCTGCAGAGACTGCTGGTACTGCGATGAAAACTATCATCGCACGTTTTACCGAATTGAAGAAAGACCCAAATGAAATTGTTTCAGTTGATGGCGAAGAAGTTAATGCAAATAAAGTTGAAGCCGCACTTCGCTCTGTTGGAGTAGCCTTGCGTGATACTAATGGTGAGTTTCGTCAACTTGATGATGTCTTCCTTGACTTAGCATCAAAGTGGGATTCTTTATCTACCAACCAGCAGAGATATGTAGCAACAATGGCTGCAGGTAGTAGACAGCAGTCTCGTTTCATCGCAATGATGTCTGACTATGATAGAACAATAGAACTTGTTGATGCGGCTTACAATAGTGCGGGGTCCTCTCAGGAGCAATTTGAGAAGACGGTTGAATCATTAGAAAGCAAGTTAAATCGTCTTCATAATGCTTGGCAGGGCTTTACTATGGGCATTGCTAATAATGCTATTATAAAGACAAGTATAGACTTATTAACTAAATTTGTTTCGGCTATTAATAAGGTGACAGAGGTTGGCGGCGAAGCTACCAGTCTAATTGGCAAGCTTGGTATTTCTTTTGCTGCTTTTAAGATAGGTGGCAATGGATTGGATGCTTTTTGGACCACTTTCTCCAAAGGTATGCAAAACAATATCGGCCCAATGAGAAGCTTTAATGAAGGATTAAAGAGTATTGGAAAATCTAATCTTAGCGACTTAAAGCAAATACCCGGAGTTTTTGATAAGATAAAAGAAACTCTCAGCGGAACTTCGTCTGCTGAGGGACAACTTAAAAATTTGCAAGCGGCTTTACAACTTTTTGGCGATGAGACCAAAAAAGTAAAGCAGGTAACTGCAGGTAAGTTTATAATAACAAAAGACAATATCAATACTTATAAGCAATTAGAGACCGTCTTAATGACAGATACGCAAGCTTTAGGGGTATTTACTGCCGCGGTAGACCATGGGGTATCCGCTGAGGCAGCGGCCTCATTAGTTTTATCTGGTAATACAGAGAAGAGAGAAGAAAACCTTATTGCGGCGATAAAACAGGCCAAGGGAATAGGCAATCTTACTAAAGAGGAACTTGAGGAAATTCTTGTTCAATCCCGAAGCTCTCAGAATCTTGCGGTTCAGAATAAATTGCGTTTACAACAATTAGTTACCTTGGGTAAATCAAAGGAAGGTACTAAGCAGTTGGCTGAATCATTCCAGTCTACAGGTACTATTGGTTCAGCGGTATTGAAGAAATTGGCTGGATTGGCCGCCGCTTTAGGAGTATCTCTTGGGACACTAATTGGAATAGCTGCAGCCGTTGTAGTTGCTATCGCTGCCATTGGAACAGCTATTTATCTAAATTCGGATTACAAAAAGTTAAAAGATTTAAATGAAGAAATAGAAAAAACACAAAATGCTTTATCAGATGCTCGAGAAGCTTATAAAGGACTGGTTTCTGATCTTGATGATTATGACGCTGCTATTGAAGGATTAAACGATTTAGTAGTCGGTTCAACGCTTTGGAAAGACAAGCTTGTAGAAATAAACCAACAAGTAGATGAACTTTTAGCTAAGTATCCGGAATTAGCTCAATATGTAACGACAGATAAAAATGGCATTTCAACTTTTAGTAAAGAAGGCATAGAGAAAATAAAGCAGAAGCGACAAGAGCAAATTAGTAATTTGTCTGGCTCTACAGCCAATGCTACACGTGAAAAGGCTCTTATTAATATAGAAAAAGATTATGTAAAACAGGTAGCAAAAGCTGATACGGAATATTGGAAGTGGCAAAAAGACCATAAAAATGAAGCTAAATATGTAAAAAGTTCTTCTGATATGGCGAATTTTACAAGCGATATGCCGAATCCTGCCGCGAATAGCATGCCAAGCGCTTGGAAAGCTTCGGACGTTACGATTGAAATAGATAAGACTGAATTAAAAAAAGGCAAAGATCTCTATTATAATTATACCGAAGGCGTAGATAAAAGAAAGCAAGAAAAAATCGCTGCAGAAAACCGTAAATATATACAAAGTATAGCTCCTGATTTAAAAAACACGGACGCAGTTGCTGCTTTAGTAGAAAACAAATTAAATGTAGAAGACAGAACTAAAAAATATAACCGCATGGTTGGCGGCGGAGCTTTATTAGGGACTCGCACAGGACATGATTTTGGTAATTACTATGGCAATAATGATGCAGAAAAGCTATATCAAGAGTCAACTGGATTATCACCGGGAGATGAGGGTTATCTCAAGAGAGGTAAACAGCAGAAAGAAGCCGTAGCCAGAATTTTAGCGAATCAGGATATTCAAAAAGACTTAGAAGATTTAGACAATAAAATCGCAAGTGATACCTCAGATATAGGTGAAGCCCTTCGTGGTAATTATGATAAAATTGAAAAGGCTCGTAAGGCATTAAGAGATGATAAGAATCCTTGGAAAGGATATAGTAAAGAAGTTGAAACTTATCTTGGTCAAATGGAAACTGAAATAAAAGATACTCAAGATTATTTCAAAGGTATCAATTTACAGGAAAAATTTGGTGGTCTCACCCAAGCTGTAAATGCTAAGAGCAATATTGAGAAGATTCAAGATTCTAAACTATATGGCGGTGCTGAAACAACAATAAAGTCAATGCTCGAAGCCGCTGATGATGAGATTGTACCAAAGCTTTTAGATGACTTAGATCAGCTTGGTAATATAGATTATTCTTCGTCAATAAATTCTTATAAAACCTTAAAGGCTATTGCTGATGAAACTGATAATGCTTTTAGTGAAGTTGCCAGCACTATGCTTCAGAATATCTCAGTGGCAGATCAAATGTCCGAAGCTTTTTACGGATTATCCGAAGATGAGCTAAAATCTTTTTCTGAAGACCCCGGTGCAAAGCAAGTATTAGCCCTTTCTAAAACCAATGAAAAAGTTGGTCAAATGCTTGAAAATACGGGTACTTCCTTTAGTGCTTTTGGGCGTATTCTTGAGCAGCTTCAAGAAGGAATAATTAGTACCACTGACCTTACTGATGAATATACTTCTGCTTTACAGAAAATGTATCGCAGTCAAGATATCATAGAAGACACCTTTGCACGCATAGATGATTACAATAGTTCTCTAACAGAGTCTCAGACAGCAATAAGTGACTTCTATAATTCACAGCGAAAAGAAATAGAAGAATTATATGACAAGGGCGCTTATGGCGACAAACGTCTTCATCAAATGATTATTAATCTTTTTGGTGAGGATAATTGGAATAAGGCATTAGAGAATAGCGGATATAAAGAAGCAATAGATACCTTTATGAGCAAAATTAAGCAATTAAATGGTACTTTTTATGAAATGTTCGCTTCTTTGCCTAAGAATAATATTTGGTCAGTTGATAATAATGGCAGTATTGTAACGAATCTTGACGGTATAAAAGATACTCAGCAATTAGTTAATGAATTTGCCAGCTTAGCGAAAGTATCGAAAGAAACCGCCGAAGCCGCTATCGCAGATTTACAAACCTATTCATCTGATTTGAGTTTGCAATTACAGCAGCTTGATTATGCCGGCGGCATGGAAGATTTGTTAAAAAGTGCGTCTTACAAAGTAAGTGATGGCAAGAATGACAAGTGGTTTATTGATTTAAATGAACAGCAGTTAGCTGAATATGCACCTGTATTGGGTATAAATATAGAAGACCCAACCGTCGCCGCGCAAGAAGCGAAGGAAAAAATAGAAAAGGTACTGTCAGATAAAAATAATTTTGAAGTTAAAGTTAAGCCTAAAGTAGAAAACCAAGACTTTAAAAATCAGGTCAATACCCAACTTCAAAGTTATTGGGACAATGGAGGAAGTGACGGCGAAAATAACGTTTCTAAAAAAAATTTTCTTAATAATGAACAGCTTGTAATAGATCCCATTATAGACGCTGACTCGTTCCAAGAAGAACTTAATAAATTATTACAAAATCAATATAATTATCTTACCATAGAATGTGGCTTAGACCCCAGCGAGGCCAAGCAAGAACTCGAACAATTTTGGACTGAAGAAAAAATTCAAGACCTATTTCCTCGTGTAACCGAAGAACAACAAGAAGTAATAAAAAAACAAATTACCACTTCAATAACAGATGGAACTTATAACCCCGTTATTGCGGCTCAACAGAAGTATATGGCTGCAGTACAGGCAGCTGAGTTGAGCGTAGCCACAGCTAATGGAATGATAGCTGGTATAAATGCGGTTATAGATCGATTTGTTCAAGTACATCCATATTTGGCGACGGCTTTTGGGCTAACCGAAGGGAAAGATGCAGAGGGAAATAGAGTTTCTCTTAATGGACAGCGGATAAAAGTTGAAGATCAACAATCAGTAAAAGACGCAAGAGCCGAATATGAAGCAGCACTTGCTAAAGCAAACTCCCAAAACAGTGGGAAAAATGGTTTAAAGACTAATATAGCCACTACTACTCCTCGTGGTACTGGAACTTCTTACACCAAACCAAAAGGTTCATCGTCTTCTTCTAAAGCTAAAAACGATTGGGAAAACCCTTATGATCGTCTTTATAATCTAACCCAGCAAATAAATGCTGAAATCCGTAAGCGTAATCGTCTTGAATCCGAATATAATCGTCTCGTAGAACGTGGTCTTGGTAATGCTTCTCAGCTTGCAGCCAAAACAGACCAAGAACGCAAATCTCTTGAACAGCAAAAGGCTCTTCAAGAAAAACTCCTCGCCGAAAGGAAAGCCGATCTTCAGAAGCTTAACAGCAACGCCTATTCAAAATATGCACATTATGATATGGCGACTGGTAATGTTGTTATTAATTATGATGCCATCAATAAAAACAAAGACGAAGATGTTGGTAAAGCAATCGAGAAGCAAGTAAGCAAGCTTGAAAGCATTAGGGATGAAGTTACAAGCGCAGAGGACGCTCTTTGGGATATCGAAGACCAGCTCTACGAACTTACCCAACGCGGCCGTGATGAATACATCGATTTCCAAAAAGATGTCTACAATGCTCTCATTAAACAACGCCAAGACGAAATCGATAAATATAGCGAGTATATCTCAACTCTTGCCGATGCCAAAAATGATATTCTCGACGAACTTCGCAAGTATATCGACAAGCAACGTCAAGAGCGTGACAACGCCGAAAAGGAAAAAGAAATCGCTGATAAAGATGCTCAGTTGTTCCGTATGGAACGCGACACGGGTTCAACTCAGTCTGACATAATCGCCGCACGAAAAGATGTCGAACAAATGCGCCGAGATTATACCGACGATCTTATCGATCAAAAGATAAGCGAACTTGAAGAGCAAAATGATGAAGCCCAAAAAATCCGTGAGAAACAACTCGAAATCATGCAAAAGCAACTTGATCAGGATGAAAAGTCGGGTGCATTGTGGGAGCAAGTCAAAGTTCTTATGGAAGAAGGCTGGGGTCCTGATGGCAAGATTATTGAAGGTTCTGAACTTGAGCGAATCTTAGTCGATTACTACGAATATACTCAAATGTCCGAAGAAGAACGCGCGAAAGCCATCGAACAGCGTAACATGAACACGACTCTTGCTAAACAATACCTCGATGCCAAAAACGCAGGTAAAAATAAGTACACACCGTCTACTTCATATCCTGATATCAATAAAACTCAAACCCCGAAACCTCAGACACCGAAGAAAAACCCAAGTTCCAATTCTGGCGCGAAGACGCTATCAGTTGGCACTCGAGTACGTACCGTCGGTTATGGTAATGCTGCATCAGATGGTTCAGGTGGCCGCGCAGCTAAAGGTCTTTCGGGTAGGAAGATCCTTAAAGTTCGCAAGGGCGCGAAGTACCCCTATCTTATTGGTACAAGCAATGATCCCTCTGGTTGGACTGGTTGGTACACCGCGTCGGCATTACAAGCCTATAAGAAAGGTGGCTTAGCAAACTTCACAGGTCCCGCATGGCTTGATGGTACCAAGACAAAACCTGAAGCTGTTTTAAATGCGCGCGACACACAAAACTTCTTACAATTGCGCGATGTCCTTAGTGATGTACTTAACAAGTCTCGAACAATTGAAAGAAGCAATTCTGAAAACAATGGAGATAATTATTACGATATCGACATACAAGTAGATAAACTTTCGAATGATTATGACGTAGATCAACTCGTCAAGAAGATAAAGAAAGAAATCACAAGAGATGCTAATTATCGTAATGTAAGAACGATAAACCTAAAGAGATAAAGGAGGAAGAGAATTGGAAGTTATAAAAGGCGATTTTATTGGCTTTACAATAGGTGACTTCCATTCTTCCCAACTGGGTATTTTGAGAACAAGCAACGGGGATAGGTTCGATGAGAACCTACTCCCCGCGTTTTCGGACTCAACCGCCCAAGTGCCGGGAGGTAATGGTTCATACTACTGGAAGTCGTTTTTCTCGGAGAGAAATTTTTCGATTCCTATTGCTTATGACTCAATGACGGAGAAGCAGTTTCGCACCCTCCGCCGCGTAATGTCAGGTAAAGACATAATTCCACTTGTGTTTGATGAGAGACCATACAAAGAATACTTAGTCAAACCTACAGGCACTCCACAGCTCAACTTTATTTGCTTCGATGAAAAAGACGCAAGAGTCTATAAGGGCGAAGGCACATTGGAGTTTACTGCTTACTATCCTTTCGCGCGGAACAGACATATCAAGGGGCACGGACTCAAGTATTTGAATGAGTTTAAGACAAATGGTGAATACTCATTACCTGAGTGGTCAGGATTTATGTCGAATCGTGATGAGTGGAGTGAGAGTAGTGGAATGTTGATGGAGCAAGGGGAATATGACAAGACGGTTAAGTTTAATACCGAAGCTCCAAAGTATGGTATAAGACTTTATAATGCGGGCGACCTTGAAACGGACTTTAAACTTTTTATTGCGTTAAATGAGGGAGTTTTCCCAGTTAAGACTCTTTGCTTACAAGACGACCCCAAGGCAATAAGACCAATCAAGCTTGGCAAGGTTATGAATTTTCACGAGGTTGCGGCGAATCGTACTATTACTAATAAAGAAGAAAAGAACGATAATAAGTTTATTTGTATTGATGTGAAATCGAATTTGTTGCTTGGTTATACGGGTGAAACCGTTTCAGGTGTACTTCAGCCCGGTTTACCTACAGGCAAAATTTACAACAAGTTTATTGCAAATGGCGACTTCTTTACAATACCGACTTCCGCCGAATATGATACAATGTATTTAGGTGTGCATACCGATACAGCGGTTAATCCAATCAATAAACTTGAATACAATTATCTTTACTACTAAGGAGGTAGCCAAATGAACAAATATGAGATAAGCGTTTGGGAAGATTATTTTGTACCTGCCTCCGGGTCTATTGAGAGTCATTACGAGGAACGAAAGCTTTGTATAATTGGCTCAAATACAATGGATGATGGTTCGCGCGCACTTGAACCTAATTTGGTTTTAAATGTAAATGGAACCCATACTCTTTCCTTTAAAATGTATCTTTTTTATATCGATACTCTTACGGGCGAAAGAGTTGATAACCCTTATGTAAAATTGCTTGTAAATGAAAGGAAAATTAAGGTTTATTGGGACAACGGGCAAGAAGACGAGAATGACAAGTGGTTTGACCTTGTAGTTAAAGATATATCCGAAGACTCAGACAGTAATACCGTTACCTATACTTGTGAGGATTTGTTTATAAACGAGTTGGGTAAGAGTGGGTTTGAACTTAATTTTAGTGACGAGGCTAATAACAATCAGGGTACTATCTATGAGCTTGCGACGGCAATTTTGGATGGAACTGATTGGCAATTGGACGAAAAGAATACAGACCACTTACTTCAAACGCAGGAGGAGGCTTTATATGAGGTTAAGATAACCAATACAAATGCTCTTACTGGTGCTTATGCGAACGGCTTCTTAAATATAACGAAAGATAAATACGAAATAGTTCCAAATAATGCTACTTGTTATCTTCCTTACTCAATGGTGCCACATAGTAATGAGGAACTTGCAGATATGACTGCGGTTCAGTTTATATATGCGCCCGAGTATACCACTGAGTATAGCAGCATGTTGATTACAAACGAGGATAGTAACTGGTTGATTACTGGTGGCGCATGGATTAAATCCGGTGATATTTATCAATTTAAGATTCCATCTTCAGGTACTACCAAGACTATTTTTACCATTAACCCAAATAATGCTTTTGTCTCTGACCAATATCGCGGCAATGTATATTGTCGTAAACAATTGTCAACCTATGATGCAAACTTAGAGCGTTATGTTAATGTCTACAAACTAAAAGGTACAACTCCTACCGCAGACGATAAGCGTATTTTTGGATATATAGATTATGACTACGACGCATCGGATCTTGTTAATAACTTGCTTGCAAATAACAAAGACTTTAAAAATACAACTGGTTGGACTGGTACAAAACTTAAAATTGATTTTCTCCCAGAGTTAAAACTCGATACTGACTTAACAACCTATAAAGGTCATTCATATCTTCAGGCTGCGATTAAAGCTGGACAAAACTTGATTAATGATACCCTATCAAGTGCGGCACAATATCTGTCAAGTGGTCTTTTCAAGGGAATGGAAGTTAAGTTTAAAATCGGACTTAAAGACAAATTTACGGCTGGCACACTGTCCGCCGCAATTGTAGACAAGAAAACTAATTCTACTATCTATCTTGGAAAGCTTGAGCCTAACGAAGAAGCCCCCTCTAATCCTACCCCTATTTTCACTCCTTTAAAGCAAGAAAGTATTGATAGCGATGGTACAGTTTGGTATTCAGGCACTTTAATTTGTCTAAAAGCCTTGGCAAAGAACTTTTTAGAAGATGCCGAACTCGTCATTAAAAGTACAAACCCCACTGAAACAATTATAAAAATTCTTGAAACAAGGCTTTATGAATTAATTCATGGGAAAGATAATAACGGAAATGATAAAATTCTTGACCTTTATGATATAAATTCTACAGATGTTGCCAAAAAATTTTATTACTACTACTATGAAGACACATCAAATCCTGATGGAACTGCGCCGTATATCTACAAAGCACAAATTCCCTGCCCACTATACGAACCTGTCTATGGCGGCTGGGCTAAAAGTGCGGGCGCAACGGGTCGAGAGTATAGTCAGTTTGAAAAAGTCCGCACTATTTATGGCGAACAGTCAAACCGTTTCAATCTTCTCCAAGAGTTGGCAGAAACCTTTAAGTGTTGGACGCGTTTTAAAATCTACTATAATGCGGATGGCTCGGTCGCGCGTGACGAAAAGGGTAAACCAAAGAAATATGTTTACTACTCTGAGAAGATTGGACAACAGTTACCTTATGGTTTTACCTATGGTATTGACCTTAATACAATTCGTCGGACTCAATCTTCTTCTGAGCTTGTAACGAAGACAATAGTGCTTGCGAACTATAATGACAATGCGCCGAACGGTACTTGCTCCATAGTTGATAGTGAAGAGAACTATCCGCGCGAGAACTTTGTACTTAACTTCGACTACTATATAAACCATGGGTTGCTTGATGGTGAAGCACTTAATCGTGACCTTTACTATTCTGGTTCGAGCGATAACTATATTGGTTATTATACGAAACTCCATAAATGGAATATTGAATACTTGGCGGCGGCAGATAGAGCGATACTTCTCCGTAATCAGGAAGTACGTCTTCTTCAGCAATCGGTTGTCTATGATGGATTACTGGCATGTGCAGTCAAAGAGCGTGATGAACTTATTGACGAGCTGGCTGCATTGGGTGGTGATACTTTAGACCCAACCAAAACTGACCCAAAAGCTGACAACTCTGACAAGTCAAACGAAATTATTACCGCAAAGTGGATTCCAATACAGAAAGCTCTGCAGCAAATGAAGCAGATTATTAGTTATAAGACTGATGGAAATAATAATGTTACCTCAAAAGTCGAAGGTCCATCTGACCAAAACGCAGACCTAATTAAAACCATCAAAGACTTGGATGGTGATATTGCTTCCTACAAAGTAATTTGTGCAAAACTCGATGCGGCACTTGCAGCCTTACAATTAACAATTGAAGCGAATACCGCAAATCGTGATAGACTTCTCAAATTAATAAAAGAACTCCATCAAAAATTTTATAATAAATACTCAAACTATATTCAAGAAGGCTCTTGGACTTCCGAAGATTATATTGACCCTAATATCTACTACTACGATGCTCTGAGTGTCGCTTACACAAGCAGCCGCCCGCAAGTGCAATATGATATTGCGGTCACTCGTGTTAGTGAACTTCCCGAGTTTAAGTTTCGCCGCTTCCATGTTGGCGATACAACTTATGTACAAGACACGGACTTTTTTGGATATGAACCTTACTTAAAAAATGATAAAGTCCGTACTCCATATAAGGAAGCAGTTCTTATCTCCGAAATTAGTATTAATTTCGAGGAGCCAGATAAGGATACAATAACGGTTCAGAACTACAAAACCCAATTTGAGGATTTGTTCCAACGCATAAATGCAACTACTCAATCCTTGCAATATGCGCAGGGCGGTTACAATCGCGCGGCGGGTGTTGTAAACGGAAAGGGCGAGTTAAAAGAAGATATTCTCCAAGATAGTTTGCTTGCCGCACAGGATATCGTTACAAAAGCAACGGATGAATCGGTTGTACAAGATAACACGGGCATAACACTCACAAGCTTGAAGAACCTTGACCAAAAGCTCAAGGTAACCTCTGGTGGCATCGTGTTTAGTGATGATGGCGGCGAGACGTGGACTACAATGATAAAAGCTGGACAAATTGGAGTTCAGTTCTTGAGCGCGGGTTCAATTTCGACTTCCAAAATTACGATAATGGATGGCACTACGCCCGCGTTCCGTTGGGATACGAATGGTATTTCCGCTTATTGGAGTGGAAAAGATTACCTTACACCTGAATCTAATCCAGTTTTGAAAATGAATCGATTTGTAAGATTTGACAAATTTGGAATTTATGGGTATAATAATGGTAATGATGAGGATAATACGAACTTTGTACCTGCAAGCGAGGAAGAAGTTCGTAGTAATTCAATGTTCTCACTGACTTGGTCGGGATTACTTATACGCTCAATACAAAAAGACGGTAGCAATAATGTTGTCGGCTCTATTGAGATTAATAATAAGTATGATATCGTTGTTAAAAAGGGAGATAAAGATAAGGTTTTAATTGGTCGATTAAACGACAATGGAAATTACGGCATACGAATTTGTGATGACGATGGAAAACCTGTCTTGGAGACGATTGATAATGGGTCTTTGTGGCTAAGGCAAAGCTTATCGATTGGTACAGGAACCAATACTAAGGTTAAAATTGGTGTTTTAGACAACAATCAAGTTTTTAATGCAAATGATAACTTTATCGTTAATAAAGATGGTACTGCCAAGATGACAGGCAATTTAAGAATAAAAGGTATATATGCTGATTTATTAGTAGCAGCCACTACTCAAACCAATTCTGACACCCAAAATACAGAAGACCTTATGGGGTTATTTCTTTGTAAAAAAGATGGAACAACAGATAACATATATGCTACAATAGGCTGCTATCAAGACTCTAATAATACAAAGGGAGTACAAATTTATTCAACTGGCAATATGGCCATTAGTACAGATACCTCCGCAGGTCATAAATTGGCTTTAAGTAGTAGTATTGCTACTATCACAGGTATATCTGGAGTTGGAATTTATGCAGGTACCGGAGCATTAGCAGCGGCTTTAGGATCACCACCGACAAATGGCAACCTTATAATTTCTACAGATAATTACACTTTAACAACTAAGGACTGCTTAATAGAGAGTTCTACTGTAAGTGATTTTTGTTGTTATCAGGCAAGAACTGCTGTAACAGAAACAAGACTTTCCGGTAGGGTAAAATTTGGGGTCAGTGCAGTGAATAATGGTACCGCAGTCATAGAAGCATGGAATACACCTGCGGGAGATGGTTCTGCCCCGGTTGCAAGAGCTGCCCGGCTTAACTTATGGTATAGTGCTACCGACAACACTGCCCATTGTGAGATTTTATACTATAATCAAGACCACAAATGGATAAAAGCTGCAACTATTTGTTAATATATATAAAGGAGTCTAAAATGCGTATTCAAAAAATTCTTGCCATGGAAGAGGCAATCAAAAACCTAAAATCCAAAAATCTTCCAATAAAAACTGCTTATCGGCTTCTAAAACTCGCTGAGTTCGTCGCAACCGAATCCGATAATTACCGTAACCTTTTTCGCCAAATTCTCGATGAATATGCGGAAAAGAACGAAGACGGTTCTTTTGTCTTCTCAGAAGATGGCACAAATGTAATTCTAAAAAAGGTCCATATAAAAGAAGCCAATGAAAAAGTATCAGAACTCAACCAGCTCGAAGTCGATGTCCCGTATACCTTTGACCTTAGAGAGTTCGAAAACCTTGAGATTTCTCTCGAAGATTTGGCTCCGCTCATGGACATAATCGTCGATGAAGACGAGACGCCCGTTGAGTAATTTTCTTGTGAAAATTGCATAAAAAGAAATAACCCTTTTTGTACAAAACAGAGAACTTTGTCTCCGAGGTACGAAAAGGGTTATTTCCTTTTAAAATAATGCCACTTAATAGTGAAAGGTGAAAAAGGAGGTTAAAAAATGGCTAATCAATATTTACCACACTATACACCTACACCAATGTCAACACCGCCTCAGCAGCTTTTCCCACAGCCGCAAGGAAGCGTTTACCTTATAAACAATTCCCTTGAGGTGGCAAATATACCCATAGGCGCGGGCATGTCGTTTGCATATTGTGCGAACGAAGGATTACTCTACATTAAGACCCTACAAAATGGTAACCCTATCTTCCTCACATATCGAATGACACCCTACGAAGGGAAACAAGCTGAGTCCAACTCACCAACTACCGAATCTACAAATCAAAATTCAGGCTTTGACATCTCCCAATTCTCAGCTAAATTTGATTCTATTTGTGAACGTTTGGACTCAATTGAGAAGAAAGTAGGAGGTAGAAGGACTAATGAATTTTAATCTGCCACAAATTAATCAACAACAGTTTACTGAAATGGCTGCACGCCTACCTGATCAAGTTCTGGTACAACTTGTTCAACAGGCTCGCGCGCAAGGTATGTCAGAAAACGATATCAATGCAGGTTTAAATTTTATTCAGCATCTTAGGTAATCTCCTTATTAGGAGATAAGAAAAAAATAAACCAAATTTTTGGAGGTACTTAATTATGACAGATGGATTATCTGCAGCAGATGTAATGGCCTTATCACGGGACGACGAGAACAATTGGATGAATAACCCCTTCATATACCTCGTCTGGATGTGGATGTTCGGTGCTAACGGCTGGAACCGCAATGGAGATGCTGCGATGCAGGGTGCCCTTACCCGCTCCGATCTCTTTGAAGGCTTCAACAATCAGGATGTCAACAGCCAACTGCGCGGAATTACCAATGGAGTCTGTGATGGTTTTTATGCGACCAACAACAGCCTAAAAGATGGCTTCTTCGGTGTCCAGTCCGCACTTGCTGACAACAGATTCGCCCAACAGAATTGCTGCTTGAGTTTCAGGGCAGCCTAATTAGTAATAATTAGAAAAAAATTCGGTGAATTGCTGGAACGCTAAGTTCGCAAAAATCTATATTCCTGTTAGTCTTTTTCTACTTATTAATACAACAACTAACAAGGAGATAGATAAAATGTTTTATGTGTATGAATGGTATAATGTAAACACCAATGAAATTTTTTATGTTGGAAAAGGATGTGGGAAATCGATACAAGCAAGTTTCATGTCGTAATCAACTCTTTAAAGATTATTATGAGAATAATGAATGTGCCGTGCGTATTGTAAAAGACTTTGAAGATGAGCAAGAAGCATTTTCTTATGAGCATAAAAGAATTGTAGAGTTGAAACAAGAATCACAGTGCTTTTGCAATTTAGATGACGGCGGAATTGGTGGAGTCAATTTCGTATGGACGCCAGAAATGAGAGCTTATAAATCGATTCACAATCCTATGAAAGAAGAAGAACAGCGCGAAAGAATGAGGGCTAATAATCCCATGTATAATGAAGAAATAGCCAAAAAGGTTGCTCATTCAAAAAGTAAAGTTGTTTGCTATAATGGTATAGAAACTACTTGCCGAGAAATAGCTGATAGCAAGCAATTGCATATTGGAACTGTTCAGCGATGGTGTAAAAGAGGATATGATACCGAGGGAAATCCTTGCTATTATAAAGATGCTCCTGTACAAGGAAAGAAGAAAACAACCTGTAGCCGTGAAATTTTAATCGACGGACAGCTTTTCCCTTCTGTGCGCGCAGGTGCCGACTTTTTAGGAGTAAAAGATAGCTCTCCATTATGCCGTGCTTTAAAAACCACTCATAAATATAAAGGACATATTTGCGAATATGCCAATCAGCAGCCAAGCGATACGAATTCTGATAAAAGTAGTATCGAAGGTTCAACGACTAACGGGTGAGGACAGATACCAATAATCCCGACACGAGTGCCGAACTCCTTTTAACAAAAGGATGAAGATATAGTCTGAACTTATAGGAAACTATAAGAAATATAGAATAAATAATCTATATGATAACATTTTGGTGAAACCAACCGCAACATCGACAGTGTCAGAGCAGAAAACTATAAGAATACTTGCGAGATTACGACTGCAATACACAATGAGGGAGCACTGACTCGTGCGCTTATTAATGAGAACACAACTCAGGCCCTCCGCGATAAACTCGCCGATACCGACCGTGATCTCCAAACTGCAAGATTCCAGCTTTCTCAGCAGGCTCAGAATGCTACTCTCATTAATGCACTTCGTCCCTGCCCCATTCCAGCATATCTTGCTTGCTCACCTTACACATCAGTAGGCCCTACACCTACTCTTGGTAACACCTGCAGCGGCTGCTACTCTGCATAACCTTAGGGAGGTAAGACCGAAATGCTTTATACGTATTCAATTACCGCCCAAACAGCAGCTTCAAATTCTAATCTAAACTTTAACGTCAACAGCGTCCTAACCGGTTGTACCGTATCACATTCCGCAGGCACCCCTTCAATTCAGCTTAAACGCCCCGGATATTATATGGTACACTTTAATGCAAGTGCCGCGGCAACTGCTACTGGTGATGTTACAGTACAATTAAATGGCAACGGTTCTGCAATTCCCGGAGCCATATCAACCGCTAACTCAACAGCAGCAACCGACATTGGAAATTTAAGCTTTACCGCAATTGTACAAGTCCTCCCCAATTGTTGCGCCATTCAGTCAAACTCTCCCCTGACTTTGACGGTTGAAAACACTGGTGTAGAAGCAACTTATTCAAATGCGGCAATTACTATAACGAGGTTGGCGTAATATGAAGATTATACTTCATCTTAGAAAACAAATAGAAGAAGAGTTTGGAGATGCAGAGAAGTACATTTGTTGCGCGACACGGTATCGATCGGATTATTCCGAATTAGCTGATACCTATTACAAACTCTCCACAGAAGAATGTGGTCACGCAAGCGAACTTTACGCTCAAATGGTAAAATTAATAGAAGATTTTAAAAAGACAAAATCTCCGCCTGAAGCACTCGTTGAAATGTGGGACGATTTTAAAGAGGATTATATCCATGAGACTGCCCGCATTAAAATGATGCAAGATATCTACAAAATGAATAAGTAAGAAAGAGAAGGTCGGCAATAGTCGGCCTTCTTCTTTTTATTTGTCTTAAATTTTTATACAAAATTTGGGACGTTTACTCCCAGTCTTGCCATTGAATCTTTCGGACAGTATGTGTTTCGCTTGCATACTTACCGATTCCTATGGCGTCTGCTTCATCCTCAGAGACTGAAATGTCAAACCATTCCTTTACCAGAATCTGGGCTGATTTCTTACGATCTGCGCGCGACTTTCCCTTAACCTGACAGTGCGCGCGCCATGTAGGTGTTGGACAAAGTATAAAAGGTATGTTCATCTCAAAACAGGTTTCCATTAGTATGCCCTGAAGATGCGCGAGGGTCTTGAAAGTTTGGATGCCAACAACATTATCGCCACCATAAACTTGTTTTCCCCCAAGCTGTTGCATTTGGATGTCTTCAATTGCAACAAGGTCGGGTTTCCAATTTGTTACCATTGAGATTAGCCATTTTCGAATAGCATCGTCACGTTCAATTTCTTCACTTAATGCGGTCTCGAAAGTGCCATATCGAATCAGCTTTTTATCATCATAGATACTAAAGCCGCTTATATAGGTAGCTTGGTCAAGTGCAAGCACACGATAAGTGTCTTTTTTCTTTGGAATGATTTTGGTAGTTATTTCTTTAAGGATGTTTTGCTTACAAACAGGACATTCTTTTTTAACACGAAGCTTTTTCCAAGTTGAATATACCCGGTGTCCTTCCGGGCACTCAACAATTAGCTCACTATCAAGGTTTTTATACGAGTTAGAAATAAGTTGCCATTTATCTTGTTCCAGTTCTGCGCGAATTTCATCAAGTTTTATTTTGCTCACTTCAGACCCGTACTCCCGAAGCCTCCATTTCTATCACCGGCTTCTGTCAGTTTTTCAACCTGCTGGAAACTTGCCTTGGGAACAGCACTCAGTACAAGCTGCGCGAACTTTTCGCCTTTACCAATTGTATAGGATGCGCCATGAAGAATTGACATAATAATCGGTCTGCCGTTCTCGTCAAAATCATATGCAATATCCTTAATGGGTGGCTCTACATTCTCTATGATGATACCGACTTCATCACGATATCCTGCATCTATTGTTCCGGGGGTGTTGGCTATGCGAAGTTTTGTTTTTAAACATCTTCCGCTTTTCGGGCGTACTTGCAATTCATAGCCAACAGGTATTGCCACTTTAAAACCAGTCGGGATTAGCTTCGTCTCACCGGGAGCGATTGTGTAATCATCAAGAGCATAAACGTCCATACCCGCGTCTGTATCATGGGCATACGTAGGCATTTTAGCATCTTTATTTATAATCTCAATTGGTATAGTGATAAGTCGTTCAGCTTCAGCGCCTGCGGTTTCAATGGCATTTGCCATTATTGCTACCATTACTTTAAGGAAGTCAATTTTCTGCTGAGAAAGGTCAGCATCGAGTTCTTTTTCAACAATATCTACGAAATTAGCATAGAAACCGCGGATGTCTTGTATATTTCCGCCACTGGAAAGGAAGTTAATATAAAGAGATCTTCTTACATTTGAATCCTGTATGCTTTTATCTAACTGGTCAAGAACTACAGGAGCAAGTATAGCAAAGGTTTCTTCATCAAGGCTCAAAAAAGCCCCAAAGTTACCAAAACCTGCCATTTCAAGAAGATTTTCATCTACATTAACATCTGCCGCGGTATTAGCCTCTTCCTCGGTTTTGTTTATGTCAAAATTAAGTACCTTTTCGTCCATTATTTCCTCCAACAAGACGATAATCGTCTTTATTTTTTTCTTTAATAAAAGTATATCAAATTTCTTTTCTGATTTCAAATTTTGATAAAAGAAGAACGCACCCGTAAAAACGAGTGCGTTCAATAATTGACTTTATTCGCCTTTGATTCGAGTAACAATCTCTGACACCGCACTTGAGCCTGACATCAAGACAAGAGCAGTGAGGACTTCGCCCGCAGGAGTAATCTCTTCAACAAGCTCGAGCGCATAGACGAGGTCAAGCTTGAAACAGAAGGATAGAGCAAAAGAACCTGCCGCGGCAACGAGCATTGTGATGTACTTGCCAAAGCTTAGATCGCTCCAAACTCCTTTAAGACGGTCAATTACATACCAGAGTACAGTGCTCATGGTAAGAATTAATGTGAGCATTTCCATTAGACAAACCTCCTTTTATTGGGTTCTATTTGTAAGTAGACAAATAAAATTTTTGATACGAGATAAGCGGAAAATTTGAAGTCCATTTTCTTTTTTAGTATAATATATATAAAGAAAAGAAAAAGGAGCATAAAAAATGACTAAAGAAGAAACTTATAATAATATGTGTGTTGCAACTATGGCTAATCTTCAAGGATTTTATAGAGAAGATAAGGCCCTTTATCTTGGTACAATAGATAGAAAGAATAAAGTTGATCGTTTTTTATTAACACAAGCTTTCTTTTGTAGTAATATAAATGAGAATTGTAAAATTTATGTTGGTATGAATGTGTTTAATTTTTGGAAATTAAAGAGAGAAACGAAAAGAGATGACTTAGTAAGAATGTCGTCTATTTATAAAGACCTCCTTTACTTCTTAGATAAGAGAAAAGAAGAAATGCTTGAGTTCGTTCAAGAAGCTTATGGCTATAATAAAGAAAAAGATGGCTTTAAAGTATTTGAAGATATCTATGATGAGTTCTTTAATAATAAACCTCAAAAAAAGGAGAAGAAAAAGAAGTGAAAATAGTAGTAGTAAATGGAAAGCCCACAAGTGGTAAATCAACTTTCGAATCACTTTGTATTGGACTTGGGCACGCAAGATGTTACGTCTATTCGTCAATTGATTATGTGAAAACAGTTGCGCGCAGTTGTGGGTGGAATGGTGAGAAAACGCCAGAGAATCGAAAATTTTTAAGTGACCTTAAAGATTTGCTTACAACTTGGGACGATGTTCCAATGAAGAAAATCCACGAGAAGATACAGTCTATTCAGGATACTTTTACTGATAGTGGTGACCTCGCAGATGATGTAGTAGTTTTCATTGATGTGCGCGAACCCGAAGAAATACAGCGTCTCAAAGATTACTATGGAGCTACGACTCTACTTATAACGCGCGCGAGTGCTGATGCCGAAGATGCATCAAATCATGCTGATGATGATGTATACAACTTTGGATATGACCTTATCATTGAGAATAATGGCACTCTGGACGATTTACGTGATAGTGCGGTAGTTTTCTTGGATTCGCTTTTTAAGGACGAAGAGCATATTTGATGAGTCGGTTACAGTGTCAGGTTGCTTTGTAAGTAGAAGTAGAAGTATAAAATTTGATTT